AATCCCGAGAAAATGACGTACCAAAAGGGTTTCACTCCCCAAGAGCTTCATCAATACATTTCCGAGAGGCTAGGACCGGGATATTCGGTCAGCCGCGCCAATATCGGGAGCGCTCCAGCAGTTCATGTCGTCAAAAATCCTAAATCCGTCACGGCCCGCCGCCGAGTCAGGAGCGCCGCCTTGAGAAAAGTCGCCCACAACCGGGCCATGAAACTGGCCTGGGGTGAAGTAGAAGCCCCGACGATGGTCGACACCTTGCGCGAGGAGGGGTCGGCCCCCGAGGACGACAACAACGACTTCGAGCGTTATGTCGATCCGCCCGAGGAACTTGCCGACCCCGACCTGTCGGCCGCCTCCCGCATCGACCGTCAGCAGGAGATGCAGGGCACCGGCGATCCGGCCGCGCAGGGGGTTCCCGGTGCCGCCGAGGGTGGTGCCCCACCGCAGCAGCCGCAGCAGCAGTTCATCACCCTCCAGGTGCCCGTTCCGGCCGCCCAGGATGCCGGTGTCCCGATGGCCGCCACCCCGGCCGCAGCAGCCCCTCAGGCCCCTCCGATGGCCCCACCGCAGCAGCCCCAGCAGGTGATGGCGTCCACCCTCGACTACTTCGAGAGGTACTACGGGCGGCGCATCGCCAACTGGATGGACGCCATTGAAGCCCGCCGGGAGTTGACTCCGGAGGAAAAAGCCGATTACCGGCGTCAAACAGCAAGCCTCTCGACCCTGGAAAATGGTCGAGAACTTTCAACAACCAATAGGAACCCCACGAAAGGAACCGCCAACATGGCACGCACCAATATCGCCAGCCGCACCAAGGTGGCGACCGCCGGGCGGCGTCAGCACTTCGCTGAGGGTCCGCTCGTCGACGGCGGCGATCGCAGCCGCAACAACCAGGGCGAGCAGGAGGAGGCCTTCATCTCCCAGACCCCGCCCGAGGTTAGCGGGGAGTTCCCCGGCGACGACGCCCATAACATCTCCAACACCGAGCACAACCTGGTGGCCCGGGTGCAGCGGGGGCGCGACCAACTGCTGCGCGACGCCAACCAGCTTGCCAGCATCCGGCAGCGCCGGGCCTTCGATGAGGCCGGTGGCCCGGTGGCCACCACCGTCGACCCCAAGGTGCAGACCGGCCCCGAGGGTGAGGCCCTCACCGGTGACGACTTCACCTCGGCCAACCCGAACGAGGGTGTCTCGCCGACCAACCCGAAGGACGCCTCGCTGCGCGCCTTCCGGGCCTTCGACGGCTGGCTGGCCCAAAAGACCGGCAAGTCGAGCCGCCGCCACAACGAGGCGACCATCAAGAAGGCCGCCGCCCAGTTCTCGCGCGAGGCCGGTATTAGCCCGCAGGCGCTCTTCCCGGCACTGGGAATCGTCCTCCGGGAGGCTCGAAAGAGCGAGAAGCAAGCCAACTCCAAGGGAGCCTCGATGCGTAAGCGTTCCAATGAGTCGCTGGAAGTCGCAGCGCCCGACGCCCGTATCGACGTCGTGTCGCCGGTGAAGAACGTCAGCGACGACAAGGCGCAGGCGAGCCAGTTCAGTGTCCACGACTTCGGGAACAACGCCGGTGACGGTGTCGCTAAGCCCGACCTGTCGACCGACCAGAACTGGGCACCCGGTGAGGCCAGCAAGACCAGCGCCCGTGTCAAGACCGCCGGTGGCCTCCTGGCCATGCGGTGCGCCGAAGGCATGATCGAGGCCGGGCTGGAGCCGAACAGCCGCGATCGGAAGTATCAGCTCGCGGCAGAGTTCGAAAACATGAATCGCAACCTGATCCAGGATCGGGTCGCGCTTCTCGAAAGGTTTGCCGCCGTGCGTCAGGCAGACCTCCAGAGGGTCGCCAGCGGAAGTTCTCGCGGGGCCGCACGTTCGCCGATCCCGGCAGGACTCGGTGGTGGAACCCGCACCGCTGCGACCGGCCAGCGACTGGCAGCGCACGACCCCCGTAACGATAGCTCGCTGTTCATCTGATTGAACGGCACCCCTACACCTTAGAAAGGAGGGAATGATGTTCCGTCCGCCGCTGTCGAACCCGACTCAGAAGCGCACCCTGCGTCCCCTGTACGCCAACTACCAGGCGACACCTTGGGCAGGCTTTCTGGACCCGGATCTCGACGTCGACTTCGACATCCTTCCCGGCACCGTCATGCAGCGTCTGTATGGCGAGGTCTTCGCTCCCTACACCGGAGAATCGGGCACCGTCCCCTTCGGTCTCTCGGCCCTCTTCGTCGCCCCCAAGCTGGGCGTCAACGAGGTTTCCTCGTCCGGCACCGGCCTGTTCACGGTCTGGGTCGGCGGCGATCAGGCGGTCTTCGAGGTCTTGGCTCCGGCCTTCGACATCGAGGCGACCTGGCCGACCACGACCGGCCCGAGCCGTGTCATGCTGACCGCCAACGACAAGGGTCGCCTGACCCCCGAAGGCGTGACCGCAGAAAATGCCATCGCGGAACTGATCGACATCCCGTCGACCGACAAGATCGTCGTCCGCCTCAACCGTCTCGACCTCTCGTCGACGACCGACCTGGCAGGGGGTAGCTAGCCATGAGCCTCCCAGTGGCAGCCGGAAGCGGCCTCGGGCGTTTCGCCCGGGCGAGCGACGACTATGTCTCCGACATCGTTTCCGCAAAGCAGCGGCTCGGCGGGCGCAAGCTCTCCGCCCGCGAGAAGCAGGCCAAACTCGCTCACATCCTGAGCGACAAGACCGGCGGTATTCAGCGTCTGGGCCAGTCGATGATCGGCCCGATCCAGTTGCAGCTTCGCTACCAGGGCATCCTGCGTAACGTGCTTCTGGAGGACACCCTGACCCCGGGCGTGCCGATTTTCTACGACGTGCTCGATGACCTGGGGCGTGCCTACATGCTCCACGGCAACGAGGGCGAGATCAAGATCACCCCCTTCGAAGGCAAGCGTGTCGAGGTGCAGCTGTTCCGCATCGCCTCGTTCCCGCAGATCAAGAAGGAAGATCTGTACTACCTCCGTAGCAATATCGTGGAGTACACCCAGGACATGACCAAGCAGGCGATCATGCGGCAGGAAGACTCCCGCCTGATCACCCTGCTGGAGGCGGCGGCGGTCTCGTACCGCGCGGTCGATGCCTCCTCGGTTCCGGGTACCGGCGCTCTGCCGAACGAGATCACCGTCGCAGGTACCCACCTGCAGCCGGATGACCTCTACACGGCGGTCACCTGCACCGATCAGCGGCAGCTGGATTCCAGCCGCCTGCTCTGCAATCCGCAGGAGTACCGCGACTTCTACCGGTGGGACATCAACACCACCGGCTGGGCGTTCAAGGACTCGGTCGTCGCCGGTGAGCGGATCGTGCAGTTCGGTGAGTTCCAGATCGGCAAGTCGATCATCGTCCCGCGTGGCACGACCTACCTGACGCCCGATCCCGAGTTCCTCGGCGTCTTCCCGGTCATGTACTCGCTCGATGTGGAAGAGGACAATCGCGTCGCTCACTTCCACACCGGATGGGTTATGGACGAACTTGTTGGGATGGCGGTCTTGAACCCCCGCGGTATCGTTATACTTCGTAAGGCTTGAGTCTAAAAAAACGCAGGTCAGACGTAGTAAAGTAAAGCCCCGCATCTTTCGAGATGCGGGGTTTTGCTATTACCAGGATTAAGCATCGTCATTCCGACCAATTCATTCATAACCCAACTCTTCAGTAATGCGACACAATGAAAAAGCGTGCTATAATGGTTTTTATGGCACCCGGAATAAAACACCCACGAAGAGGTGAGGCGCTGGAGTTGTGGCTCCAGGGGCACTCCTGCAGAAATATCGCGAAAATGCTTTCCGTCACCGACAGGAGCGTTCGGGACTGGCGGGACGCGGATGGATGGCCAGAGCAAAAAATCACCCTTCCTAAGGGGTATGACTCAAGCGGTCGCAAGGAAAAAGTCGATGCCGAGTTTGCCGCCGTGCGTGAGGAACTTGCAGTCGTGTGGGAGAAATCCATTCAGCCAAGAAGGGTTGGAAGCACGGGAATAGTGATGCAGGGTTCCGCTCATCGAGTCGCCGAACATTTCGGCTGGTCTCCATCCAAGACAATCAAGTTCCTCAAAAGGGCGGGATTACTCACCCCCAGGCCGTCTAACAAGACGCATGGAGGCAGGGCCGCCGAGCTGTTTGAATCGGGATGGTCTGTCCCCCGAATAGCGACCGAGGTCGAGGTTAGTGAAGACACGATAAGATCCTGGCTGAAAAAGCGAGGACTAGATCTGTCGAATCACCACGATCGCCGTTCACACGAGGAGAAAATCGCCTTCCGACAGGCAATCAGTGATGGCCGGGGCGGTTCGGTGGTGGGTAACGGAAGATTCAAATACAACGATGTCCGAATGGACTCCTCATGGGAAGTTCGTTTCGCCAAGAATCTCGACCGGCTCGGTGTCGAGTGGACTGTATGGGATCGAGAGCGGGACGGCACCGTGGAGATTCCCGGCGAGGTCGTTGGCCGTTACTCCCCCGACTTCCTGGTCGGTGATCTTCCGGTGGAGATTAAGGGTGTCTATGACGCCACGGCGGCTCTCAAGGTGTCCACCTGGCGTAAGGAGCGCGGCAGACTTGCGGTCGTGATGAGGAACGAGCTACTCGAACTGGAGTCAGCCAGAACCGCCGAGGAAGCCATCGCCATCCTCCAGGCCTTTTGTTACCTGGACCCTCCGGCCAGAAGGGATGGCTGGTCTTGATGAAAATTCCATTCAAAGAAGTTCTTGAAATGATCGAGTGGCTGCACGATGACATGGGGCTATCGTCGGTCGTGACGGGTACAGAATTAGCCGCCCTTCTGGCCGAGACGTTGGTTTCGGTCAGGGACCCGTTCTGCACCACCTGCGACGTCAACACGATGGAGGTTGGCGAGTACTACATGGTCGACCACGCTTTATGGAATCGTTACGGGGTAGGAAAGGGGATGATGTGCATCGGTTGTCTGGAGGACAGACTGGGACGCGAATTGGTTTCATCCGACTTCTCTGACGTTCCTATCAACACTATGGACACCGACTTAAGATCAAAGCGCCTCAAGGCTAGGCTGGGTTTGCTATAATTAAAAGACACCACCACCCACCCCCAAGGGAGTCATCATGGCCACCAACTTCGACTACGAACTCTCGCACTTCGGCAACATCTGGGAGATCAGGGCCATCAGCCTCCCCGTCACCCTCGACACCAGCGTGCCCACCGAGTCGCTCGTCGCCACCTTCTTCAGCGAGGACGAGGCCATGACCGCCTGGGAGCAAGTCACGGAAGCCGCTTTCTAGACCGTCCCTCCCCTGTCAACACCCCGACGGGCCTCCTCAATAGGTAGAACGAGGAGGCCCGTTTCCGTGTCCAGAATCATCCGCGCCACAAGTAAGACTGCAGTTCGTTTGCGCCTACCCGAAACTCAGTCCAAGGGTTTGGATGCTCTGGGTATCACCCAACGCAAGCTCAATGGAAACTTCATGAGTTGGATGGACACCCTCTCGGATCAGGACAAAGCCGAGGGTGGTTTGTGGTACCCCACCGGGAACGACTGGGGCCATTACATGTCTCAGTTGCATGGCGCGCATCCCGACAAGGTGTTCGGGGTCATGTCCAAGATGTCTCCCCAGCGTGACTGGCACGGGAACCTTGACGACGTTCACATGATCGCCTCTAACTATCACCAGAACCCTGACGCAATCAGGAGACCCCCGGGCATTTCTGGAAACGACAACCTCAAACAATCTTTACGTGTCTTCGGCGCAGAAGACGACCCTGACGCTATTCATGCTGCCTTCCTGGGAACCAAGAAGAACGGCAGAGGTCAGCTGATCCCCCGGCTTTCTAAAGACCTCCCCAAGACCTACGACTTCTATCAGGCACTGCGGGACCCAGAGACCGGCGGGGCGGGCAATTACATGCTCCACCCTGCTGTTGTCGACTCCTGGATGAGTCGGTCGATGCTGTGGTCGAAGAATGCCTGGGATAAAGCCCAGGCTGGTGGTAGGCCACTGTCGTGGCCGGGTAAAGGCACCGGTGAGGGGTTGGACAAGCATCTCCCTGTCAAGAAGCTGAATCCAGAAACGGGAGAGTATCAAGTCGTCGGAACCAGACCACCGAACGCTCGCGACGTTGCGGCCCGGGTGGTGGGCCTGAGTGGCGGCTATGACCGGATGCGTAACGCCATGCGTAACGGTGCGGCAGTTCATGACATGCCTTTCTCGCATGGTGCTCAGGCCGCCGTGTGGAAGGCCATCAGTGGTAACGCCAACCCTGATCCAACACCCCAATATGGCGATCTTTCTGAGATTCATCATGATCCGCGCGGACTGTGGAACGAGATGTGGGCACGCCGGGCCAGCGGACTGCACGTCCCTCAACAGCAGGGGATCACCGCCCACCGCACCGCTGCTCATGGGGTGACTCCGGGAGACCCTCACGGCCCGGAGGATTCGCACGATGAAGGCTGGGGAACCCCCGAGGACGTCATGTCGATGATTCGTCATGTCCAGATGGGGCCACCCGGATACGACCACTGGGAAGGCGGACCTCAAGGAATGTCATTCGATAGCGTTCCGCACCCCGGGCCTCCTGAGCGTGGATATGTCATGGCGGCCTCCCGCAGCAACGATCCCGACGCGCCCCAGGCCTTCCTGGGCCACCTGGCGGCGTTCGACGACTTCGACGAGATCATGGGCGGCCAGAGTTTCCCCCATCAGATGGACGGCGGTTCGGGCGGCGACCACCCCTGGAAGGGTGAGTACGCCGACGCGCTGAGGGCCGGGTGCAAGTATTGCGGTGCCGACCCGGACGAGATGTGCGATCCGCACTGTCCGACCAACCACAGCGAGGACCCCAAGGTCTGGGAGCGCGACTACAAGGCGCTCGGCGGGCCACCGGCCAAGGCGGTCGACGACACCATGTTCCGACTGAACAACGTCCGCGACGTCCTGGGCTACGTCAACAAACTGCTGTCTGAGTAGACGAGGGACACCTGGGCATAAAAACCTCCACCCCTGTTTCCCGCTCCCTGACGGTCATGAATAAGTAGCGGGGACTGCCGTCCCTGACGCTCCGTAGTCAGAGGGTGGTTGCATGTCGTCGAAGTGGGTGGACGCCAACGGCAACCAGTGGCGTTTCTCGGCGGCGACCAATACCTGGCAGGCCCTGGTCAACGGCCGCTGGGTCGCCAGACCGCTGCCCGCCGGTGGCCTGAAGCGAGGCGACCTCGACCGCTACAAGCCGGGCACGGCCATCGTCGAGACGATGGGTCCCCCGGGTGCCTCGGGCGCTCCGGGGCCGATGATGTCTGTCCAGCCGCTGAACACCAAGAGCACACCCGACGACGATGACCAGTTCATTCTGGCCGACTCCGACGACTTCTGGAATCTGCGCAAGATTTCCTCGACCGACCTCAAGTCGGCGATGCTCAACCACGTCTACACCACGGAGGTCAGCCTCAGCAACAAGACCCTGATCAACCCCCGGGTCTCCGACACCATCCGCGACGGCGCGGGCGGTTCGGTGCTCAAGATCGAGGGCGCTTCGGGGTCGGTCAACCACCTGGCGGTCCGGTCCTCGGCGACCGGGAACGCGGTCGGGCTGGCGGCCACCGGTAGCGACGCGGCGATCAATATCGCGATCGACCCCAAGGGCGCGGGCCAGGTACTGCTCGGCGGTGTCCCGGCGGTCACCACCACCGGCACCCAGACTCTCACCAACAAGACGATAAGCCTCACCAACAACACTCTGGTGGGGACGATCGGTCAGTTCAACACCGCCCTGACCGGGGCCGACTTCGCGACCATCGCCGGGACCGAGACCCTCACCGGTAAGACCCTGACCTCCCCGACGATCACCGGGGCCTCAATCACCGGCTCGTCGGTGACCGGGGCGAGCGCCCTGTCGATGGGTAACACCACCCTCACCGGCACCACAACCCCGCTCTTCCTGAGCCTGGGCGGCACCTACGGAACCAGCACCGCCGGGAGTGCGGCCAACCTCAAGCTCAAGGTGCACGAGGACACCTCGGCGGCCTTCGGGCTGGGCATCTCGACCTCCAACCTGGAGTACCAGGTCCCGCTGTCGAACTACGCGCACCGTTTCTACGCCGGTGGCACCGAGGTGGCGGCGATCACCTCGACCGGGATCACCGCATCGGGGGTGGCGGTTCCGACCGTCTCCTCGACCAGCACGTTGACCAACAAGACCCTGTCCGGAGCAAACAATACTTTCTCTGCGGTTCCTCAAAGCGCTGTCACGAATCTCACGAGCGACCTGGCGGCCCGGGAGTTGGCCGCGAACAAGGGCCAGCCGAGCGGTTATGCGAGCCTGGACTCGGGCGGCAAGGTTCCGGTCACTCAACTCCCGCACTCGATCATGCAGTACCAGGGGACCTGGAACGTCTCCACCAACACCCCCGCGCTGGCTGATGGATCGGGCGACACCGGAGACGTGTACCGGGTCACGGTCGGCGGCTCCCGGAACCTCGGCTCCGGCTCGATCACCTTCGACGTCGGCGACTACGCCATCTACAACGGGACGGTCTGGGAGAAGTCGGACACCACCGACGCGGTAGCCAGCGTCAACGGCTACACCGGCAACGTCAGCCTGAACAAGTCCGACGTCGGCCTGGGCAATGTCGACAACACCTCGGACGCGACCAGGAACGCCGCGTCAGCCACCCTGACCAACAAGACGATCAGCCTCGGCTCCAACACGGTCACCGGGACGGTGGCCCAGTTCAATACCGCACTGTCGGACGGCGACTTCGCCACTCTGGCGGGCACCGAGACCCTCACCAATAAGACCATCACAGAACCTAAAATCAGCACTGTTCGGCATCCGACAGATAACCAGGCGTGGCTGAGTTCTGTTTCCGGCAGCCTGGTGTACATAAGCCCGAATGGGAATTCGGCTCTTCAGGTTGGATCGGTAGCGTCTGCTGTCAATTATGTTCGGATCACGGGGGCGGCTACAGGCGTTAATCCGGCAGTTACCAGTTCTGGCACCGACACGAACGTATCACTGGAACTCAACACCAGAGGTTCGGGAACTGTCAAGGCCAACGGTGTCGATGTTGCAACAATCAGCGGGGCGCAGACTTTAACAAACAAGACCATTTCCGGTGCATCTAACACGATCACCAACCTGCCCGCGAGTGCGACCCCTGACGCGGCACGATTGGTGTGCAAGACCGCGACCGGCGGCTCGGGGGTCGAGAACGGAGCGAACACCTGGGCGAAACTGGTGACGCTCACGCCTGCCGTCAATGGCTCATGTGCGCTGCTGCTGGGGATTACGACCGGTACGTCATTTCAGCCGCAAACCGCCATACTCCAGGTTTGGGCCTATGCCACTCAACCCAGCCCCGCACTGCCTTTGGTGGCGGTGCAACTGATCGGGATGCCCAACAGCGGCTACGCCTTCTACGCCGACGGATTCAAACTTGTCAACAACGGCTACGGGCAGCCGGTTGAGTTGTGGATTAAGAAGTCCGATCAGTACACCGATTTCAGTGTGACCGAGATTTCCCGCTCGGTGTCAGGCACGGTCACCTATAACAACAATGCGGCCTGGCAGTCTGCGGAGCCGACCGGTTCGGCGATCAACACCCGTTCCACCGGGGTCACGATTTCCGGTGTCCCGGTTGTCACCACGACGGCCACGCAGACGTTGACGAATAAGACGTTGACCAGCCCGACAGTTAACAACATCTTCAACAACAGCGTTAGGGCAATCAATTTTTCGTCAGCCGCTGGCGCTGTTGACTATTTTGATGTTAACAACGCTACCGGCACTGTCGGGCTACGGGCTTTAGGGACTTCGACTAACATCGGAATCACGCTTGAACCTAAAGGCAACGGCAAAACATCAATCTACGCAGCAACTGGGCAGACACCTGCCATTGCTGCCACTGGTGCCGACGCCAACCACTCCCTGAATCTTGTTCCCAAAGGTTCTGGCACGGTTCAGGCTAACGGTGTCCCGGTTGTCACCACCACCGGGGCGCAAGACCTCACCAATAAAACTTTGACCAGTCCGACGATTACTTCACCGACCGGAAATATCGTTACGTCCATCGACGGTGCCAGCGGCGCGATCACCGGAGTGGCTCGGCGGGTGGCGACCACTTCTTACACCGGGGCAGTGACTAACCAGTGGGCGAAAGTTTTGACATGGACTGCCTCCACTGCTTATTACTCACAGTCGATACTTATGGGTTTCGTAGCCACTCCAGGCGTGGCTTTAACGGCAACCGTTCTAGTTCAGTTCACCAATAACGCCGCCGGAGTAAATCCAACCGGCAACGTTTACATGACCAGTCTTGGCAGTGATCCAGGCAGGATTGACGCCAATGCGTTCAAACTTGTTGGGGGCGCTTACGGTGAGCCGATTGAATTATGGGTTAAGCAAAAATCGTACACAGCCTTGGTTGTTTTCGAGATTGCCCGTTACAACAATGGCGGCACGCTAACTTACCTGACGAACGACCCGCTTCAAGGAACTGAGCCTGTCGGTTCAGTAATCAATGTGTCAACTAACGGTGTTGTGGCCGGTGATGTGCCAGTCGTCACCACCACGGGCACGCAGACGTTGACGAATAAGACGTTGACTTCGCCGCGTGTAAATCAGATTCTGGACACCAACGGTGCTATCGCACTGGATTTTTCAGGAACGCCCAGCGCGGCAAACTATCTTTGGGCAGCAAATGCGGTTGCCGCTGACTTTCCCAAACTCCGCGCCCTTGGGTCGGCCACAGACGTGTCTCTTGGATTCAGGCCCAAGGGCGCTGGAACATTCAGGTTCCAGGCACCTGCCGGTGAAGAAGCACTTCAGATCGTACCTATTGCGTCTGCGGTGAACTATTTCCGATTTGATAGTTCTGCTACAGGTAGTCCTTTGCCGATATGGGCCGGGGGCACCGACACGAACATTGGTATCAATCTGCGCCCCAAAGGTTCTGGAACCGTTCAGCAGAACGGTGTCCCGGTTGTCACCACCACCGGGGCGCAAGCGGTTCAGAACAAGACGCTGGATTCCACCAACACGTCCACCAAGTTCATCTCCCGCTCTGTCGCTACGGTTACCGCCCCTACCGCGCTGGGGTCTACGGCGGCAACGGATTACGTCACGTTCGCGGACATGCGCCGCACTGTGGCTTTGCTGCATTGTGAGGGGTCTGACGGGTCTACCACCGTGGTTGATTCCAGCAACCTGGGGGCGGGTTGGACGTGTGCGGGTAACGCGCAGTTGGATACGGCGCAGTACAAGTTCGGTTCGTCTTCGTTGTTGTTCGATGGGACCGGGGATTACATCACCCCGACTGCTGCTGCGGAGAACTTCGCGTTCGCTGGGGATTTCACCGTTGAGATGTGGATTCGGCCAACGACTAGCTTCGGTACTTCCAGAATCGTCTACGACAACCGACCGCCAGGGGCGAGCGGGGCGTACACAACTATTTACATTCTGCCCACAGGAGTGATTAATTACTACACAAATGGAGTGAACAGGATCACTGGCCCGACCTTATCACTGGACACTTGGTATCACGTTGCGGTGTCAAGAGCTTCGGGCACCACCCGCATGTTCATTGATGGTACGCAGACGGGCAGTTCCTACACCGACGCTAACTCGTATCTAGCAAGATTGCCGAAAATCGGTTCGCAGGATTATGCGCCAGGAGCCGATTTTCTCGGCCACATGGACGAAATCAGCATCGTCAACGGATTGGCAAGGTACACAAGCAATTTCACGCCACCTACTGCGCCACTCAATAATGTGACTGAAGATGTTTCTACCGCTGCCGGAACGGTGGCGCTGCTCCATTGCGACGGCGCTAACGCTTCCACGACGGTCACCGATTCTGGTGTGTTGCTGTCGAATTGGACGGCGGCGGGTAACGCGCAGATTTCCACGGCGCAGTCCAAGTTTGGCGGGTCGAGCCTGGTGTTCGACGGCACCGGTGATTACATCACCCCGACAGCGGATTCCTCTAATTTCGCTTTCGGCACAGGCGATTTCACTATTGAGATGTTCGTGCGTCCTAATGACGTGACCAACCCACGGTACATTTTCGATGGCAGGCCATCGGGGGGTAACGGCGCGTACCCGGCAATCTACGTCAACGCAGGAAACCTTTACTTCTATGTGCAGTCTGCGAATCGTATTACTGCCACCGCCCCCCCGATCAACACTTGGTCACACATAGCAGTGTGCCGAGCGTCGGGTACCACGCGGATGTTCGTGGGCGGCGTTGAGGTCGGGTCTTCTTACTCCGACGCGAATTCGTACCTACCTTCCACAGGTCGGCCATTTGTCGGTGCGAATCGTGACGCTGGTTCAGCGTACGACGGCTACATGGACGAAATCCGCATCTCGCGTGTCGCCAGATACGTCAGCAATTTCACCCCGCCCACAGTCCCCCACCCTGACCCGCCAGCGATCAAAATCCCCACCGCAGTCGCCAACACCAACCGCTACACGGTGAAATGCACCGGGCCGCAGCCGGTACTGCTGTCCAACGGGCAGGGGCAGACCATCAACGGCGGCGGCACCGTGGTCATCGAGCAGGACGAGTCGCTGGATTCCGTGTCCACCGGAGCCGTATGGAGGTTGGTGTGAGCTACCGCAAACCCGTTGAGGCGCGTACTACCGCAGCGGAGTCCAAGACCTCCCCGGTCAACACCGATGTGGTGCCGCTCGTTGACGCTACGGGCAAGCTGAAGAAGCTGACGTGGCTGAACCTCAAGACCGCTATCTACCCTGATCGGATTTTCTTCGTAGATGACTACGGCGCTGACCCGACAGGTGCAGCGCCTTCCGGGGCTGCCTTGGAGGCGGCTCGTGCAGCTATGGGCACAGAACCGGGAATTATCGCCTTCGGTGTCGGCACCTATCTGATTGAGGAAGCTGGACTCAACGCGGAGAACAACACATCTCTGGGTCTACGCCAGGGTGTGCGAGGCCAGGGTTCGGGAGCAACGAGGATCATCTACAACGGCGAGAACGCCTGCTTCGAATTCCGCAACCTGGACTGGGAGTTCAACACCGCATCAGAGCCTTCTGGCGGTATCCACGGCATGTGGATCTACGGCTGGGAGAACACCAACACCGACACCTACGGCATCCGGTATGGCGATATCGGGCGTATGCGTGTCAGTGATGTGCATATCGCAGGGTTCAATCAGGACGGCTGCGTAGGACTGTTCGGAGATAATCGGGTCGCCTGGGCTGAGCGCGGCGATATCGAATGTTCGGTAGAGCAATGCACCACCGCGTTCCTGTTCCAGGGGTGCATGCCTAACTCCTTACAGAGCTACGGCTCATCGTTTGACTACTCCAAGTACCGGCTGACGTTTGTTGTCATGCCAAACCAGGACGCATTCGTCTTGCGCTCACTTCCCGGCGGCATAAACACCCACATGAACGGTGTTGATCTAGCGCTAACCGGCAACTGCAACAACGCACCGCCGGGAGGGACTAACACCGGCACCCTGTTTAAGGTTGGACGGGACAACGAGGATGGAGCCGCTCTCTCTGGAGAGCTGCATGTGAACGTGGAAACCTCCGGGTACGTCGATGGGGTAACCCACTTCGACTTCTCTATGGGAGATGGCCCGTTCTGGGAAGTTCAATCCAGGGTATCGGCGTTTGGGTCAATCAACCTGATTCCGTTCTCTGGCACCAACTTCCGCGCTGGGACAGCCACACCCCGGACGTTCGCCTTCGCAGGGTTGCTGAAGAAGTCTCCAGCGTTCGGCTCGACCACCAACAGTCAGGCGTTTCAACCGCTGCAACTGCTTTCGCAGGCCAGAGGCGAGTATTGGATCGCCCCGACTAACGCCGTCCAGATGGTGTATCTGGTCGAGGCAACCGTCGGCACGTTCCGTTTGAATTATGACGGCGACTTGACTGATCCCATTCCGTATGACGCTTCTGTAGCTGCCGTACAGACAGCTTTGGATGAGATACCGGGGTTGGCAGGCAACGTCACGGTGGTTAGTGCTCAATCGAGATTCGTAAACGGCTACTACAACGATGAGACCGCTTACGGAATCACGTTTGGCGAGGCGCTGGCCGAGACAGATGTTCCTACGTTCACGGTTGACGATTCGGCTCTTACCGGCTCTGCCGAGGTAGTGGTTCGTAAACCCGGTAGCACCAACAAGACTCTCACTGCCCGGATCGAATCCGGCAATATCATCAAGATAGAGGAAACTCCGGGCGTTTACCGGCTGGGTCTTGATATCGGTAACTTGACCGATCAGGTTGGTGTGGATAGGGATTCGCCGTTCGGCTTGACCGCCGTGGATATCTGGATCAAACAGCCGACTACCGGCGGCAATGTTGTGTTGGAGGGTCCGTGGTTCCGGCCTAACGCACAGGCTGGTAGCACCTACACATTCCAGTGGTTCGACGGTATTGAGCCGGTGCTTTCCACAGAGCCAGATAAGTTCGACGTTATCCGTTTGTCTACCTACAACTTCAACGTGTGGGTCGGACAGCACATCACTAAGCCGATAGAGTCTGGCCCTCCGGGCGCTACCGGAGCTGTTGGCGCTACAGGTGCTACCGGAGCGTCAGGTATCCCCGGCGTTTCCGGCCCGGTTGGGGCCACCGGAGCTTCCGGCGCTAGCGGTGTGCCTGGCGCTAGCGGTGCTGGCGAGGATTTCATCAGGGCCATCGTCGGGGTTGGATCAACACAACTGACCACCGGCATTTTGACCATGCCGCGCCCGCAGGCCAATCGGGGAGCCTACAACTACGACGGTGTCGCTGACTCGACGCTGATGTTGACCTACGTCTACCCGTCCGAGGACATCGACATCGACAACCTGATGTGTTTCACCCGTGAAGTTGGCACCGGGTCGCCGACGTTGGCGCAGATGGCGGTGTATTCCGTTGACCTGTTGGGTGATTTGACGTTGATGGCCTCGACCACCTCCGATACCGCTATCTTGACCACCGCCTGGTCGGGTCACTACAAGACGTTGAACACCACCGCCAGTCTGGTGGCCGGGTCGGTCTACGCTTTCGCGTTCCTCGGGGTGGGCACCACCACGATGCCCGGCTTCTACGGCATCAGCGGGCCATCAGGTGAGTTCGCACTCGACCCGCCGGTGTGCGGGAAGGTGGACTCCACCACCACGTTGCCGTCCACCGTCGACTTCGGCGACATCGACCCTATCGGTGTCGCGCTTTATATGCGTGGGTACTGACCCCCCCCAAGTTCGCCGAGCTACAGGCAAAGGTCTCTGCCGTCCTGCAAATGCTGATCACTAAATACCCAGATGCGGCTTTCGGCCCATTCAACGGGAAGAACGGCCGGGCCGGTGCGGTGTACTTCCGGGCCTACCAGTAGTGTGATTCAGTGGCTCTCAAGCTTTTAATGATTGAAGGACAAACCCACAAACTCCTGAAGGGAAATCTTTAACTCATGGACGGTCTCGTCTATCTGCTCAACCAGTCCGGCCTCGCCCTGAGCCAGGCCAACGATCGCATCGCCGAACTAACCCGCCTCCTGGAGGCTCGCACCCCGCAGGAAGGACCTACCGGTGACGACTCCGAGACGGTTTGACGAGGTCTACGCCGAACTGCAGGCCAAGATGGCGGCCGCGATGGCTGTCATCGCCACCGATCCGGTGATGGCCGCCGCAGTTCGTGAGGCCATCGACGGCGCGCAGACTGCCGCCGAGATCGCCGAGGGCGAGGCTCAGGACGAGGCCCGGGCCAACGTCCTGAACAACATGATCCTGGGTGTCCGGGAGATGCTGGTCTCTGCGGTCGGTGCTTCTGGCGGTGAGGGTGCCTCCGGCGCTTCTGGCGAAGAGGGTTCTTCGGGAGCTTCGGGCGAGTAGTTCGCCCTTGGCGCGTAGCTCAATTGGCAGAGCGCTGGACTGTTAATCCGGTGGTTGGAGGTTCGATTCCTCCCGCGCCAGCACCCCCTCCCCAGGCCTCTCGACGATGCACAAATGGGGAGGGCTTTTCTTCTGAACTACAGTCATGCTACAATTAAGGCATGACGAACACCACCGCCACCCAGTCCCTCCACATCGGCCACGTCTACCCGGTCGCCCGAACCTTCGGCTTCGGCGAACCGGCTTACGAGAACGTCACCAAGTCCGACACCGGCGTCGAGTTCGGGGCCACCAGCTTCGTCAAAGATGATCTGCGGGTCACCTTCCTGGCCACCGACGGCATCGTTGACCAGGTGTCGATCGTGCGCGGCGAGAACTTCATTATCTCCGCCGCCGTGGATGCGCCGCAGGTCGGGCTTCAGGCCCTGGCCGGGGTGGACGTGTTCGCCCGCTAATCCTGTGTCCCACCCGACGGGCCTTCTCAATAACTGAGGAGGCCCGTTTTTCTATGTCCCGTCGCATCATCACCGCCCGCGAGCAGGTTGCCATGCTCTCACCCTGGAGTCGCGAGGCCTTCATCAAGGTAGCGCGATACCCACAGGAGTGGCGCGCCGATGCCCCCTACGGGCGTTTCTCCAACTCGGGTCGCGCCCGCAACCGGCCGCCATCGGTTCGGGTTGATCCCGACGATCGCAGTGCGGGGATTATCGACCCGAGCGATATTCGCTATGAACTCCTGGGCGACTCGGTATCGGCCTACCACCCTAACGGCGCTCATCTCGGCAACTATTCGTGGGAAGAGGACTACCACAGCGGCGGTGCCCACATCGGCATCGCTCAGGTGCATCCCAAGTATCAGGGTCAGGGTGTCGCCGGTGGCATCATCGACCATATTCGAGAAAACTATCAACCCGAACTCGTTCACTCCGGACACCGAGGTGTCGGTTCGCTGAGCTATCAGGGCCGCGCCGGTGCCTTGCGCGACCTGGGCAACACCGAAGAAGAGCATAACGACTACTTCAACACCATCCCGTTCAACCACGGGAGCACCGAGCCTGCTGGTTTCGGGAATTTCGGCCCACCAACCGAGGAGCAACGGAAGGCTCATCTCGAATTGATGCAGCAATTCGAGGAAGACAGGCAGCACCCGAACTGGACGGGACGAACCAGCGACAACCCTAACGACCCTGACCTGTACGACTACGATGGCGACCGTCACGAGTACGGGTACGACCATGCTGGCGACTACGTCGGACTGTCTTCCGGCGGCAAGGATTATGAGGGGTACAGCGAAGAGGGATACGACCATCGGGGCTATGACCGGGAGGGTTTTGACATCCATGGTTTCGATGACGAGAACTACGACCAGGAAGGCTTCCACGAATCGACGGGCCTGAACCGGGACGGGGAAACTCGGCACGGATACACCCCCGGCGACGGTACTCCTCCAGAAGGAACCGTCCCGATGAGTCAGATGGCATCCCACTGGGCGCAGAACGGGTTGCTGCCCCAAAACCCCGAGCACGAGCAAATGATGGACGATGCCGCCAATTTGGGCGTCGGCCAGACGATGTATGCCGTGCGGCGGTCACACGAACGCAGCAATCACACCGGGGAACATCACGTCGGCAATGGGGACACCCTCTACTCCTCGCTGGAGCGGGCGCGTCAGGTGGCCTACCACCCCAACGATCCCAGCAAGGACATGGACATCGTCAGCGCCGACTGGCTCGATCCCGATTATCTGCACACCGACGCATCGGGCGCGACCCCCGAAGACTTCCACTACGCCCCCGTATCAGGGGAGTGGGATGCCGAAAACACCGCCTCCACCCCGGCGAACATCGTCCACGACCCGCAGCGCCACCAGCGCATCCTGGGCGACCTGGGACACGGATGGAATAAGGGCAATTTGCCCTATGGCAGCCATCCTAGTTTCGAATACACCGACCCGAATGGCGGTCGCAGTGGCCGCATGTGGCAGGAAACCGGCGGTATGTGGCGCACCGAACACGAGCCGCAGTTCGGCACCACAAAACGGGGATTCCATCACGACTACCGCACCGCTGCCGACACCATCCTGGAAGGGACCCAACCCGGACCCCCTATGGAACACCACGCCCTGGAGGTCAACAATGACTACCGAGCCTCTGGCGGCGGCGAGGTCGACTGGGAGCCGCACCCCAGCGGTCAGGGTCTCACGGCGCGAACACCTCACGGCGACCTTAATCTAGTTCAGGACCAAAATACGGGCCGATGGAACTGGCACGCCGGTCCGCACGGACATCAGCCCGGAGACGACGGTGGTGTTCAAGGCAGGTTTCCCCACAGCCTCAATCACGCCGCCGAAGAAGGTATACGAAGAATCACCGCAAGACCTTTTCATGGGGGGCAGCTTCATGGATAACATCGGCAAATAACCTACCAGCCGCTGGTGTTGTGGTACAATTAAAGTTAAATAACAAACCACCGCCACCCACAAGGAGACTGCACTCATGAGTGAACTCAAGATCGTTGGCCCATCCTCTCCTAGAGGAGATTCCGAAACAAAGATACTCAAGCTGGTTCAGGGCGATCAGGTTCTCGGGCAACTCGTCTACTACGATTCTACTCGAACTGTGGTTGAGGTGAGACCCTGGGAGGGTCCGATCTACGAGCGGCTCGTCCGGGAAGCCAAGGCTCGCGGTCTGCTGCACGGCAAAGACATTCCCGACCACCTTCAGCACGACCGGGAACACCTGTGACTGTCTTTCCCTGATTCACCTGTGTCCCACCCGACGGGCCTTCTCAATAACTGAGGAGGCCCGTTTTTCTATGTCCCGTCGCATCATTACCGCCAGGGAACAACTGGCAATGCTCTCCCCGTGGCGGCGGCTGGCCGAGCGGGTCACCGACTTTCGGTGGGAGCGCAGTTTCAGTGGCGGCGGCGGTTGGGACCTGATCGTCCGCAACCCTGACGGGAATCCGGTTCGGGTGGTCACCGAACGGGCCACCGGGCAGCGCACCAGCGCGGTGACCCTACCCTACATCCGCAACAACACCGGGGTCAGGCAATACTCCCGGGGCGACGACTTCGGCCAGCAGCACGAGCCGTGGGGTCGCTACATGTCGCCCGGGCCAGACCAGGAGTCAGACCTCCACCACTACCCCGTGCAGTCGGGATGGGAGCGGGGTACGGTCGACTTCTCCAACCCGCTCTACATTCCCCACGAATACGGCGACTGGAAGCAGAACCTGGCCGAACAGTACGGGGCGACCGGACGCCAGTTGTCGGAAAAGCTCCTGGCCGACGGCTACGACGGGGTGATCAGCCACGACAAGTACGGCATCGGCGAGATTGTCGACGTCCGGCCTAAAGGACAGCGGGGCCATCGCCCCTCGATAGGGGGCGGGTTATGACATTCGAGGCCGTGGCCACGGTAGTGGTCTGTACGGTATGGCTCCTGGTGTTCGCCTGGCTCCTGGCCGGACTGCGGGACCAGGAGATGCCAAAACCCCAAGATCACCCCTCAAATGGTGAGGGGATTCCCGTCCTCCGATTCATCTTCACCTTAGGAGCCACCATCATGTCTGCCCTCGAATCCGCCCTGGCCCGACTGAACACCTTCGTCCGCGACGTGGTGACCCAGCTGGGGGTCGCCCGAGACACCAACGCCACCCAGACCGAGAAGCTGGCCGAACTGCAAGCCAAGCTGGCCGAGGCCCTCTCCGACGACGACGCCGACAAGGCCGCCATTGTGGCGCTGCAGAACGAGGTGTCCAGCCTTCAGGATGCGGTGGCGGCCCAGATCAACGCCGCCATCGACTCGCTGGAGAACGTCCCGGCAGCCGAGGACGTCGTCGCCGACTCTCCGGTCGAGGAGGCCCCGGTCGAGGACGAGGTGTCCGACGAACTGGTGGTCGTCGAGGACGAGGCTCCGATCGAGGACAAGCCCGCCGAATAATCTCTCACAGCCTTCCCAGTGGGTGGGAAGAGGGGGATTGATTAGATGTGAGCCACCCGTCGCTCCATCAGTTCTCCCCCACAGGAAGCGGGCCTCTCCCCTCCCCGGACAGGCCCGCTTCCTTCTGTTCTGTTAATGACCAAACCGAAACCGGTGACTTCGTGCTGTAGCTTTTCGGGCCGGACAGGAGTAGTTCTGAACAGGAGAAGCCTTGAGGGAAGCACCCCAGAGTTGGGGTGATTTGCATGTATTACTCAATTCTTCGACAATAAAGTTATAGAGGGAAGAAAAAACTCTTTCTTCCCCACATGAAGTGGAGAATGGAAATGCCATCTACCGATAACGGGCAGACGGCCATGCACACCTACCTCGTGACACTGGCCGACCGGGAGACCGGGCAGGATCAGCGCATCCTGGTGCAGTCCGCCGACGACCAGGGGATGCAGGAGTTCGTCACCTCCGATCAGGTGCTCCCCTCGTTGAACCTGACCAATCCGGTGGTGATTGCCGTCCACCGGCTCAACATCAAGCGCTCCTACAAGACGGTGATGGCCACCCACTCCCGGCCGTAGCCGGACGCGACCCTGTAGGAGGGATGACTAGGCTCCTGAACAGGTGAGGGACAACACCTCACCCTAGTGAAGGAGCCATATAGTCATGACCACACCCACCCAGGCGCGTAAGTCGCTGCGCGAACTCCGCGAGTCCACGGGGACCCTGTTCGCGAAGAACAACACCGCCACCAAGATCACCTGCAACACCGAGACCGTCAGCTTCGAACTGGAGCCTGCCGGGTACGACGACTCGATCCGCATCGTCCCCAAGGAGTGCCTGAACGTCCCGGGATTCCAGCGCCTGTGGATGCGCAACGCGGTCTCGATCTCCGACGACGAGCGCATGGAGAGCGAGATCACCCTGCTGATGGGCGGCCAGGTCGCCTTCACCCCCAAGGTGTTCACGGTCGACGATACCGGTGCCCAGATCGAGGTCGAGGCCGAACTGACCGAGAACCCGGCGAGCCGCGACTTCGTCATGAGGGAGTCGGGCGACCCGACCGGGCGCGACTATGCGATCCAGACCGAGCAGAAGTGCATCGTCTCCGGCCAGCCGGTCTACATGACCCAGAAACAGATCGACGACGGGGAGCCGCCCCTGCATCCCGACTACGCCTCCGAGCGTAGCCGCATCGTGTCGACCCCCAGCCACGACGGCACCTGGACTCATCAGCTCGTCAACATCGAGCCGGTGACACCCGCCACCCCGGCGGAAATCAAGCCCCCGGCCAAGCGGGGTCGTCCGCGCAAGAGCGTGAGCACCAGCAGCGCTAGCTAGATGAGAGAGAGAAAATCATGACCGATCTGAGTCCGTTCGCCGACTCGGTGTACGCCCAGCCGGGTCTGACCCACCTGGTTCGCAACTACGACACCCGCCCCCTCCAGGGACAGAGTCCCCTGTCGGCGGTGGCCGAGCCGTCGGCTCAGGCGGTCGCCGCCGAGGCCTCCTCCCTGGAAGCCGCTGCGGCGACCGGGGTGGACAATCCCAGCACGACCCGGGCCGAGATGACGTCGCACAGCGATGCCTACGTCAACTTCTTCGACTCGACCACCATCAACCGCAACTACACCGGCTGACAACCCGAGACGACCACCGCCCCGTCTGCCTGACGTACCCAGGTTCGGGCGGGGCGGTGGTCTCCCGCCATCAAGGAGGTCCCGGTGCCCACGAATTACCCGGCCGGTTTCGATGAGTTCATCGAGCCGACCCAGCCCGAGAACATTCCGCTGTCCCAGGCCGGGACGGGGAATTTCAACCACGTCGAGTCGCACACCAACATGGGTGATGCGATTGAGGCCCTGCAGCACTACGCCTCAATCCGCAGTCACGACCATTCCGGTGCCGGTACCGATCCCACCAAGGGGGCCAAGCTCAAACAGGCCAACACCCACCAGGATGCCGACACAGACACCTCCGTATCTGCCCTGCACCACACTCTGGGCACCGGTGCCTACCAGGCCGCTCCCGGTAACCACACCCACGACTACGACGACGGGTCGATCACCAACGCGCCCTATATCCGGTGCACCTCATCGACCAGACCGGCCAGCCCGACCTCGGGCCTGACCATCTACGAGACCGACACCAACCGGATGCGGGTCTGGAACGACTTCGGCAACGGCAACCGGTGGAATATCCTGCCGACCGCCACAATCCCAATCGTCCGGCTCTCCCAGTCGATCGCCCAGACCATCAGCCCCTCGGGCAGCGCGATCCAGTGGAACGAGGAGATCGAAGACAACTTCGGTTACTTCAGTTCGGGAAGCCCGACCGCGATCACGGTCACCGAGCCGGGTGTTTACCAACTAGACGCGGCCCTGCAGTGGAGCGTGAACTTCCTGCCCGAGGTGGCGGTGGTGGTCGCCTGCATCAACGGGATCGAGACCGTGCTGCGCAACTCGTCGCTACAGACCCGCCCCGGCCTGCTCAGCCTGCTAGGGGTCACCATCAACCCCGACTTCTCCCAGACCCTGGCTATCTCCGGCAAGCTGCGGGTGGGCCTTGGCGACGTTATTACCCTGAAATGCCGTTACGGAGGCTCCTCCATCATCGGCACCATCAACACCTACTTCGACATCAACTCGCGCGTGAAGTCCCGGCTGGAACTCAGCTACGTCGGCCCCTGATTCGGCTAGGAGAGCATCACCATGACGGAGCCTATCTTCGGCGACGAGGTCTACAGCCAGAAGCTGGTAAGTCAAGCCAAGGCCCGCAAGTTCGTCTCGCAGAATGGTCGCGGCTATGTCGCGATCGGCATCGTCGACGGCTCCCAGACCCCGATCGACCCCGACACCGACACCCTGGTGCTCAAGGTGTGGCGAAACAACCTCACCGACCCCGATCCCGACGACGAGCGGGGGGTGCTGGTCATCGACACCGGCGAGTCGGGATCGCCCCAGCCGGTGCGTGACGATGTCGGCAAGTTCCGGTTCGACATCGGCCCGGCCTGGACGGGGCAGCGGGGCCTGCTCTCGGTCGAGTGGACATACCAGGTCGGCGGCACCGACTTCGCCTTCCAGGACAATCTTCAAATCCTGGAGCAGATGCCGAACTACGAACTGCTGTCCGACTCGACCAAAATGATGGTCGAGCAGGCCTCCTGGTTCTTCGCCGACCTGTTCGACTCGACCACCGGCGGCCCCTGGCTTCAGGAGAACTTCCAGACCCACTTCGACTACGACCGGATGGCCTTCCTGCTGCGGATGGCGACCATGAAGTTCAACGTCACCGGTTACCCGGTCACCCAGTTCGGGGTCTCCAAGGACGACAAGGCGATCCCGGGCAACTTCACCGAATTGATCCTGTGGGGAACCAAGCTGGAGGCGATCCGGCACCTGATCACCTCCTACACCGAGATTCCCGACTTCCGCAACATCCAGACCACCTACACCGACCGGCGCGACTACATGCAGCGCTGGCAGGCGGTTCTGCAGGACGAGAAGCCCGACTATGAGAAGGCCGTCAAGATGAGCAAGCGGAGCCTGCTCAGTCTGGGTCGCGGCTCGCTACTGGTGGCCGGAGGAATCTACGGCGGTTCGGCGAGAGGAATCTTCATCTCGGGAATGTACAGCGCGATGGCCCGATCGGCCCGGTTCTACCCGGCCGCCCCGAGCGTCTCGTTCGGTAACCAGGCCTTCGGATTGCCGAGGTAGTCGTCATGGGCCGCCGCATTCTGACCGCACGGGAACAGCACGAGATGCTGTCCCCGTGGCGGCTGGGCATGCCCTGGCGCACCGAGCACCCCGACTACCAGCCCGCTGACGTGGCTCACAATTACAACCCCGACATCGGCGGTGCCCAGGGCGGCGGCGGCCACAAGAACTACCTCGTCGGCCCGGCCAACAATGTGTGGTGGCACGGCAGCGGTTCGGGTGACATTGGTGGCGGTGACGCTGATTTCGGTCTGCATGTCGGTGACTACCAGACCGCAGCAGACAACCTCAACGCCCGCCTGGGTCTCAACCCCAAACATCCCCAAGGGCGGTGGACAGGGCAACACTCATTAGCCGAGGCCCACCCGGATAGCTATGACGAGAACGGCAACTCAGTCCCCAACCACATGGGCTATCACCGTTTCACCCACTCCGACGGCAGCCCAATGCATGGAAGCTATAAGCCCAACGTCTTCCCCCTGGCCATCGTCGGCCCGATGGGCAACACCACCGACACCGCCGTGTCCGACGGGCAGGCTCATGCCCTGATACGCCGCCAGCGCACCCGACCACCGAAGACCCCCAAGGGGTACTACTACATCAACGCCGGGGAGGGCGACGGCGTCAGTCCCGAGACCGGGATCGTCAGTGCCGTGTCGGCTGCAGTCCCGTCAGTCAGCCACATTCAGAAGCTCGACCCGGCGGAGCATGAACACGTCGCCCAGGAAGCACACAATAACTGGTACGAATACAAATACAACAATCCTAACAAAGGTTCCTACGACATGTCGAAGGTGGACGGCATGCCACCGACGTCGATGGAGAGATACCAAGAACTCCAAAGGCAGAGAAAAGAGCAGGAAAACGGTGCCCTGGAATGGCGTCGGCGTAGGAGAGGTAACTGATGGCCAGATTGGACCTCACCGAGCCGTATTCAATCCGGCTGGCGAGGGAGTCAATCCGGGACAGCCTCCGCTCGCACGGCGAGGAGTGTGTGCTGCTGCACATGCATCACGTCAACGAGGCCCAGGACGTCGTCCCCCGCTGCCCGGACTGCTACGACGATGTTTACAAGCAGGGCGAACGCTACGACTGCTCGCGGTGCTACGGAACAACCTTCGACGGCGGTATAGCTCAGGCGTATCGGGCTTGGGGATTGTTCACCGATGCCCAGGATGCCGAGACCTTCGGCAAGCGCGGTATGTGGCACCCGATCGCCTCCAGCATCCAGACCGAGCACCTGCCCGACCTCTGGCAGCGCGACTATGTGATCCGGGTCGGGCGGTGGAGCGTCGACCATCGGGTCGAGGAAGTCGACGGCATCTACGTCTTTAAGCAGGTCGCCAACGAGAGCCTGCGCACCGGTGGCATGCGCGGCCAGACCCTCTACGACACCATCGCCCAGCGGGCCGACATACAGTTGATCGCCGAGAACATGCCGATCCACCAGTACCCGATCAAAGGTGTTCGGTTCGACCGGTTTGACGGCAAGGATCGGTGATGGCCGTCCTGTCGAGAACCTCCCGCACCACCCTGCAGCGTGACATCACCGAGGCACTGCTACGCCTGAAACTGGCCAGGGCGACCAGGGACGGCAAGGAAGAACTAGCCCAGCAGGAGCGGCTCAACCGGCTGCTGGATCGTCTCGCCCGCGACCTGGGTTTGGGGGAAAAAGAATGACCAGACGTGTCATCACCGCCCGCGAGCAGGTCGAGATGCTGGCCCCGTGGCGGCGTGTGGCCGCTGGCGGCAAAGTGTATCGGGGATTTGACCTGAAAATGCCTCCCGATCTGGAGGCTCTCTACCACCGCCATCTCCAGATGCCAGAAGACGAGTCTGAGATCGACCAGCACTACAAACTGGCTGATCCCCTTCTTGACCACCTAGAGGCCAACACCAGTCTGGCCAATGACCACCCTGGCATCGGCCCCAACTGGAGCCACAGCAGGCACATGAGCCAAGAGTTCGCCAAGGGCGGCAAGCACTACCCGGTGATGGTTGAGGCCGACCATCCAGGCGATGAGCACATTGACCCTGACCGCCGACCTTGCACCAGCGAGCAAGAGATCAACTATCGACCAGGAACCCCCGTTAACGTCACCGGCCTGTATGTTCCTAATCCCTTTCAATCGGGATGGCTGAACGTGCTGCAGCAACCCCAGGCAAGGAGCACCTGATGACCAGACGTGTCATCACCGCACGCGAGCAGGTCGAGATGCTGGCACCCTGGCGCACGGCCACCACAGAGCCAGGAGAAGGTTTCCCAATCACCGACGCCGGGTTCACCCCCCGCAACGACAACGGACGGTGGGATTACCGATACAACCCTGAGCTTCAAAAGAACGAGTATCACAACTGGGGTGTCCACCCCCAGTCAGCGCCCGCCTCCAAAACTGATCAATTCTACGGCCGAACCAAGACCGTTTATTACGACCCTGAACTCACCGACATGGGAAGAGATGACCTCCACTTCATCCCTTCATATCTCGGGAATGACATCACTGACATGAACCCGCCTACAGGGATGCTGTGGCGGGGCATGAGCAAAGAGGAGTACGAAGAAGCCGGGCAACGCGGCTACTTCCAGTCCAGAGGAGACGCCAATATAGGCGACAGCCAGGTCGGTAAAACTTACTTTTCCACCAACGCCGACTCTGCCGGGAGCTACGCCTCTGGTTTCGCCCTCCCCGAGCATAAACCGACCTTCACCCATCCCGGCTATGTGGTGGGCATCCCTGACCGGCCAGAGCTTCCTCGTGAAGGAGGGCATGAAGTCGGTGTTCCCGGCCAGATTCCGTTTGATTCGGCCACCCATCACTACCGGGTGCGCCCAGTATCCATCACCCCGGGAAGCCGGGGGATGTACAAGGAGTGGAACGGATGGAGCCAGGCAGGGGGTTCCCACCCCGGAGCCTTATATCACTGGGAACCCCACAAGCCGGGAGGTTCTGCATGACCAGAATCCCAGCCCCCGCAGACCTCACCAACACCATCGCCAACCGGGCGATGCAGAACGCCCGGCGCGACATCGTCAAGCGGGGCTGGAAGTCGGCCACGGCGCTGCGCCCCTACGCCACCGAGGGGTCTGTCGGCATCACCTCGACCGTCAACCACCTACTGATCCAGAACAAGGGCTTCGACCCCTTCGTCATGTGGTGGGTAAAGAATCGGGTCGTACCGCTCGGCTGCCCGATGGGCGACGGGCCGCACTTTCGCAACGGGTCGGGGGTGGGCACCCCGGGCATGGTCGACATCCCCCACAAAGGCAAGGTATGGCGTCCGGTTCGGTGGCGTCACCCGGGCCTGCAACCGAAACGATTCATGGAGACCTCCATCACTCAGGCGATCAAGGACAGCAAGGCCGACATTCGCAAATCGGTGATGATGACCCTGCGGGGAGGACGCTGACATGCCCACCGACTTAGAGCCGCCCTGGCCGTCAGACCCTGCCGGGCCGACACCAGACCCCGCCGCCCGGACCAACGCCGAACTCCCCGGTGCGGGCGGTTCAGGCATGATCGAGACCGTCAAGAGGGCGATCATGAACGCCCTTAGGGAGGCCTTGTCGGGCAGTACGCTCAATCATCTGGTGAACGGCACCAACGTCACCATCGACATGGAGTACCCGATCGAGAAGGAGAACTACCCGGGAATCTGGGTCCAGTTCTCCTTCTCTGAAATCACCCAGGCCGGTCTCGGTCACGAGCCGCTGATCAAGAACGTCCTGGAAGAAGCGACCGAGAATACTCCGGAGGTCGTCAACTGGGAGCCGGTCAGGGAGTTCCAGTTCAAGGGCAGAATCACCCTAAGCATCGTCGCGCTAACCAGCCTGGAACGCGATCGGCTTGCCGATGCGGTGGTCACCATGCTGGCCTTCTCCCGGCCGCCGTCGATGGTTCTGACCAACCCGGCCGAGGACACCAGGCAGTTCCGGCAGTTCATCACCAGCCTCGCCGAGAACCCGTATGTTTCAATCAGCGTCAACCATGACCAGATCATCCCCGGCGGCCAGGCGATGACCACCGGCGTCCCGTGGGACGAGGAGATTCCCGGCTACGAGGACTCCTACTCCTTCGACATTCTCGGCCAGACCAACATCGTCTTTCGTCACGACGGGACCTACAGTCTGCGCAACGTCGTGGAGACCCCGGAGATGCTCACCCAGTACGACTGGCAATAAATCAACCCTGTCAAGCAGTCCATCCCCACCAAGAAGACATAGAAGGCTTCTGGAAAGGGTCCCGATCACATGGCCATCGACTTCACCCGCTATCGTCCGCCCGGCGTCTACACCGAGTCCATCGGCGGACCCCAGCTGGCGGTGCGCTCCTCGGTGCCCACGGCGGTCGCCTTGTTCGGCCTCAGTGTCGGATACCGATCCTACCGCGAGTCGATCCGCATCAATCCTGACGTCCTCGACGACGAGGGCGATCTGGTGCCCGCCACCAATGCCCCGCTGTCCCGGCAGGGCATCAAGGTCATCACCGGCAGCCCGGTCATCTACGCGACCGCCAACATCGACCTCGCCTCGCCGGGCGCTCCGATTGATGGCCTGCTACCCGACAACACCGAGGGCGAGGTCACCCCGACCACCGGCCAGTTGGTGTATCTGACCAACCAGACCAAGCCGACCGAGAACGGTGTGTACGAGTTCCGGGGGTCCACCACCCCGCTACGGGTGGTCGTCGACACCCTCAAGGTGATCAACCCCGACACCGGCTACGTCTACATCAACGGACTCGACTACACGGTCACCCTGGTAGATGCCAACGCCGAGTTCGATGACGTCGAGACGAGCACCGACGTCCAGGCCCGCAACAACCTCTACACCATCAAACGCCGCAACCGGGGCGACGGGGTGGGAATCCAGGAGGGCGACATCGTCTCGGTCTCCTACCGCTACACCGACCCCGACTACTTCGAGGTCTACTCGCTCTACGACTACGATGACGTCCGCGAGGTGTACGGCGAGCCGTTCGACTCGTCGGGCAATATCCGGTCGGAGTTGTCGCTGGCCGCCAAGTTCGCGTTCCTCAACGGTGCCTCCACTGTCCTCACCTGCGCGGTCGACCCCGAAGACCCGGACAACCCGACGATGGGCGACTACGAGAACGCCCTGTCGAAATTCCGTGACGAGGAACAGATCGCCATCATCGTCCCCGCCACCGGTTCCTCGGAAATCCAGCAGCTCGTGCAGGACCACGTCGCCAGCCAGTCGAACAACAAGTACGAGCGTCGGGCGATCATCGGTGTCGACGGATCGTCCTCGACGATCAGCACCGCCACCCGTATCGACTACGCCCAATCGCTGTCCGACCAGCGGATTGCCCTGGTCAGCCCGAGCCGCTTCCACTACTTCGCGCCGGAGTTGAACAAGAAGATCACTCTCGGCGGGCAGTACATGGCGGCCGCAGTCGCCGGTAAGTCTGTCTCGCAGATTCCGGCCATGCCCCTGACCCGCAAGGTGATCTCCGGTTTCGCCGGGGTCGCCGAGAACATGCGGGAGGGTGAGAAGAACCTGGAGTCCCAGAACGGCCTGATGGTCATCGAGAAGACCCGCCGCAACCAGATCCAGGTGCGTCACGGGGTGACCACCAACTCGACCGACCTGCTGACCCGGGAGTGGTCGATTATCGGCCAGCAGGACGTCATGGTATACCGCATCCGGGACTACCTGGACGCCGACGGCCTGATCGGTATGCCGATCTACGACACCACCCTGATTCAGGTCAAGGCGTCGGCCGAGGCGGCCATGGTGTCCCTGGTGCGCGACGGAGTGATCGTCGGCTACCAGAACCTCAAGGTTCGCCAGTTGTCCACCCTGCCGGACGTGATCGAAGTTCGATACGAGTGGAAGCCCGCCTACCCGCTCAACTACATCGTCGTCCGATACTCGGTCGCTGTCATGACCGGCGACGTGGTCGTCACCGAATCTTCGACCTGATCGACCAACAAACCATGACCAAACACAAATCCTTGAAGGAGGTGACCACCGGTGGCTGAAAGCAAGACCAGAATCGGCGGGGCCGGGTTTACCATCATGACCTTTCGGAACACCCGGCTGGCCTACCTGCAGACCCTGCAGGACACGCCACCCCAGCCGGTGGCCGGTGCCCAGGTGGTTCAGGCGATCGACGACGCGACCCCGCAGGAGATCGTCACCTCCCAGGCGGTCGGCGCGGGTACTCTGCGCCTGACCTTCTACGAGTTGTGGAACGAGCCGGTGTGGAGCCGACTGCCGGGCCTGGAGTTGACCAACAACCTCCTGGACGTCCTGCAGCGCCAGCTTCAATTGGGCGAAATCTCGTGCCGGAAGATCATCAAGTCGCCGAGCGGCATTCAGCGCGCCCGGGTCTACCACGGCTGCGTCCTGACCGACATCGACGAGGGTGAGCAACTGAACATCGGGACGATGACGCTCCCGAAGACCATCACGATGCAATATATCAAGACCACTATCGTTTAGCCTTCTGACCTGCACTTTTATCCTTAAAATTCTTCGTCTTGAGGAGTTGTTTCAAGACCTGGAATTGGTACTGTGATAGTATCAATGTCCATGAAGTGCAAACCGGGATGCACCTGCAAGCGCCACAACAGGGTGCTCACTGACGAGCATCGGGAAAACATCGCCAAGGCTAACGCGGCCCGCAGGGGAGAATCGCGCAAATGCCCTGACGGGTGCGCCTGCAACCGGCATAAGGCCTACTACCGGGGCGGCAGTAAAAAGGGGAGAACCTTCTCCGATCAGGCCAGGGCGAACATGACCGCCAGCGCCAGGAATCGTGCCTACACCCCAGAAGGCATCCAGTCCCTGTCCGACAGGATGAAGGAAAACCACCAAGACCCCGACTTCACGGCCAGAAGGGTTTCTGCCCTGAAAGATTACTGGGCCAACGTCGTGTCTCCGGAAGATTTGGCGCGAGGGGTGAAGCGATCCAGTAGGGCGGAAAAGATCATCGCCCCGTTCCTGGAAGGCATGGGGTACCACCACAACGAGGGTGTCGGTCAGCTAAGAATCGGCCGAAGGACACCGGACTTCATCGACTCCGAAAACAGAAGAGTCTTTGAGTATTTTGGCGTGTACTGGCACCCCGATCCTCAGGAAGCTCTTGACCTGGTTGACTTCTATGCGAGCCGGGGCTGGTGGGCCACCATCCTGTGGGAGGACCGGGTGCTTAGGTGGATTGAAGACCACAAAGACCTGGTCGATGAAGAACGCTACGAGTCGGCAAGACACTCTTTGTCCAATCTTCACAGGTATCACCCAGGTCCTCCGCCGAACCTCTCCCCGAGGGTGATTTACCAACACGAGTGGGACGACCCCCGGGTGCGGACAATAATTTCAAGCCAATCCAGATATGCAGAAAACAAAACCACCAACAGGGTTGGTGCCCGGCTTTGCGAAATTGACACGAATGTTTCTTCGACAGAAGCCGCTAGTTTCCTGGACGAAAACCACCTCCAGGGGAGAGCCGGGGGGTCGGTCAGGATTGGGTTGAGGCACGATTCAGAACTGATCGCCCTGATGTCGTTCGGCGTCCCCCGAATGCAGAAAAAGTCTGCTCCCGTCGAGTGGGAAATGATTCGATACGCGGTCAGGCTGGATCATGCCGTTCCCGGCGGGGCCTCACGGCTGTTCAAAGAGTTCGTCAGGACCACCAACCCCTCCAGCATTGTGAGCTATTCGGACAACGCGAAATCTTCGGGCAAGCTCTACGAGACGCTGGGATTCTCTTTTTCCAACGAGACCGCACCGGACTATGTGTGGTGGGACGGCAAGATCGTCAAGAAAAGATACGAGTGCATGTCCTACAAACTGAAACAAAAATACCCCAATCTGCCCGGCATCGACTCGATGAGCGAATCTCAGATCATGTCCGGCCTGGGGTACCGGAAGATTTCCGACCTCGGCAAGAAGGTGTGGGTCTGGAACAAGAACGACCTGTGATTCCCTGCCTGGCTCTCATCAATAGGTGAGAACAGGAAGGCCGGGGTCACCAACATGTCGATGCCTATTCAGCGTCAGAGCGAGTCCTTCGGGATTTTCGACGACGGCCCCCGCTTCGCCCGCGACCGCTCCTCTCATGACCTCCCCAAGGGTCTGGCCGGTCTGGTCAACAGCTTCGGGCCACGCATCACTGCCGGGATGCTCAACACCCGCACCGCAGGTGATGACCTCGACGCCGCGCTGGCAGATTCCTCCGAATACGCCGGAGGGGGTGTGTCGACCAGCCTTCCCGGTGCGGCGGCGAAGATGATCTGGAACGGTTCGACAATGACCGGCCAGGAAAGCACCCCCGCGTTCAATCCCGGCCCGGCCAAGGCCGCCCGTATCGCCTCCTGCGACTACTGCGGAGAACCCGGCCACGAATGGGACGTCCACCCCGAGGCCCGGGCCGACGTCACCGCATGGGAGCGGGAGAAGGCCGGTCTGGAGTTTCCGTTCGGCGACCACCACGAAGCCTCCCGGCATCAGGCCGTCAACGTCGACGGGATGGACCCCAGCAGCCACGCCTATCACGAAGAAAGCTACGGCGGCCCCTATGACCCGGGCGGCCAGTGGCTCGGCGACGAGGACGGCGGCCCGGCACCTCGACGCGACTGGAACCCGAACTCCGGCTACGAGCCGTCCTACCTGGACGAGCAGAACCACGAGTTGGTGGCCGGGGACGACGAGAGCGGATACAACTGGGGTCCCGAGCCGGACCCCCGCAGCGTTTACTGACAGCAAAGTGAAAGGCGGTCACAGTGACCACGGCAACCAGTGCAGAAAAGAAAGAAGTTCCGGTCGACCCGGCGGTGGAGCCGGGTATCGAACCTCCCGCAATGCCCACCCGCAGGGTGGTCGCCGAGGAGCCTGAGGACGACCCCCAGTCTCCTGAGAAGACCCCGATCGTCGTCACCGAACTGACCGACTCCGAGCGGGCAGACTTCGCGTCCCTGATGACCTGCGGTCGGCGATCCAAAACCATCACCGTCATGGGTCACCCGGTGGTGATTCAGACCCTCACCACCGCCGACGAGATGAGAATCGGCCTCTACACCAAGGACTTCGCCGACACCCAGTTGGGCTTCCAGCGGGCCTATCAGGTGGCGGTGTGCGCGGCAGGGGTCAGGGAGGTGCAGGGCAAGCCGCTCTTCACCTCGCTGCGCGAGATCACCAGCGACGACGAGGTCTTCGACAGGTCGGCCGCCGAGATCAAGAAGTTCTACCCGATCGTCATCACCCAGATTTATCAGGCCATCATGGACCTGGAGCGGGAGTTCGCGGAACTGGCGATCAAACTGGGAAAACTGTCCGGCTAGACGAGGTCTCCGAGTCCGAGATTCGTCTAGCCTTCCACCAGGGCCTACTGAGCGGTAGCAGCCTCAACGCCTTCCAGGCGTGGGCGCTGAAATACGCGATCGTGATGAACCGACGGATTGAACTTCAGGACGCCGAGGATCGGCTGCAGCGCCAGACCTGGTATCTCGCCCCGGGCCGGTATGAGGAGTTGTTCCTTGCCGGAGCATTCGCACCAGACCCTCTCACCATCGCCGGGAGAGACATAGAAGAAGTAGTAGACGATGTCGATGAACTCGACCGCTACTTCGACCAGCTGGAGCAGAAAAGGTCTGTCACCGGCGCGGACGTCATGCACGCCCTGCGGCAGTCCGGTGAAGGAGAGTGGATGTGACGACTCCCTCCGATTCCTCGTTCGACTACACCGACGATTCGGTCATAGCCCGGGTCGCCTTCGACATCCCGCACCAGGCGGTCGGTGACGTCAGCCAGTTGACCGCCGCGATGTCGGCGATGCGCACCGAACTGGAATCCATCGCCCGCGCGCAGTCCGACTGGATGGACTACCTGCGCCAGGTGCCCGAGATCACCAGCCGAGCCAATCAGGCGATCCGCGAGCAGATCACTCTGATGGAGCGGATGTCCTACGTCCAGGGTGAGGTCGGGATCGGCGGCGGGGGCGGTAAGTTCTGGGGCGGCGGTGGTGGTGCACCCGGGGCCGCTGGAGGCGGCGGTGGTGGAGGCGGTGGTGGCTACTCCACTGCGGCAGCGCCCGGCTACGTCAACCCCTTCCGCGATATGGCCTTCGGTACCGGTGCCCACGGCGGCGACGGCGGGGCCGGTGGGATGGGTGCCGCACTCGGTGCCCTGGAGAAAAACGACCCGCACACCTTCGCCAACGTCACCTCGGCCCGGGGGCAGGCCGTCAATCCGGCCCTGCTCGGCATGGTGGGAGGCGCTCTGGCGGCCTCCTACGGCAAGGGAACCCAGCCCGGCCAGGCAGGGTCGGGTGGTGAGGCTGACGGCTCCACCGTCCCGCAAGGCACCAGCGCGGCCCGTACCTCGGCGGGCAAGCCCGACCCGGGCAAGGGCGGCGCACCGATGGGTGCCGCATCCCAGAACGACCCCGGCGAGCCGTCACCCGATGGCACCGACAACCAGAAGATGATCTCCAACCTCCTCAACGAGGCCAGGACGGGGCGAATCGGCCCCCGAATCGCCAGCATTATCAGGTCGGTCATCGGCGGCGGTCGGGACGCCGGTGGCGGCGGTGGTGCGGGCGGCAGCGCCGACGGTGGCGGGGCCAACGACCTCATCGGGTCGGCTTTGGGCAGCCTGGGGAGCAGCATGCTGCCCGGCATGTTCGGCGGCAGGGCCGGGGGTGGTATCGCCGGGATGCTCGGCGCTCACAAAGGCACCGCCATCGGGCTGGGTGTCGCCGGTCTGGGCCTGGGTGCCATGGGTGCCGCCCAGAACATCGGCGAGCGGGTCACCGACCTGACCCAACTCGGTTCGGTGCAGGGTGGCGGTGCGGTCGAGGGTCACGGGTACGAGGTCTCGGCCAGGATCATGGCCCTCAACCCGTTCATCAACACCGACCAGGCCCGCCAGGTCATGCAGATGAGCCTCAAGTCCGGCTTCCGTGGCGGCGAAGGCGACATGGTTCAAGACTTCATGGTCAAGAACTTCAAAGACATGTCGATGTCCTTCGCCGACTCGCTGTCGGTCATCGAATCCAGCGCCCAGAAGAGCGGCGACTCGACCCTGGGCCTTGCCGACAAGATGAAAGACCTCCAGGGCACGCTCGACCTGATGAAGGGCCTCTCCGGCGAGGGTGGTGCCGCGCTGCCGGAGCGGGAGGCGCAGTTCGAGTCGACCGTCAAAACCCTGAGTTCGCTCAACGTCAGCCCGGAGAGCGCCAACCGGTCGGCGCTGGCGATGCAGGAGATGTTCAAGGACAACCCGATCCTGCGTTCGGCGGCACCCCAGCTCGCCAACGCCGCCGCCCAGAACCCGATGTTCATGCAGCAGGTGGCGATGCGCAACGGAATCACCGGAATGCTGCCCGGCGCGCTACCTGGGGCCTTAGAAGACGCCGGGATCGACACCCACGATGCTTTCCTCGACCAGGCCAAGTATGTCGCCAACATGGTGAGCAAATACCCGGGCGGGAAACGCAACCAGGCCGCCATGTTCCAGGAGTTGATGGCCCAGCAGGGTGTCCCGATGGATCAGAAGACCGCCTACGCCCTGTATGGGGAGGTTTCGGGCGGTCGCGACATCGCCGGTGACACGGAAAAGTCCATGCAGGCCGGGGCGGGTCACAAGACCATAGGTTCCAAGATCATGGACAATTTCACCCGCCAGTCCGGTGCCCAAAGCGCCGCCGACAACTTCTCGGCCAGCCGCCAGGACGGCTTCACCCCCGACGGCCAGCCGCCTCGGTCGCTACCCCAGTCCCGGGAGCAGGTGGGTTCGGGCAGCCTGACCGCCCAAGGAACGGTGAACGGCGAACTCCGAGTCACCGTAGACCAGCAGGGACGAGTCACCGCCCCGCCGACGATCCAACTCACCGGCCAGCAGAAGGCGGTCATGGCGGGCGGCGGGTCGGGGCAGCTGAACAGCGTCGGACCGGGCGACCCGAACTACATGCACGCGCACAACACCTTCCCGGGCGGGAGGTAGTCGATGGCCAAACCCGTCTCTCCCAGCAGCTACCAGTTCCCCCAGGTTGCCGCGCCGATCACCTCCCCCGACGAGCGCGGGATCGCCAGCATTTATCACCCCGAGGTGGGCACCCTGCGGCTGCGCTCCAATCCCAAGGAGTTCAACTGGTCGTACACGCTCAACAAACGGGTCGACCAGACCTACGGCGGTCGGGTCATCCAGTTGCTGGGGACCCGAATCGAGGACTTCACCTTCACCGCCGACTGCGGTTCGGGGCGCTGGGAGTACATGAACAAGGTCGCCAAATTCATGCGCGACATCATGATCAAGCAGCGAGGCGGGGCACCGGCGACGTTCGAATACACAACCCGGGGCTGGAAGTTCAACGCCTACATCGCCAGCATCCCGTTCGCGGACGCGGTCGAGGAGGTGGCCCGCGAGTTCGAGGTGGCCATGAAGGTTCAGGAAGATGTGTCGGGGCTGATGAGCCGAAACACCCTGTCCGCCGAACTGAGGCGGCTCCAGGACGGCATGGGATTCACCCGCAGCCGCTACAACGACCCGCTCAAGGCCGGTAACGGGGTACCCAACTCGGAGGCCTTCGCCGGTAGTCCCGAAGCGATATTGGAGAGCGTCCAAGAGCTTGCGCCGAGTTTCAATTTCCTGCCGCAGAACTTCGGCGGCGGAATCGGGACCCTGCTCGGCACGCTGGCGACCGGAATCCCGGGCGAGGAGTAGATCATGGCCGATTACGTTTCCAACACCCCGGTATCTGGGCCACGCAACCTCGACTGGAAGGTGGCGTGGGACATCGGCGGCATGTCCTGGAGCTACGAGTGGGGAATGTTCTACTCAACCAGCGGCAGGGACGACATGCTCCCGCTCCGCGAGCCTAGCTGGCCGGAGAAGTAAATGTCCCAGATGCTGCTCAAGGGTCATGGTGGTGCGAGATTCAAGCTCAGCGTGACCCAGTTCCGGTCGCCGATGTCGGCCTCGATCAACTCGGTTCAGGTCCGCTCGATGATGCATCACTTCCCGATCCGTGCCGGGCAGCCCGACATCCAGTTCACCGTCCAGTTCGCATCGCAGGACGACAAGCATGAGTTCCAGGACTTCGTCCGAGACCACCAGCGCAACACCCAGAAGGCGTCCTACACCGGCAACGGGGACGGGACGGTCACCCTCTTCTGGCCGGAGCGCAACATTGATAACTGGACCGGCTACATCACCACCATGCCGGTCTCCGAGTCGAGGTTCATCTACGCCCCCAAGGTGACCTTCGGGGTGGCCCTGGTCGACTCGCTGCTCAGCGAGCGGACCGTCGACTTCAGCCGTGGCAACAGTTTCTGGACCGTGGCCGGGTCTCAGATACCGCAATTCATCATGGACGTGTTCGCGGTCGAGTCGCTGTTCAGGCTCCCGAACAACCCCAGCTCGCAGGTTATCCAGGAGGTCATGGGGGTCGGCCAGTCGGTGGCCGAGCAGATCATCAACAACACGACGGGGTTCTGAGCAATGACCAGCCCCGATCCTCGCGAAAAGGAATCCGAGCAGTACATCGAGCAGGGTAAGGACAATGTCCTGCTCAATATCGACCCGACCAGCCCGCCGCCGATGAAGACCCTGGTGTACTCGCCAGAAATCAAGATCCTCATCGCCCGGGGCAACAAACAGTACGACGTTTCGGCCGACGTGGTGGCCTGGTCGCTCCGGCGGCCCGAGAACTCGATCGCCTCGCTCGTCTTCCGGCTCTCCAACAAACCGGCCTCCAACACCGACCTGAAGAAACTGCGCTACAACCAGCTTTTCGAGCGCATGGATCGGGTCACGGTATTCCTGAAACGGATCGAGTGGGTTCAGGTCTTCTCGGGCTACCTCGACTCGGTTCCGCACGTCCAAATCTATCCGGGCACGGTGAACTTCCGGGCCTCCTGCACCCTCAAGCGACTCCTGCACACCTGGTGGGACCCGGGTCTGCCCGAGTCGCAACGCATCTTCGACCAGTCCGGCAGGGCTTTAACGGAGCTGGAAAACGGTGAGATGCAAACCGACATGGGTTTGGGGTCGCTGTTGCGTCGGCTCCTGGTCCTGGTCGGCGGCTGGAATCCCCAGAACATCCATATCCAGCGCTTCCCGTCCGGCTTCTACGACTACATGGAGGAGCAGATCAGACGACTGACCCCGGGAGCGGAGAAGGACGTTCGATCCTTCAAGGAACTGCTGCTGGGCGAGGGTGACATCAGTATGGGTCCCGGAAGGGCCGCAGGACGCCAGCAGGGTGTCACCATGGGTGGCTACATGGTGTCGCAGCCCGAACGGATGCTGGAGGTCATTCGGGCGGTCGACGAGATGGGTATGGGGCCGGACAATATGGACCTCGCCGCATCGCAGGGTTTGGGCACCGTCGCCGAGGGGGTCAAGGACTACCAGGATCAGGAGTTCTCCAAAGGCCAGACCGAGGTCGGCAAGAACTGGTACGACGCGGCCCTCAAATCCGACGCCGCGATCCATTGCTTCATGACGATCGCCGCCGAATCGAACTGGATCATGTACGCCAACCGGGCGGCACCGGAGTCTCTGGGCTACCCCTACGACCCGGGCGCGATCTCCACCGACGGCTCCTCGGTGGGCCTGTATCAGCAGCAGAACAACGGGGCCTGGGGTTCGACCGCCCAGCGGATGAACGTCAAGGCCTCGACCCAGATGTTCCTCGAACAACTCAATCGGTACGAGTGGCGCAACATGGATCGGGCGGCGGCCTGCCAGGCGGTTCAGCGTTCGGCCTTCGCCGACGGCTCCAACTACAAGAAGTGGGAGCAGGCGGCGATCGAGCAGGTGCGGGCGATCCGATCCGGCACTGGTACCGCCACCGGTGCCGCCGGGGCCGCCAGCGGCAACCCGATCCCGGGCACCAACCTGGGTGGCACCCCGGTCGGCACCAACATCGCCCCGGCCCTGCCCGGCACCAGCAACATCACCGGAGTTCCAGGAGTGCCTACGGTGAACGGAATGCCTGGGCCGACGGCGGCCGCGAGTGTGGTTGGCAAGCCGCTCTACGACTCGGGTGGCGCGCTGTCGTGCGCCCTGGCCCAGGTCGGGAAGCCGTATGTTCTTGGAGCCAACGGACCGGACGCCTTCGATTGTGGTTCCCTAATGCAATTCTCCTATCGCTCAATCGGGCTGGAAATCAGCAGAACCACCTACACCCAAGCCAGTCAGTTGGAGCGCATCCCGGCCACCAACCTCCGACCCGGAGACATGATCCAACCCGACGAGGGTCATGTTGTGATGTACGTCAGTCCGGGGTGGGTTGTTCACGCCCCACAGCCTGGCGATGTTGTTCAGGTTGCTCCCATGTGGTTCGACCCGAATACTGCGGTGTGCCTGAGGGCACCCGGCGCGGAGTTCGGTGGAACCGTCCCGACCGCCTTCGACATCACCAAAGCCATGTCGGCCACCAACGCGGTGGCCGGGACGGTGACCACCGGACTGAACGGCAGCACCGGCACCGGGCAGACCGAGCCGGTCGCTCGAAACCTTTTCACCTACCAGTTCGCGGGCGGCCAATTCGCCAGCGCCATCTCGATAATGTTCGGAGGCGAGGTCGGCACCCAGGAGAAGGCGTTCATCAACGACGAGCCGCTGATTCAGACGGTGGTGTCCTTCGCTCAGGCAGGTTTGCGGAACTTCCAGTCGGCCCCCAACGGCGACTTCATCGCCTACTACCCCGACTATTTCGGTCTGGATGGCAAGGATGCGGTCTTCGCGCTCGAAGACATCGAGATGAAGAACGTCCAGATCGACCTCAACGATGACGCTATGGCTACCCACGTCTATATATCCGGCTCGACGCAGATGAATGGCAGCGGCGGCGGTGGCGTGATGGGGTGGCTCAACTCCAAGGGCGTGGCCACCGTCGAGAACCAGTGGCTGTTCGCCCGGATGGCGGCGGCGGCACCCCACGTCCCGGGCGAGTTCATTCCGAACGGTAAGGACGTGATGCGCAAGTTCGGTGCCCGGCCGCTGCAGAAGTCGATGTCATCGGTTCAGTCGGGGCCGATGGAGTTCCTGCTGGCGGTCCAGACCTTCATGACCAAATGGGCCGAACAGTATGCCACCACCATCGAGACCACATTCCTACCCGAGGTGTTCCCGGGCATGCGGCTCCACCTGGTTGATCACGGCCTGCAGGTGTACGTCGCCGAGGTCACCCACAGCGGCGACTACGAAAGCGGTTTCACGACCTCTATGGTCATCACCGCGCCCTCCAATCCGGCGCTGCGAAACATGGCGACAAACATCTTCAACTCGACCGCCAAGGACATTGCGGACCGCCAGGACCTGACGTCGAACAAGTCGGAGGTGGCTAACTAAATGGCCGAACTCTCATTCTCCCGCCGGACGGGCAGCGAGCGCGATATTCAGCCGGTCGCTATTGTCGCAGTCGACGCCTCGACCAGGACAGCGACCGGAGTCACCCGAACCCGGCACAGCATCCAGATCAACTGCGCCTACGCCACCGGTGACACCATCACGATCCCCGCCTCGGGCGAGCAATGGTATGTCGAGCGATTCGACATGGAGTGGCGGCTCTACGGCCGGATTCCGTTCAATGACGCGACCCTCAACATCGCCCCCGAGGAGGGGCAGGTCTCGGTCGGCTCGGCCAGCGGTCCTCTGGAACTGAACGGCACCGAGGTTCGGGCCAACGGCGAGACCTTGCGCCTCAATGGGGTCTACTTTCGGGATACCGGCGAGCAGTTCGAGCGGTCGACCGACAAGATCAACTGGACCCCGGTCGCGGCAGGTCTGGCGGGCCTGGTGGAACTCATCGCCAACGCCCTCACCGGCTACGAGGGCGTGAGCCAGACCGACGCGGTGCAGGCGCTCAAGGACTGGGCGTCCCTGATTCAGGAGATTCTGGACAGCTTCTGGCTCTTCTGGACGCAGATGTGCGAGAACATCTTCGTCAACGGCCTCAAGCGGCTCGGGGTGGGCGAGACCGACCTGGAGAAGATCGTCAACGGGTTGCAGAACTTCGTCAACTACGCCTTCAGCCTGATCTTCTGCGACTTCACCGGCGACCTCACCCCGCAGACCTTCCTGGCCCGGCTGCGCGACCTGCTGGCCCCCCTCAAGGACAACCCGATCATTCTGGGATTCCAGGCGATCGCTCAAATTCTTGAGTTGTCCGTCGGCAACCTGCTCAACGACGCGGTCGCCGGGGCCACCGGATTCCTGGAACTCCTGTTCAACATCATCACCTGCAACTGGGAGGACATCGACCTCGCCTGGATCGAGGGGATCATCGGCCTGGTCGGAGAGGACACCCCGTTCGCGCCAGCAAACATCTTCAAGTTCATCGTCGGACTGATCGAGCCGCTGATGACCAACCCCTTCGCCCTGGGCCTGATGGCCATCGCCGAGGCTCTGGGCAAGGAGGTCTCGGGCCTGCTGGACGGGGCCATCACCGGTGGCATGGAGTTTATTCGGTTCCTGTTCGACCTGCTGCTCTGCCAGGTCGACCCCGATGAACTCACCGCCGTTCTCGGGATCGCCGGATCGACATTCAGCCCGGCCTTCATCGCCAAGGCGATCAACGACTTCTTTCAGTTCTTCCGCGACAACCCTTTCCTGACCGGGTTGCAGGACTTCCTGGGTCTGGTCGGGGAGACCACCGGCAATCTGTTACAGGACGCGGTGGCCGGTGTCACCGAGTTCGTCAGCCTTGTGGTGGGCGTCATCTTCTGCGACCCCGACAAGCTAGAGCAGCTGGGCGACCTGGTGGACGGCATCCTGCCCGGCATCGGTGACCCGTTGGGCATCCTGCGCCTGATCTACGAGAAGATCATCAGCCCCATCCTGAACAACCCTCTGGTGATGCTCATCAAAGGCTTTGCCGAAACCGTCCTGGGTATCGGTGGCGGACTGCTGAACCAGGTTCTGGTCGGTTCGGGCGACCTGATCAACTGGGTTCTGAAAATCATCAAGACCATCATCCCGCTCGGCACCGGAGCGTGGGCCGCCTTACTCCCGTTCGTCGACTGGGATGCCGTCGATGAGGCTGACGTCAATTTTCCCGATCTGGGTACCGTACTGGCCGGTTTCGATCCTTTCGATCTTTTCGTGCCGCTGCAGCAGTTCTTCGCCAACCTGACCAGCCTGTTTGGTTTGGACTTCCTGGACGAGGACTTCGATCCCCTAACCGCCGTCAGCGACTTCCTGACCCACGTCACTACCGACCTGAGTGGTTGGATTCAAACCAACGTCATAGGACCGATAGTCACCGCCATACTCGGATCAGGTTTCACCAGTCTCGCTAACATAACTACGTTCTTCAATCGCCTCCGTCAGATCTTTAACGGCTTCAATTTCATGGGTGGTTCGTTCAACCCAATAGACGCCGTCAGGGCGTTGCTTGAACTATTCTTCAACCCGGACAAGGTTCTACAACTCGATGACGACGACGAACTGCCCGTCAGCACCATTAAAGGCATCGCCGATTTCGCCAACTCGAACATCATCCGGCCGATCGTTACCACGCTGCTGCTCGGTAGCGGGCTAGACCTCACCAAATTCGGAATCAACACCCAGGAAGACCTCGACAATGTCGACATCGGCGTACTTGGCGACCTGGCCGGGAGTCTACTGACCTCTCTGGGCAACATTCCGGCCGACCTGCTGACAGGACTGATCCCTCCCGCGATCATGGGTGTGGTTCCGGTCGCCAACATCTCCGACACCTCGCCCAACCTCCTCCTTCAGGGGGCTTTCCTTGATGCGATTAGCGTCGAGGACAACGACAACTGGTTCTGGGACTCGACCACCAACATGGCGGGTAGCGTCGGTGGTTCTGCCAAGACGGTTATCTCCCCGGCCAAGAATCGGTACCTGTACTCACGACAGACCATTCCGGTCGCGGTGGGAGACAGGATTCGGCTGAACGGCTTCGTCAAGACGACCGGACTGACCGTTTCTCCCGGCGGTTCCACCCCGATCTCCATCTCCCTGATCCCGTTTATCCGAAACTCGTCAGGGGCCACCGAGGCCCAGACTCCGGTGGTCATCGGAACACAGTTAGGTTCCTCGACAAGCTGGACGAATGTAGGCCAATCCTCCACCACCCACTACGAGGTCACCAACGCCAGTTGGGTTTATGTTGTGGTTCGTCTGGGTGTCGCTTCGACCGCCACCGCCGGAACGGTCTGGTGGGACGCGATCAGCCTCAAGAAGGTCGGCCTACTCACGCAAGGAAACGTAGACAGCCTTCTGGCCACATGGGAACAGTCCTGGACTACAATTTTCGGCACGAGCGGTGCGGGAAAGAATTGGTCGCATTTCGTGGCAGCCCTGAGTCAGCTTAATTGGACCGCAGGTCAAGGTGTGGAAAAGGGTGATGGTGCCAACGGAAATGTTGTAGGGGTCATCGACTCTATTGGGAAATCCATATTCGGTGACGCCTATAGCTACAATTCCCCCGGCCAAGTAAAGACTGCGATGCAGCACTTTATCAACAAGCTGTTCGGTGTCAACACAGTACAGACCGAATTACAGACTGCCGTTATCCCGCCGTTGGATGCGTCGTCAATTGACCGAGGGACTCTCGATATCGGCCGCATTCCGACTGACGATGTTGGGGCGGCACTCACCACTACGGGATCGGGCGGTCTCATGAAGAGGACGGGCCAAACCGCATACGCTGCAGGAAGTACTGGTCGCCGAATTATTGGAGATAATTTCTTTGATGCCACACCGGTAACTAGTCCCGACATTACCGTCAGGGGGGCCAAAAAGGGTTTCACCGTAACTTTGGCCGGGTGGTATATGGTAGAACTTGCGTATAAACTCAATCCCGTAGCGACTTGGGGGTGGAACTTTGCTCCAGTTCTTTACGTCAACGGTACGGCAACAAAGCGCGGAACGGATTGCATGTACACCTGGGGAGCTGTTGGAAGTGCTGGGTCACAAAAATCTGTTCAAAACAGCTTTATTGTATATTTGGGCACCAACGGTTATGTCGAAGCTGGATACGACGTCGCCTTAGGGGCTGGATTTGGTGACACCAACGTCCTGGGAGGTCCAGACGGAGGAACTGGCATAGAAAGCTACTTTTCGATCTCACTACTGAACCGTAGTTACGCATAGAAATAAGGAGTGTGATGAGAGAAATTCGAGTATCGCCAGACGGCAACTCGGTAGCTATTAGAAGCGACGCTGACGTGGACGCTTCTAATGCTTGGGGTGTTATGAGAGCAGTTGGTGGCGGGTGCTGGATGCGCTCGTCTCAGGTTGCAGAATGGGAGGTCATTAGTCATGGCTAGTATGGGTCACACCAAAAGAAACCCAGACACAGGAGTAATAGCCGTTCGAACTCATTTCGATGAATCAATCCCCGAACTGGCTTCTATGGCATGGGCAACAATTAACCCAATAACCGGCTCGGGCCGTGCTACCAGTGAAGAGGTAGATTCTTGGGATGATTTGTTTGTTCCAGAACCTGAGGAGTAGGGGTAGAGCTTGAAAGCCTCGTTTTTCTACGCTATCGGGACTAGCTACATCCTAAACATCATGACCCCGGGCTTCGGGTCGATAGTATCGCTGGACAATGATCAGATTCTGCGATTCGGGAATAGCATTATTAACCCACGCGAACTTGCCCACTCCTCTATTCGAGGTCTCAACGGCGAGACCTTCATGTGGGACATGACGCCTCTAAGTGACCCCTTCCGGCTCATGCTCGACCCAGAGCTTTGGGACCAGCGGGAGATGGTCGAATACCCTGCCGTTGTCTTCCCGGGCAATATCAGCATCGGGTACGGGAGATCGTCGCTTATGGCGAAAATCATGAGTTTACCCAGAGGAAAAAAGTTTGCCATCGGCGGTTACTCGCAGGGGGCAGCGGTGTGCAGCACGGTCTATGAGGCTGGCCTGAAACCAGGCACAAAAGGGCCTTTGGAATCCAGGAGAGACGATTTCCTGGGTGCGGTGTGTTTCGGTAACCCACGACGCCAAGTTAACCACCGAGGTGCATCTGGGGCGTTCGGAACCTGGTCCGGGTCATGGATTGATCACACCATCACCACGGGAAGCGGCGGGGCATTCCCGGACGGTGGCCCGCTCGGTCGTCTGACAGGTTGCGAACAAAAATGGGTGGAGTTCACGGCACCCAGAGAGTTAGTGTCCGCTATCGGGAACTCTGAGGCAGACGAGTTGTTGCGTTTTGCTGGTGGCATATTTTTGGGGACGCCTGACGTTTTTTCTTTTTTGAAGAATGTCCTCAAAGATGGTGTTGTCGACGTCATGCAGGCAGTCAACGACTTAGTGTCCGGAAAGAATGGACAGCTACCCAACTACTTCATCGACGCCAACGGTAACCCCCGCGACGTCGGCGGTGCCGGGCACACCACCTACTCAATATTCCCACCTCCGAACTCTGGCGGGGTGCACCCCACCACCACCACAGTGATCGGTGACAAGACCTACCACACGGCGGTCGGGCAGACCGCCTACCAATTGGGCGCGCAGTGGCTCAACGATCAGGCCGAACTGTATGTCGACGACCCTGTCATCGCACCACCCCCTCCCGTCGTGAACTACGGCTGGTCGACCACACTATCTCCGCCGGTGTAAAAATGAAGGCCTCATTTTTCTACTGTCATGGCACAAATTATCTTTACAACTTCATGACACCATTCATCGACAGCGAATTATTCAACACCCTGTCCCCGATCGCCCAAGAATCACTACTGTCCATCGACAATGACCTGTTTCTTCGGGTTGGAAACCAGCTTGTCTCTGGTGGTGGTCTCGTAGAGGCGGCCATACCGGGCCTCAACGGTGAGAAGTACATGTGGAACATGACTCCGGCCGATGACCCGTTTCCCCGCATGCTCGACCCGGACCTCTGGGACGACCGGGTCATGGTTCCCTACCCGGCCGTCATTTTCCCCGGGAATGCCAGTATCGAGTACGGCAGGGCGTCGATGGTCTCCAAAATCTCGGCTTTGACTCGTGGAAAAAAGTTTGCCATCGGAGGCTTCTCGCAGGGGGCAGCGGTGGCTAGTTCGGTCTACCTGTCCGGCCTGAAACCTGGCACAACAGGGCCTTTGGAATCACGGAGAGACGATTTTCTTGGTGCGGTGACGTTCGGCAACCCGCGACGCCAAGTTAACCACCGAGGCGCTGGCGGACAGTTCGGCACCTGGTCGGGATCATGGTTGGACGACGCCCCGGGTGCCGGGGGGTGTTTTCCAGATTACGGTCCCCAGAAAAGGCTGACCGGATGCGAGGACAAGTGGGTGGACTTCGTCGCTCCGGGTGAGGTGATTACCGGGAACGGCACTTCCGAAAAGGAGTTGGAGTGGCAGTTTCTCTCGTCAATCATGGTTGCTTCCATTGACCCTGGTGAGGCGATCAATTGGGTGATCAAGTCGGGAATCGAGGGTCTTATCGACACGGTTGGCCAAATGATGAACGGAGGGGCCTACGGAAGGGTGGGAGTGAACTACTTCATCGACGCTGACGGTAATCCCCGCAACGTCGGTGGTGGGGGTCACACCGCTTACGGAATCTGGGGGCTGCCCAACTCCAGTGGGGTCATCCCCACCACCGACACGGTCATCGGAGATGAAACCTACCGCGCTGCGGTTGGACAGACGATGTATCAGGTCGCCCTCGAATGGCTCAATGACCAGGCCGCCGAATACACCACCGACCCTCTGGTCATCCCGCCACCCAACCTTCCCACCCCAGGATGGTCAACTACCATATACCCACCGGCCTGATTCCCCATATCTCAAGACAGGAAAATTCGTGACAAAACATCTTCGCATCGAGGTCAACGGCAACGAGTGGGTGAACGGCGATTTCGCCGAAATCACCTTCGTTGACGGGCCTACCGGAGTCAAGATCGAGGGCAAAATCGAATCTGCCGCTGGCGGCAATGGCGGCCTGTTCGGGATGCTGATGGGCAAGAATCCCGGAGAATCGGCGGCGGCCCCGCAAAGGCGCACTATCACTCCGCGCGCCCCGATCCGTCGTCCCACCCCGAAACCGGACGAGGTGCTCGTTCCGGAGCCGGAGTTAGAGGAACACCTCAACTACGACCCGGTCATCGTGGAGACGGTGGAGGACGAACCGGAGGCCTGACCTTCGCCCCCACCCTGTCGGGGACAGGCCTGCAGACCATAAATGGTGAGGAGGCCCCGTGTCCTACAGCCTTGCCATATCCAACGGCGATCTTGTTCAGCAAGGGTCGCGGCTCGGTCTTGTCTATGGGGTCGACAAACTGCGCCAGGACATCAATTGCTGGCTCCTGGAGCGTTATGGGGGCGATCGTTTCCATGTCAACATGGGGTCGATCCTGCAGGAGTTCATCGGCGGGATCATCAGCGAGTCCAGCCGGGCCGAGGTTCAGGCGGAAATCTTCCGGGTGCTACAGAACTACCAGTCGATGCAACTCAAGAGGTTCAAGGAGAACCCCCAGCAGCTATCGGCCAGCGAGTTGCTGGTCTCCGTCGACGACATCTCCACCTCGGTCGGTTACGACACCATCTGGGCCTCGGTGAAGCTGCGCAACGGGTCCAACCAGAGCACGACCATCAAAGTCGCGACCAACGCCTAGTGGAGACCCTTGAGTTATGTCGAAAAATCCTGACGCCGTCGCCAAAGAGATTCTCGCCAAACTGGCTTTGACGGCACCCGGGTTCAGCCTGGAATTAGGCACCCCGGAGCGCAAGATCGTCGACGCGGTGGCCGAAGCCGTCAGCGAGGCCTACATCGACCAGTACCTGATCGGCTCCCTGCTCGACATCGAGTCCAAGGCCGGTCTGGAACTAGAGCAGTTCCTCGGAATCTTCGGTTTCGGCCGCCTGCAGGGCAGGAGGGCCACAGGAACTGTCCGGATCGAACTGAACAACGCAAACGCCCAGGACATCAACATCACGTCCGGCAGCCAGTTCTACACCCGCCAGTCGCTGCCGGGAAGCGGCAACCCGCTGTACTTCTCGTCCACCCAGGCGGTGGTCATCCCGGCAGGCTCCTACCTGGCTGACGTCCCCGTAGAGTGCACCGACGTCGGCACGGTAGGCAATGTGCCACCCGACAGCGTGGTGTTCGTAGGAGACGTCCTGGGGGCCACTTCGGTCACCAACCTGCAGGCCTTCACCGGCGGCGTGGACGTCGAGACCGACGAGGAATTGCGGCAGCGGTTCAAGGACACCTTTCTGCGGTCGATCACCGGCACCGAGGACTGGTATCTCGGCCTGGCCTACCAGAACAAGAACATCTCCAAGGCGGCCTGCTTCGGCCCGATCCGCAAGTACGCGACCCAGATCGAGGTGCCCAGCACCTCGGTGAGCCTGGACGCTTACGTCAGCGACGACGTCAAGTACGCCTGGGACGGCGACTGGCACGTCTCGGTGTTCAAAAACCTCGGCCAGGAGGACGAGAAGTTCTACCGCCGCAATATTGACTTCACCTGGGTGTCCGGCTCGTCGCCCTCCTTCGGGAGGATCTCTGACGGCGATATGGTGACCGGTGACGTGGTGGACCTGGAGTTCGAGTTCACCACCCGCTCGTCGCGCAACGACCCGGTCAACGGGATCACCAACAAGATCGACGTCTTCGTCAACGGCTCCGACCCCTACACCGTGACCGAACGGACTAAGGTTCCGCCCTCCAACGGGGCGACTGCGGTGGTGCTGTCCGCCGACGAGGACGACCAGCTTTACGCCGGAAGTTTCGCCCGGGTCGGATCGACCGGTTCCCCGACGGCGGGGAACCGTTTTACCCGCCTCGGAAGCACCCCCATCATCTCGTTCCCGTCCATCATCACCGTATCGACCACCAACTCCGGGGCCTCCGGCGGGGTGACGAGAACAAACTACCAGCAGGGCATCGACTACCACCTCCTGCGCCCGGCTCCCGACCAGATCGTCACGCCCACGACTCTGCTGGCCGGATCGCCCTACGAAATCGCCGGTATCGAGTGGACCAGCACCGGCCCGGTCGCCGGGACGGCCATCACCCTGAACTACATCTACAACCGGGTTCCCGAGGTCATGCAGGCGGTCATCAAGACCTCGAAGCAGATCGCCACCGACGTCATGGTCCACCAGGCCGGATACCAGCACCTGAAGGTCTACCTCTCGGTCGAGTATGACCGTGGGTTTGTCGTCACCCAGGTCAACAACGCGATCAACGAGCGGCTCCGCTCGTATTTCGCCGGAATGCCCTTCGGGGCCTGGATCGAAATCTCCGACCTCACCCTGGCCGTCCATCAGGTTCTCGGGGTCGACAACGTCAAGCTCACCTACGCCGACGATCCCGGGGTCGACCCGGTGGCCAAGGACTACGGGATCAAGACCTACGGCGACTCGGCCGACGTCGTCTCCCTGACCGAGGATCCTTTCGAGGACGACTTCAAGCTGCGCGACAACCAGCTTCCCGTTTTCCTTGAGGCGATAGTCAGACGGCGGGCGAACCGATGATGGGAGTGATCCGCATGGCTAACCACCCCCTCAAGCCAGATCCTCACCACGCGGCGTATATCGGGCTGATCATGAGCCTGGTCGCCTTCGGCTTCGCTGTAGCGGCCTTGGGTGCGGCACTGGCGATGGGGGTGCGCTGATGTCGTCATCAGCTTGGCCTCTCATGCCTCCGAAATCCACCGAGACCCGGCTGGAACATTTCGATGAACAGCTGTACACGGCCGATCCGACCACCCTGCTGTACAAGTTCGTCGACGCCCTCTGTGGCGACGCCGGTGCGGGGAGCCTGAAGAAGGAGATATTCCTCCAACGTCTCTCTGGTGCCATGGACGGCATCTATGGCTCCGACTTGGATTACATCTTCGGCAACACCCGGGTGCTGTCCCGCGTCTCGTCGGAGGCGTACACCTACAACACCATGAGCCAGATGCTCACCTCCGACCAGTGGGACGAGGTGATGGCCAAGGATGCCTTATACCGCAACCGCATCCGGGAGTTCTTCATCGCCGCCGCCAAGGGCGGCACCGCCGAGGGAATCCGGCAGCTGGTGCATGCCGCCATCTCCTGCGACTGCCAGGTGCTGGAGAACTGGAGATATATTGATTGTGCAGATGAAGAGACAGAAATCCTTACTCGTTCAGGATACAAGCGTTATTCTGAGCTAAAAGAAGGTGAGGAGGTGCTTACACTGAACATATCTTCCGGGTTAGCGGAGTGGCAGGCCACCACCAAGATCAACGTCTTTCCCGTAATTGATCATGAAATGCTTTCTGTAGAGATGGGCGGCAGACACTCCTCCTTAACCACCATGAATCATCGCTGGCCTGTGAGCAGTAGGATTAAAAACACCGAAGGAATCCGTGGGTATTCAGACATTCGCATTCGTGCATCCGCCGAAATAACAACCGAAGACAGATTTATTCGAGCCGCGCCAGCAATAAAATTAACCGATTTCGCTAAATTTTCTGACTCTCTTGTCGAACTAGTCGCTTGGTTCGTGACTGAAGGTCATGTTCATGCCCAATCATCAGTTGTCACCATCGTGCAGTCCCACGCAGTTAATCCCACCAAAGTGGACAATATCAGGGCAGCTCTGACCACACTCATCGGAACTTCTGTCAAGAATTTTGATCGCACCGGGGCAAGAAAAGACCAAAGCCCTGCTTGGCGAGAATGGGTAAGTTGCTCTAAACCGGACATTACTGTATTTCGGCTCAATTCGGCTGCCGGGCGACTGTTGATCGCCCAGGCTCCTGAAAAAATAGCGTCGATGGATTTCATTAATTCATTGACACGATCCCAGCTTCAGCTTTTCCTAGACACCTGCATCGCCGCTGATGGACATGTTCGAGGAGATGGTTACCGATCTTTCATTCAAAAATCAATGGAGAGAACCGTTCCGATTCAGATTGCGGCGACTCTGCTTGGAATACCCACCTCCATCCAGAAGACGCAAGGAGTGTGCCACGTTTTAAGCCTTTGTGAGAGGCAGAAGTTCGTTCAACCTCTCGGACAAGGGCGGAAAAACGCAAAAATTGTCCGATACACAGGAACCGTATGGTGCCCCACAACCCCTAACGGAACTTGGTTTGCTCGACGTCGGGGCACCACTTACTTCACAGGCAATTCCTTCGGTCTGGCCGGGGATGTCGGGCGGGCCGGGGAGGGTGGGTCCTTCTCGGCGGTTGATCTCGCTACTGGACACGAGGTGATCCGCAAGACCCGCAACCAGGCCGAGTCCTACGCCGACACCAGCGGCCTGGATGACGGGCCACACAATATCCGGGCTAACCAGGCCCGATCCGAAATCACCATCGTCCCCTACAAGACCGACCTTCACCCCCGGGAGACCCGGGTGCTGCGGGATATGCTTGACCGGATCACCCCGCAGGATACGGTGGTCACCATCAGCCCCGAGGGACTCAGCGTCAGTTCTCCCGTCACGGTACGGGCGATCACCTCCGACTCGACGTACTACCAGGTCGAGAAGATGGTCACCGGCACCCCGGTATTGGACGAGCTTCCGCCGCCGGAGATGCTGGCGATCGACCTCGATCCCACCGCGAACTGGCTCAACCCCCGAACCCCGGAACTGGCCCCCTACGCGCAGTTCAACATCACCCAGGAGTTCGGTTACTACTACCTGGTTTCGGGCGGTCGGCGGTCACCGATCGACGAGGTCACCTACGGGGTTCTGGAGGAGAACGACAAGGTCCGTCTGGAGGCGGCCTTCGAGTGGTACGAGCAGAACGAGCAGTTCGGGCCGTGGACCGAGTACGAGAAGGCCGACAGCCCCGACAACTACCCTGGTGGCAAGTTCGGGCTGACTCCCAACAGCCTCCCGGCCCGCAACCCAGACCGGAGTCCGTACCAGTTCCAGTACGAGTCGCAGTCGGCCTACATCACCCAGAAAAAACAGGAGGTGCTGGCGCTCGGCGGTAACGCCAACGACACCAGATACCAGCTTCCGATACAGAAGTCGACGACGGCCAAGCGTGTCTACACACCCGACCTGGCCATCGCCTTCACGGCACCAGTTCGAGACTCGACGGTAACCAGCAGTTGGACGTCTCGCAAGCCTCGCTACGTCAGCAGCGAGTTACGCAACTCATCGTCATTCATCCGGTCGTGACCAGGCTGAGGAGAGCAAAACATGGCCGGTAAAACCGACTACTTTTATGACTTTCACTACCCACTGCCGTTTGTTGAGTTGATCCTCAAACTGCTCGGCAAAAAGCAGGACGGCACCACGCAACTCACCGACACGGCGAACCGGGAATGGTTCTCCCAGCCCCGGCTGTCGTCCAGCGGCCAGACCGACTGCATCACGGTGAACTTCCGACTCCCGCTCTCGGTCAGCGAGATCAGCACCGAAATACTGCGGATGCCGTGCCTGGTGGAACTGTGGTACCAGGATCGCTCCAACAACTGGCGTCCCATCCTGGACACCCAGCGGACCCCGCTGAAAGTCAATGTCTCCCGGTCGGACACCGCGTCGTGGTACAAGTATTTCTCGAAGTGCTACCCGATTGTGGCGAAGAAGGTGCAGTTCCGCATCACCCGCACCAACGATCCTGCAGTGGACGGGATCCCGTACCCGGTGGGGATGCGCAATACCCTGATCCGGCGCAACGTCTATGACCGCGACTCGGGCGGCTCGTTCGAGGACGAGGTCGACATCATGGGCAACGTGGTGTCGAAGTACATCAAGGACTGGGATGCCCAGCGGGCCGCCGACGACAACTACCTGACCTTCTGGCGGTCGGCACCACAGCCCGACCCTGCAGCGGTGGTGAGCCTCTATCTCGACGTCCGCGACGAGGAGGGTCGACCGCAGGTCATCGACAAAATCTATCTCGATCCTGTCTACAGCGGTCAGCACCTGAACCTGTACTACAGCATCGACGGCCTGGTGGGCACACGATTCCTGTCACCCATCACGCTCGGGCCTGCGACGGGAACCGAGGAAGACCCGACGGTGTCGGGCATGGAGTGGCGTTCGGGGCAGGGTCTCCGGGATTCGTTGGACGTCGAGGACACCGACTCATCGTTCTACACCTGGCCGCTGTCGATCGGCCCCCTGCCCACCCAGGACGGCTGGATCGGGGTCGAGTGGCGACCCAATTTCGAGTCGGCCAACGTCGAACTGAACCACAACCCGATTCTGTTCCAGGCCGAACAGGTTTCCGGCAAATTCAAGCCGACCCTGCTTTACGACCCCGAGAACCGGACTTTCGAACTGGTGCTCGGAACCGGGCACGTCTACACCAGTTCGGCGATCAGTCAGGAGTTCGTCGTCGGCGACTCGCTGCGCATCGTCGCCGGATGGCGGTATGTGTCGGGTGGTGACGATGTGGTGGTCATCAAAGTCACCGACCAGCGGGGCCGAGTCCTGGCGAGCCTGAGCGAGGACACCGAACTGCCGGAGATCATCGGATTCGATGGCACCTGTCGGGTGGCGGACTTCCGAGGAATCCTGCCCAACCTCATTGTGAAGCTGGAGAACCCGGAACTCTCGTCGGAGAACTTTCTCAAAAACCCTCTCTACTACGTCGATCCCGACCCGGTGATTGTCGATGAGTCTGGTTCGCGCCCGGTGACGTCACTCAACAACGCCATCTACGCCGCGCCGTTCGTCGCCCGCGAGCACGGCTCTGGCGGCTCGGACTCCAGTCATTTCGAGGACAAGGAATGGACCCCGATCTGGCGCGACTACACCGCCGTGCGGGGGATGCTGCACCTGCCCAAGCCGGTCTCGATGAGCTACCTCAAACTGGAGTTCACCAACCTGACAGAACAGCCCTACCCGATCTACGAGGCCGGAATCGAGACCTCCTACAAGGTCTTCCCGATCCAGGTCACCCAGCAGTCGTCAATCGGGCCGAAGCTCTACACCGGCGGCGGCGGCTTCCTCGGCATGGGGACATTCATCTCGATGAACGGCACCCGGTCGGTGAACTGGCTCGACCCGGTGTCGGTCATGCAGGCGGTGGGCAGCGTTCTCGGCCCCCAGACGCCACCGGTGATCATCAGCACCGCCACCCCCTACATCGTTGACCGGCTGCCCAACAATGGGACGCAGGCCGTCGAGGAACAGACCCGGATCGAGGCCGCCTCGGCCTACGTCTACCCGAGGGAGGCCCTCAACCCCTACATTCTGGCCCAGGACCAGTACAACACCACCATCAAAGCCGAGGGTCTGCAGGCCATCCAGCCCTACGTCGACGTCCCGTGGGAGGCTATCGAGGCCGCCAATCCCGGTTCTGTCACCAAGGTTCGGTCGACCGGCACCGTGCCGATCCGGGGCACCGACTGGTGGATTTATCCCGGCCAGCAGATCAAGGTCCCGGCGTCGGTGATGACCAAACTGACGTCGACCGAGACTGTCACCGAGCGCAAACTGACACTGGAGAACCGAACCCGGTTCAACACCACGTCGGTACACCGCTACGAGACCAGGACGGTCAAGAGGGATGCGGCGATCGCGTACTTCGCCGGGGTCCGGGAGGTTCAGCCCTACACCTCGACCTACATCACCGGCGAGGATCGGCCTTACTTCGAGTTCCCGAGCTACGACGCGACCCAGTGGACTTACGTCGAGGAGAACGCCCAGAAGTCCCCTCAAGGCCCCATCTCTGCCCGCTACCCGAACATTCCCCTGATCATCAGCAAACACTTCGAGACCCAGTCCGAGTTCGTCAAGGTCTCTATGGAATTTCAGGATTCGGGTTTGCTGAGGTCGAACTCGATGTGGGCCGACATCGACCAGGCGGTGGCCGGGATCGAGGACACCAGACTCTCGCCCTACGTCAACACCGTCCCGGCCAACATCCCGGGCGGCAACTGGGCCGACGACCGTGCGGTCTGGCTCGACCCGGGAACGGTCTGGGGCGCGGTGCGTGGCCTGGTCTCGATCAATGTCGACAGCGACCGGCGTTACCAGGGCCGTCGGGTGCTGCACTTCACCCGGGCCGCCGGGTCTGGTGAGGCCGGTATCAGCCTCGATCAGTGGACTAATTTCGTCCCTGGTGCGCAGTTCCGGATGGGGGCCGTCTTCTATCGCCCGAACAATACCGACAACGAACTGGTGATGACCCTGACCCGCTCGGACGGGGTGGAGATTCACCGTGAGGTGCTCGACTACGCCCCGGTCGGACGGTGGTTCGAGCGCACCACCCAGTTCGTCGAGATACCCGAGACCTTGCCCAACAACACCTTCGACAGCGGGCTGCTCGGCTGGGTGCCACTGGGCGGCTCCTGGGCCGCCGAGACGGCGGTGGGCCGGTCGGGCACTAAATCCGCCCGGCTGACCACAAACGGCACCCTGTCCAGCCTGACCTCGTCTCGCATGCAGTCGCTGACCGATACGGTGGTCACCGCCTCGGCCTGGGTCCGGTGGCAGGACTTGACCCCCGGCACCGACCTGATCTACCTACAGGTGCTGATGTACGACAACGACGACGAGTTGGTGGCCACCCACACCCTGGAGAACAAAATCTCTCCGGCGCAGGCGACCATGACGTCGTGGGTACCGGTGTCGGGTTCGGTGACGGTTCCCGACGATCAGGGTGTCACCCAGGTGGCGTTCCGCATCCTGGTGGCGGTGGCGGCTGGCACGGGTGGCAAGGTCTGGGTCGATGACTTTGCCACCGACGTACCCGGAGCGCCCCGGCAGCAGTTCACCGCCGCGCTGACGGTGGTGGGCGACGAGGAAGAGAGCCTGTACGTCTCCGACCTCTACACCGAGGTCACTCCGGTGCGGTATTTCGCCCGGCTGGGGACGGCACCGGAAGACCTCATCGAGGTCACCGACCTGCGCTACACCAAGGGGGTGGCCACCGTGACCACCAGCCAGCCGGTGAACACCCTGGACGTCCAGGCGGTCATCAACAGCCCACGAGCCTGGGCTTTCGGCTGCAAAATAACTCCCGCCTACTTAAAATGATGCTATAATTACGGGACACCACCACCACCCCCGTCAGGAGATCATCATCATGCCCGACACCAAGACCGTCATCGTCATGCCGACCCGCAAGATGTCCAAGGAGCAGCTCGCCGAGCAGGCCCACTTCGCGCGCCGGGCCGGTGCGGACGTCAACCGTGCCCGTCAGGCCCGCAAGGGGTTCGCCAAGGGCGGCCGGGCCGGTGGACGGCGTGCGGCGATCGCTTCGTTTGGGTGAAACCCCTGGATAACGCCTCCAAACCCACCTGAATAGGTGGAACGGCACCGGCCGCCGAACGGAGGTTTCCTCTCAGTGAGTCTGGCAGACCATTACGATCAAGCCAACAAGCAGGAACCCAAGCCGCGCGTCTGCAAGGTGTGTGACTGGTATCGGACTTTAGAGTCTCGGGACAGGATTTTCTTCGACGAAAAGGCCGAGGAAGCACTGTCCGGCCGGGGGAGCATGCAGCAACTCCGGCGCGCAATATTATCCACCGGTTTCTACGCGGCCCGTTCGACCTTCCAGGTCCACCTGAACGAGCACCATCGGGAACTGCTGCAGGAACTGCGGTCATGAGCCTGGAAGATCACTACAACGACCTGGAGCCATCCGGCGACGAGGCCGAAGAACACCCCTGGCGGGCCGACTGGGAGGGTGCTGAGGGCACCATCCAGACCGGTGCCCTGCCCGACGACTTCGATCCCCACGACTTTTCTGCCGTCCTGCACCGTCTCGGGTACTCACCCGACGAGGTGAAAATGGAACTCGTCTCGGCCTCCCGCTGGGAGCAGCGCACCGCCGTCCGGGACGACGAGGGCCGCAAGACCGGCGAGATGGCGTCAACCTACCTCAACGCCTACAAATACAAGGCGGTGCGTAACGCGCTGTGCGTCCCCCTCCCGGCCCTGTACGCCGAGGTCAAGGCGTCCAAGCCGACTAAGAATGCCCCGTCCCCCACCGGACGCACGGCGGTGGTGGTGTTCGGCGACCTCCAGTGCGGCAAAGTCGATCACCTCGGTGGCCTAACCGAGATGCTGCACCGGCTGGACGAAAAACGAGCGGCACTGAAAAAGTACCTCAAATCGGCCAAGGTGGAGTCGGTGATTATCGCCGACGTCGGCGACATCGTGGAGGGCTTCGAGAACATCCCGGCGCAGACCAGAACCAACTGCCTGTCGCTAATGGATCAGGTCGACGTCGCCGCCACCGAATTATGGAAGACGATCCGGGTCGCCGAGAAGTTCGGGCCGGTCGACGTCCTGTCGGTGCCGAGCAACCATGCCCAGTGGAGACGTGGGAAGAGCCTGGTCGGCAAACCGACCGACGACTGGGGGCTGCACATCAATCAGCGCCTGGAAAGGCTCAATGAGGAAGCCGGTCTGCGGGTCGCCTTCCACCGCCCTCCAGACTGGGAAGAGACCCTGTCCTTCGAGGTTCAAGGAATCACGCTCGGGATGGCCCACGGCCACCAGGCCAACAGCCCCGACCGGGTCAAGGACTGGTGGGCGAAGATGACCCACGGCGGGGTGCTGGACTGCCAGATTCTGCTGACCGGCCACTATCACTTTCCCAGCCTCCGACCCAGCGGACGGGACGCCAAGACCGGACGCACCCGATGGCACATCCAGGCCTCCACCCTGGACAACGGTTCGGCCTGGGTGCGCAACAAGATGGGCGAGGATGGGGACCCGGCCATGACCGTTTTCGTCGTCGACCAGACCGGCTTCGACGTCCAGTCATTCAGTTTGCTGTGAGAGAGGAATCGCTGTGAAAATTTGGGTCATCAAAATGTTTGGCCGCAAAGTTCTGGAAATAGAATCCAGGGAGGAAGTCACCGTCGACGACGTGGTGCGCAGGATGGTGGCCGCCACCGTCGGGATCGTCGTGGACGACGAGTGCGACTGCGAAGAGGACTACCGGGGGATCATCGAGGGGTTGATCCCCTGCGAGTCGTGCGGCGAGATGTTCCTCCCCGACGATGAGGAAGCGGTGGACGCCGAGTTCGCCAACCTCACCGAGAGACTGATCTGGGGTCCCTCCCCGGAGGAAGAACCGGAAGAGGAGTAGCGTCGTCGGTAATTACCGGCTCGCGCTTGGTGGTGAGCAGGACACGCAACTTGTGCAACCCCTTCATGGTCACACGAACCTGCGGGGTGCCCAGATAGTAAACACCATCAGACCTATCGAAGTATCGTTCACCGATTTTTTCGGTCAGCCGACCGGCCTCAATTTGAGATTGATAGGGTCGCCAGTGAGACCGAGACCCCCTGGTTCGATAAATCCATCCCTGCTGTCCCATGAATTTGAACAATCGGTTGGCACCGATTTTGATGCCATAGTCGTTGTGAAGAATCGCCGAAACATCTGCGACAGCAAATGTCCCCCTAGCGTCTGCTAGGGCGAGCCAGCTTTCCGCGACCGGCTCAATGAGCTTCACATACTCCTGAGTGTCCTGGTGGTTTCGCTTTTCGTCGTCCAGCGCGTCCTGGGTGGCAATCAGCGCCGAGGCCAGCGCATCGGCACGGCGGGCCAGAAGCTGGGTCTGCAGCGCCAACTCGCGGGCGTCGGACGGCTCGTCCGGGGTGTGGCGCTGCTGCAGTTCTTCGCGCATCCGCCGGAAGGCCTGGATCAACTGGACCTTGAAGTCGACCACGGCCTCGTTGTTGCGCATGAAGGTCAACAGCAGGCTGGCCTGGTACTCGTTGAGCACGGCGTAGGTCTCGGGACGCCCCGGACCTGCGGTTATTTTTGCGATCTCAAATCGCAAAACGCCAAACTCCTCGAATTTGGCCTGATGGGTGCGAACCAGGCGAAAAACAGAACGGTGATCGGAGTTGGTGCCCTGGGCGATCACCAGGGTCGTGGTGACGGGATCGCCGCCGTCAGCGGTTACCAGACCAACGGTGGTGTTGGTATGCTCAAGTTCTGGCATGAGGACTCCGATTCCTTTTGTCGGACGACCCCCGTCCCTGAACAGGCGGGGGTCATTTATTTGGCCTCCCCGAACAGCAGCCATTCGAGATTCTTGGCCTCATCCGGGGTCTTAGAAGAACTATAGCTCAATTCCTCGCTGGTCCCCTGTACTGCGGCGGCCAGCGCGCGGCGCTCGTTGCATATCTGCCATATCCGTTCCTCCACCGAGTCCTCGGTGATGAGAACGTAGGCGGTCAAACCGTCCAGGTGGGAGTCTGTGCGGTCGATGCGGGCATTGCGCTGGGCCAGGTCGTCGTAGGAGTAGGTGGGGTCGACGCTGATGACATACCGGGCCTCCTGCAGGTTCAAGCCGTAGGTTCCCGCATCGGAGGAGCAGAAGGCGGTGATGTCGGGATCGGCCTTGAAGCGATCCTGAGCGGCCTGGGACTCCGCTGCGGACTGTCCGGTGGCGTAGTGCAGAACGTGCGGCACCGTTAGATGTGGGGCCAGCGGGAGCAGTCCCAGTTCCGTCCAGTGGCAGAAGACCACCGCCTTGTCCTGAGCCTCCCGGACACCCTCCAGCATCCCGTTGAGGACCTCGATCTTCCCCGAGTGGGTGGCATCGAACAGGTCGGGCCGTTGGGCGAGAATGTCGGCGGCGACCTCGCTCTTCGAGTTGAGCAGCGCCGCCGGGTTGATGCAGGCGATCCGGGCCGCCAGGTAGTGGTGGGCGAGACTCTCGCCCTTATCCCGGGCCTGACGGGCGCTGTCGAGGATCAGGCCGAGCAACTGCTCGGTGCCCGGAGTGGCCTGGACGTACATCGGGATGGTCTCGATGCCCCGGAACTGCTCCTGCACCCCGGGGTCGGTCTTGCGGACAGCCATCGTCCAGTCGCCGACCCGGTGCCGTATCTCCTGCAGTTTGACGAGGTTCCAGTCGTAGGTGACGAACCCGAAGGATCGACCGGTTCGGGTCTTCATCGGGACATTGCGAACCCGGTCGGCGTAGCGCTGAATAAAGTCGGTCTTGGTCGATAGCGGGTTGTGCCCCTCCTGGCCGTCGAGGGAGAAGACGTCCCGGTACCGCAGCGGGTTGCCTCCGACCACGGTGGCACTCATCGGCCACACAATGGCATGACAGGCCCTCACCATCCTGTCGAGCGCCTGGCGGGCCTTGTTGGGGGTCGAGTCGGTGATCAGCTTGGAAGCCTCGTCAAGCACCCACAAGACCCGCTTCCCGGCAATCAGGGTGATCAAGTCTTCCTCGTCGTGCCAGAGTTTCTCGTAGTTCATGACGTAGACCTGGTGACCGGCGGCGTACATCTTGCGGCGCTTGGCCTTGGTGCCGTCAGTGACCACCGCGTCCAGCCCGGCCGGGGCCTGGAAGGTGCGGCAGAGGTTGATTTTGAGTTTGGACAGCGTGCAGGCGATGACCAGGTCGACGTCGTCGTGATTGAACAACTCCAGGGCACCGGCCCCTGAGCAATGGCTATTGTGAGTGACATTATGTCCCCGAGTAACGTAAAGATTGTTCTGAGCGGCTACGGTGATGCACACCTGTTCCTCAGACATACCTTCATCGAAGACGTTGGAAATGATTTTGTTCGGAATCTGACGCTGCACGGGCGGACAGTAGGCTTGGGCTTTGCGTGATAGCCGGAACGGCATGACGTCAGGCGGAAATACGATGCTGACACGCCAAGATTGACGACCAGGAATACGATCACCGTTTTTGTCGGTGTACTTGGTGATTCTTCCCGAGGAAATGGTGGCTCTGCCCCGCAGGCCACGAACAAGATCAGCCACCTGATCCCGAAGAGCCTCACTGGTGGTGGAAAACTCCACTCCAGTCTTTCCTGAGTAGGCATGGCCATCGGTGTCCAGAAGTCCCTGGAGTAGGGCTAATCTCTCAGCAGCAGAAGATCGTAAATAGTTCTCGGGAACATGTTTCTCGTAAGAGAATTGTCCCCAAAGACCCATGTCCTTCAAAACACGCCTGATCGAAGCCGGAACCATGGCGACTGCAGTGTGTTCGGTTTCCGTCGCCGTCACACGATTCCATCCGAACTGATCAATAATTTCTTTATCGGTGTGAATACTGTCAGCTCGGAAACACCCATCTCCAAGAAGAACCCCGAGCATGTAGGGGGGTAGTGGCAAGGATTCTGGAAGCGGCGAAAAATGAACTGTCTCAAGCGCCGGAATCTGCCAGCGATGCTTTCCCCGTTCGGGCAGGTTGACCATGATTTCTTTGGTGGTGAGAGTTTTCCAAGGAGCCTCTTCGATACGCTCTTTTCTGGTCGGGTCACTGAGGGAAGGACCACGACGTCGGGTGCTGGATTTTCGTACATTCCAGAGGTGATCTCCGTCGCATCTGACGAAAGTCTTGTCGTTGAACTCGACGCGATAAACAGAACGCACACCCTGAGGGTGTACTGCAATCACCGAAGTGGCCATGCCGTCTGAGCCAATAACCTGATCGCCGGGCCGCAAATCCCCCATGGTGCGCCATCCTGTCGGGGTGAGCACAGGCTCACTGACGGGTTCCGCCTTCCCGGACCCGGCCGCCCAATTCCAGAACCAGAACCTGTCGGTGTTTGTCTGACCGTTCCTGGCCCGCTCCAGCGCCCGGTTCATACTGAACGTCTGGAACGGCTTGAGGGTGTAGCCCTCGATGTCCAGCGGGGCGTTCCAGCGGGCCACGTCCTCCCGGACGGCCTGCGCCGAGGGTGTCCAGACGGGATGGTAGCCGTCCTTTTCGAGCGCCTCGATGAACTGGTCGGCCAGGTGCAGGCCGTTGAGGATGAGATACCGGCTCACCCAGTCCTTGTGCCGTTCCAGGAACAGCCCACGGCTGGTCTCGTCCAGCGGTTCGAACGACAGGTTGTCGGGATAGTCGGGATGCTGGTCGACCAGGATGATGCGCGATTCGGGGACACCGGAGTCGAGTAGGGCGATCACGTCCCTCTCGGTGGCATCGAGGGTCACGGTGTCCTGGTCGGTCATCCTGCGATTTTACCCTGCCACCAGGGTGTTTTGCAGATTCTCAGACAGTGGTGGTACAAATTACGAAAATCCCTCGAACATAAGGAGACACCACCCCGGCGTTATGCGGACGAGTCCGCCGGGTTACCAAACCAACCGTTTCCTGCTGCTACCTGGCACCTAATACGTCCTCGTAGTTGTGCTCACTCCCCAAACGCTCGGACAGGCGGGCTACCTGATCTGTGGGTCGCGAACCCGGTGATGGTCGGATCGAAGCCCCTTGGCCAGAAGAGGTCAAGGGGCCAGACGTGGTGCGGGACAATCGGTGAGCGGTCAATGGGAGGTCATGGCCCTGGGAGGTCCCAGAGGGCATGGGTTACTTGTGTCCTCTTCCTCCGAGGAATAACTGCAGGTCTGGAACACCACCAATACAGACTGAAGACTTTCAAACTACTTTTGAGCTACCCTGTAGGGCATGAAGGTTAAAGACGACCAGTCATGGTCCTTGCAGATGGCTGAGTTCTCCGCAGACGAGTCAAGCATCAAGTTCCGGGATTTTCTGGTGTTGTGGGTGGATACCGCAGAGATGGTCATGCAGGACGGTAATGGCTCGAAGCACCCCCATGACAGTCTCAGCAAAGCATTCGAGGTAGCTGAGCAAAGTTTGGGGTATTTATCGGTGGAATGGCTGGGCCAGATGCTGCTGGTGATCGTCCAGCACTGGGTTAACGGCGATCGGGTGTGGGATGCCATGAGCGTGTGGGAGCGCAGGATGGTGGAGCAGGCCACCGCCCTGAAGCTGGTCGAACTGCAGGGTTCTGCGCAGATGGGCGAGTAGTCTCCACACCGGCTTGACTTTACTGTTTTTATAGCTCATACTAATAGAGCAAGCAGCCACCACCACCAACAAGGGAGTCACCACATGACCGCCACCATCGCCACCACCGACATCGCCACCATCCTGGCCAACGCGGAGGCCAACTACGTCAAGGCGATCCTGGCCAAGACCGAGGCCGAGGCGCTGGAGAACGTCAAGAAGTCCGGCTCGTCGGTCGCCCAGCGCAAGGCCTCCATCAACAAGGCCCTCGCCGAGGCGAACAAGCAGGCCATCGCGGCCCATGTCGCGGCGTTGAAGTCGATCCCGACCGAGGCCTCGGCCCTCGCCGCGATCGGTGACGAGGTCTCCGACAACGGCCTGACCACCGACCAGGCGGTCCTGGCGATGGAGCACGTCCTGCACATCAAGGCGGCGAAGGACCTGATCGACGCCACCTACGAGGCGACCCGGGCGATGGTCTACCGCACGATGGACCTCGCCTTCGCCGACGAGGAGTTCCCCGAGCACACCAACGGGGTGATCGACGTCCCCGAGACCGGGAAGCGTTTCGCCCGCGAGGGTGCCGGTCGCAAGCCCGCCACCATCGACAACAAGGCCCTGGCCGACGCGATCGGTGCCGAGTTGTGGGACGAGATCAGCACCGAGCAGGTCACCGTCAAGCGTGTGATCGACGAGGAGAAGCTGGCGGCGGTGGTCGCCGACCACCCCGAACTGCTGGAGGCCATCCGGGGCGCAGTCGTCCCGGGCGAGTGGAAGACCCCGCGCCTGATGGTGCGCAACATTCCCCCAACGAAGGAGTAGTGATGGAGCACGACCTCGATGTGATCGACGTCGTCCCGACCGGAAGCCCCGAGGTTGACCCTCGGGGCGTTTCGGTTGTGGAGCCGCTGGAGATTGACGAGACCCCGGTGGAGAGGCCGGGCGGTGAGTTGATGGCCGATGCGGGACTGGAGTTGTCCTACTCAACCGACTCGGCGGCAGAGTTCTTCAACCGCTCGAACCAGTGGCTTTACTGGGGCCTGCGGGAGGGGGTGTTCACCTACGAGGACGGCACCACGATCGAGCCGATCCGCATCGGCCCCGATCAGCGCCGCCGATTCACCCTGGCGGTGATCAAAGAGATCATGAAGTGCTGCTACCGGCGCGGAAACTTCAGCAAGAACGACGTCGAGATCATCATGACCCGCATCAAGCTGGCCGAAAAGGGCGTCGAGTGGCGCGAGGTCGAGGGCTGGCGTTACGCCAAGACCGGCCGGTCGACCTGGCGGTGGGTTCCGCCCGACGAGGCGGTTCGAGACCAGTTCACCGGCGAGTGGGAGTGGGTCGGGAAGATCAAGCAGCGTCGGGGCAAGAAGCCGCGCCAGTGACCAAGCCCGCCGACGCGATCAGATCGGTGATCGACGAGTCGCTTGCCGGTCAGCGCGACAACTTCCGTAAGGTTCTGGCGGCCCGATCCACCGACGAACCGCTGCCGGTGGCCCGCACCGAACTGCTGTACGTCTGGGATGCCTACGGCAATCAGTTCCTGGACTTCGGTGCCCTCAATGCGCCGATCGGCCACCTCTCCCCTGCGGTTCTGGGGCTGGTCAAAGACCAGATGCGGTACGCGATCACCGGACCCGAGCAGGGATCCTCCCTCGACCGGTGGCCGATACAGTACGCCGCCGACCTGGCGTCCTCGTTCGCCGGACTCTGGGGCGGTGCCGGGGTGCAGGTGCTGTTCTGTGAGGGTCAGCACGATGCGGTCTCGACCGCCGCCAGGATGGTGTGGTCCAGCGACCGGACCCGGCTCACGGTGCTCTCATCCGGGCTGCACGACTGGCTCTCTCCGGCCCTGGGGAGGGTGAACCACCGCAGCCCGCTGGAGGTGCCACACATCGGGGGCTGGACGGGCGGGCTGCTGGTGTCTCCGGTGACGACGTCGGGACACGACATTCCGGCGCTGGGGGAGTGGATCAGCACCGCCCGAAAGGCCGCCGTCCCGGTGATCGTCGACGAGACCCTGTCCGGGTTCGGACGTCTCGGCGGCTCGATGTGGTCGCGGTGGGCCGAGTTCGCCGACGCGGTGATCCTCGGCGGCCCGGTCGGTGCCGGTCTGCCGCTGGGGGCGATCGTGGCCCGCCGTTCGTTTTTCACCGACCGGCCGGGAACCGTCTCGCCCGGCCCCCATGCCGGTTCGCCGGTCTCCTGCGCGGCAGGTTCGGGCCAGTGGGCGGCGATCACCCCCGACCTGCTCGACAATGTCGTGTCCTCGGGCGAGGCTATGTCTAGCGCGCTAGACGAACTGGTGAACCAGTTCCCTGATCTGGTGTCCGGTCACCACGGGCAGGGCCTGTACCGCGCCCTGAGGTTCCAGAACCCGATCCCCGACTTCCACCTCCACGCCCGCCGTCACGGCCTCCTGCTGGCCCCCACAGACACCGATACGGCGATCCTGGCACCACCGCTGGTGATCTCCTCGCTGGAGGCCCGCCGTGGGGTGGATATGCTGGCCGACACCTTGTTGTCGCTGGACGGTGCCGGTCTGCGCTGACCAGGTGAAACTTCTGCCGAGAGACCAGAACCAGTGACAGTAGTGACGGCCTATCAGTGCAAGGCGAGGGGCATGGCGACCCGCATCGAAATAGGTCTCCCGCGAGACCAAATAATGCAAAAATACCTGGTCAGGCGCATCTTCAGGGAGGTCGAGTTTCGGGTCACCGAGTCGACCGGTGACGTCGTCGTGGGGTACATCACCGGCTTCGACGACCGGTGCCTGCAGATGTCGACCTCCCCGGCGCACGTCGGGGATGAACCCCGGTCGGTTCTGATATTCTGGCCCGTCTCGCGCATCGAGGAGACCGGCCGCCGGGTCGATGACCTCGACCACGAGCACCGGTCGAAGATTCGCAGCTACTCGCACGCCCTCAAACTCCAGTGCGAGAGTTTCCTGACCAACAGGGGCCAGGGCAACCGCCCCCGGGATGGGGTCTGACACGACCCCGAGGCCCGCTGAGTCCCGTGCTACAATAAGTGTCTAATTAGGGATTCGAGCAAAGGGATGGGGTGGTGGTGTGTTCTCCGACATGGACCCTCTGGAAGAGGATATGGGCGTCCGGGTAGAAAACATGACCGTCGACCAGATCATCGCCTACGTCAAGGCCTACCACGCCGCCTTCGGGTTCACTGTCCGCATCGACGGCCAGCCCGAGCGGGCCATCTTCCGGTCCCTGCAGCGGGTGTACGGGCAGGCTGACGCGGGGCGGATTGTGAAGTGGGTGTTCTACAAATACCGGGGCCACTACAACGACGAGTTCATCGGCCCGATGGCCTTCTCCAAGGGTCGCAAATGGTTCACCGACAAGATGCACTTGGAGATGCAGCAAGCCATGAAAGAGCAAAAGCCCAGGTCGTACGCCCCCAAGGGGCTGGGTGTGCGGAGCCTGATCGACCTGTGAGAGACATCCGCACCCGGTATCTTCCTGACGACGAGTCGTCCCGGCTGTACCGCAACCATCCCCACATCGGCCGCTCCTACCTGGAGTACTGCCCGACCTGCAACGCTACCGGCACCTACCGCTGGCGCGGCAAGGAGCACTCCTGCGACTGCGAGGAGCAACTGCAGTTGCACAAGTGGTATCTGGCGTCCGGGATCGGGGTCACCTACCAGCGGCTCGACTTCGACGACTACCAGGGTCCCACCGACGTCCTCGACGGGGTGGTGAAATACCTGGAGCGTCGAGAGGACTTCCTTGCCCGGGGGATGGGAATGTTTCTCGTTGGGAGCTATGGAACTGGTAAAACGATGCTGGCCAATCTGGTGCTGAAGGAGATGGTGAAGGACGGCCATACCTGCTTCGCCACCACCTTTTCTCAGACCGTCGAGATGTTCACCGCCGGATGGAGCGACAAGGTCGAGAAGGAGTATTTCCAGCGCAAGTTCATCGGCTCCCGAGTCCTGTTGCTCGACGACCTCGGCCGCGAACTGCGGGGCACCAAACTGGCTTTGGCCGAGACCACCTTCGATGCGATCCTGCGGCAGCGGGTCCAGGCCGGGAGGGCCACCATCATCACCACCAACATGGAACCCGAGGAACTCGGCGACGGGTACGGGGCGGCGATCCTCAGCCTGATCCGGGAGAAGAGCCTGCAACTGGTGTTCGGTGGCTCCGACTTCCGCATCGAGGCCAACAGCCGCGAGGTCGACGAGATCATGGCCGGAGAGACCAGGCCGATCGTATGACCGTCTCGATCGAGCGCAAGGTTCTCTCGCTGATGACCACCCAGTCCGGGATTTCCCGGGTCTGGGATATGGGTCTGCGGGCCGAGGTGTTCGACGACCCGATGAACCGGTTCGTCTTCACCTTCATGGTCGACTACTGGATCGACGCCCAGATGCGTCAGCCACCCACCTGGGTGGTTATGGAGGCCGAGTACCCCCAGGTGGTGCTGGAAGACCCGGATTCTATTGAGGAGTCGCTCGACTGGTTGGTGTCGTGGCTGCAGAAACGGTATGCCTCGGTCCAGGTGCAGGATCTGTTGCGTCAGGCCGCCAAGACCTGCAACGCCGACCCGTCGGCGACCGTGGAGCGGTTGTGGCACGACGCCTACGATGCGGCTCAGGTCAACGCCCCCCGATACAGCCGGGTCGACGTCACCAAGAACGTCGCCGCCCGCCGGGAGCGGTACAACCGCGACCTGCAGGATCAGACCCGGGCCGGGGTTTCTATCGGGTTGACCGAACTCGATGACCACACCCGGGGCATTCTGCCGGGGGAACTCGCCGCCGTCGCCGCCTACACCAAGACAGGCAAGTCGTGGCTGCTGGCCAACGCCTTCGTCGCGGCGCTCAACAACGGACTGAGGCCGATGTTCTTCACCCTGGAGATGGGTGTCCCCGAGATTGAGGACCGGATCGACGCCATCTACTCCGGGGTCAGCTACCAGCGCTTCTCGCAGCGCCGGATGCTTCCGGCCGAGATGATCACCATGCGGGAGGCCCAGAACCGGATGGAGGGCCAGCACGCCGGTTTCATCGAACGGCCCGACCGGGGCGAGCGGACGGTCAAGCACATGGTCTCCCGCGCCCGGCAGGAGGGTGCCGACCTGCTCATCATCGACCAGCTGTCGTTCATCGACGCCGAGCGCGAGTACGGCGGCGACTCTGCGCTGAGAATGAAGCACGGCGACATCATCTTCGGACTCAAGGACGAGATTGCCCGCGAGTCGGCCGGGAAGATACCCTGCCTGCTGGCCGTGCAGTTGAATCGTCAGTCCGCCGCTTCTGGCGGACGGGGGGAGCTGTATCACTTCGCCAACTCGTCGATGGTCGAGCAGACCGTCGACCTGGCTCTGGGACTGCGGCGCAACAATGAGATGCGCGACAACAACGCGATGATCCTCGACATCATGGGCAGCCGCCGCTGCGACACCAAGAGCTGGACTTTGGCCTGGCACCTCACCGACCGAACCGAGATCAGAATCCGAGAGGAATATGTCGACAACACCTGACAGCGGTGACACCGCTCACGTTCACACCTGGACCACCGACCGCCAACCCTGCTCGTGCGGGGAGCCGGTGCCGTCCTGGCTGATCGCGGCCTGGGACAGGTACGCCGAGAGGACGAGGAAGACATGAGGGTGTGGGTCGATGCCAGCCGCGAGCCGGAGGTCGACTGGGCCTGGTCGAAGATGCCGGTCAGCGCCATCCGCATGCTTGCCGGAGGGTGTGTCGAGAAGATCAGCCTCGCCCCCGACCAGCCGGAACTGACAGACCCGGTAGCCGAGTGGATAAGTTCCCATGATGTTCGTCCCGTCACGACAACCCACGGAACCACCGATGGCGTCCGGTTCCCGCGTGGGCTGCTGACGGTCAAGGTCAGGGCGGTCTTGTGAAAAAGGCCCTCCCCAAACTCGACGCCTACAGCCGGTACAACGAGTTCCGCCGCCGCCTGGATGCCCGGGCGGTGCTCGACCACTACGGGATCGAGAACGAGCGCGACGAGCAGGGCAAGGATGACACCACCGAGGTGATTCACTCGTGCCTGCTCGACCGGGTGGAGCCGCACCACAATAACAATGACCAGAATCCCAGCGCATCCTGTAATTTGGAGAAAAAACTTTACGTTTGCCATGCCTACTGGGGCGGCGACCTTTTTCATCTGATCCAGAAGATGGAGAACAAAAACTCCTTCGAGGACATCGTCCCGTTCCTGTCGGGCTTCCTCGAAGGCAGTCAGGTCGAGCCGGATCGGTTCGCCGACGAGTTGGAGAAACTGCTCGCCGCCCCGGGTGGGTATTCGATCGAACTGCCGTCCTACGCCGATCGGGTGCTGGCACCGTGGGCCGTCGTGCACCCCTACCTGCACGAGCGGGGTGTCGACAGCGAGACCGCGAGCCGACTCCAGGTCGGGTGGCGCGAGAACGACAACCGGATCACCATCCCGCACTTCTGGGAGGGCAAACTGGTCGGCTGGCAGGCCCGCGCCGTGCCCGATCGCCCCGGGCTGTGGCCGGGAACCGCCGACCCGATGCCGAAATACCGGTCGACCCCCGGCTTCCCGAAGTCGACCACCCTCTACTATGACCATTCCCGGCCCTTCCCCCGGCCCGGCTCGACGGTGGTGGTGGTCGAGTCTCCGTTCTCGGTCATCAAGGCGACCGCGTTGGGTCTCGATATTCCGGTTCTGGCCACCTTCGGTGCCAAGGTGTCGACCCTCCAGACCACCATGCTGGCCGACTTCGGTGAGGTCATCCTCTGGCCCGACCCCGACGCCGCCGGTCAGGTGATGGAACAGGTCGTCACTCAGCGACTGCGCCACCCGGGGCTGCGGATCGTCACCCCCGACCCGGGCAAGGACCTTGCCGACTACGACTCGCTGAGTAAGGTCGTCCAGAAGATCGGCGACGCCGAACCGGCGCTGCTGAAGTCGCTCGGATAGAAAGGTTCTCATGGGCAAGAACAAGAACACCATCAGGAAACTGCCGACCGGTGAGAAGGTCGTGCACGCCCCCGACGAGAAGCTGACCCTGGTTTCCCCCAACCGGATGCTGCAGCTGCTCAACGCCACCTCCGGTGACCTCCAGGAGGCCGAACAGCAGCGCCAGGATCGCCTTCTGGAGGCGATCGTCACCAAGCGGGCGGCCCAGGACACCGGCGACGCGGTTCCTGCCGACAAGCGCCCTGTCTGAGGTTTACGACTCCCGCCTCGATCCGGAGCCGGGGGCCGGTTTCCCCTCCTGCTCGGTGGCCCTGTGTCGATTACCCCGCAACCGCCGCGACCCGCACGGCTACTACGCCGAGATCGGCGTCCCTCCGTGGGCGTCCCCGGCCGAGATTCGCCGCGCCGTCCGGGGGCTGTACCGGGAACTGCACCCCGACACCGGGTCGAGGCCCGACACCAACCGCCTGCAGCGGGTCAAGCTCATCGCCGAGGTACTCCTCGACCCGGTGACCCGCCACCATTACGACACCACACCGCCCGGCCGCAGGCTCCTGGACAAGGTCTACCGGGCCGAACTCGGTGCCGTGGAGGAACTCGGGGACTTGAGTGCCGAGGAACTCGACCAGGTGCTTGCACCGGTCCCCACCGCACCCTCCCGACCGGACTGGTACGACTACCTCAGCGTGGGGCGGCACCCGGACGATCGAGACAAGGTGCAGGGGTGGTACCGGTGCCTCACCGGTGTCGCGCCCCTGGTTGGCTACCGGTCACGGATCGTCGTCCTGATCCATGACGGCCCGGCCTTCTACCACCCCAGGACGTCGACCCTGGCGATTCCGCGATCCTGGGAGCCGTCGACAGCCCTGGCTCTGGGGCTTTTTGTTGCTGAGGTTGGTGCCTCACCCCACATGGTGTAGTATCGGTAACAACCGGCATGTGATTCGGTTCAGGTTTATCCTGCTTAACAACAAGAAAGAATGTGTGATGAGAACTGGTTTGGGTGCTATAGAGAAGGCACTGCAGAACACCGGCGGCGGCTCCGGTGGAGGTCCGAAGGGTCGGTATCTGACCTACTTCGGTCTCAAGGACGGCGAGTCCAAGGTCGTCCGGTTCCTGACCGACATCGGCGACCTGATCGCCTGCGATTTCTACGAGTTCGTCCGCGACAAGAACGGGAAGTTCCAGACCTTCGTCGTCCCGGCCTCGCTGCACACCGAGGACCCGTCCTGGTCGGGCGAGGACTGGGTCATCAAGTTCGGTGGCAAGACCACCGACTACAACACCAAGGCGCTGGTCGATCCCACCGCCAAGGAGCGCATCGTCGGTCTGGCCGTCGAGCGCGAGGAGTTCCCGATGGACGTCGGCGGTCGCCGGGTCATGCGGACCCAGGACAAGCTCGATTCCTTCGAGTCCCGCGAGGGCAAGAAGTTCCCGACCCGGAACTTCATGGTCGTCAAGCAGAACGCCAAGTTCTGGAACAGCCTCAAGGCGTACTACGACGAGTACGGCACCATCTGCGACCGTGACTACAAGATCACCCGCAACGGCACCGGTTTCGACATCTCCTACTCGATCATCGCCAAGCCCCAGGACGAGGGGTGGAACCTCGACGGTTCCTCGCTGGCCTCCCTGCGGCAGCGTTACGGGTACGGCACCGGCACCGACATGGACGGCAACGAGTTGACCTCCGAGTCCGAGGACCGGTTCCTGTACTGCTCTCAGACCCTGACCGAATGGGTCGAGAACGCCGCCTCCGAGGAACGCGCCCGGTCGGCACTGGTCGCCGACGTGATCGACTCCCCTGCCTCGGAGGCACCGTCCTGGGCGACCTCGGCTCCGGACGAGCCGCAGGCTCAGGTGGCTCCACCGGCGGCCTCGCCGGACACCTCGTCGCTGCGCGCCCGCCTGGAACGTCACCGCTAGGGTGATCCTAGACCCCTCACTCCGGTAGGCCTACGGGCCGACCCCATCGGAGACCCGGACGTTTGAGGACGCCGGTACGGGGCCGACCTCCGCTCGATATGGGGATAGCGAGCGGGGGTGCGGAAGGGCACCAGGAGGTCAATTGACCATCAGCCAGTCCCAGCCTCCTGGTGCTCTCCCCCACCCCGGATCATTCCCACTAAACACCACCACACCGACAGGCGGGCCTTTTCCGAGTGACTCTCCACCAGCACAGCGAGTTCTCCTTCCTCGATGGCAGGGCCAGGACGATGGAGATCGCCCAGGCAGCCCAGGCCGCCGGGTACGACTCGGTGGCCATCACCGACCACGACGAGGTCGGTGGCCACATCGACTTCCAGAAATCGTGCAGGAAGGTGGGAATCAAGCCGATCTTCGGCACCGAGGCCCGCTGGGTACGTTCGATCGGGGCTAGCCGTGAAGCTAAGTCTGCCGGTCGCGACTCGTCGCACATCGTGCTGCTGGCACAGAATCAGACCGGACTGCGTAACCTGTGGGCCTTGTCTTCGCTGGCCTACGAGCCTCACTACTTCTACGGTAAACCTCAACTCGACGTCGACCTGATGTCTCGTTATTCGGATGGACTCTGGGCGAGCGACGGATGCTCACTCACCAGATTTACCGGCTTCGTCAATGACAATGACGAGGATTCGGCCCTGGAGGAGTGGGGTATCCTGCAGGATATCTTCGGTGACCGGTTCTACTCCGAGTTGCACACCTTCCAGATCATCGACCCGGTGACTGACGAGGATAAGGCGCTTAACGCCCGCGTCACGGCAATGAATCAGGCCAAGATGCGGTTTGCCGAAAAGCGTGACGTCCGGCTGGTCGCCGTCCATGACGCCCACTACGCCTACCGGCACCAGTGGGAGGAACATCGGCTGGTCTACAACCTGTCCACCCAGGCCTACCGCAAGGATCAGGTCGAGTCCAAGGGCCAGGCCGCCGACTGGCTGATGGACCCCGACGACACGGTGTACTTTCTGGGCCGTCACGGCATTCCCACCTCGACCGCCCGGTCGGCGATCGCCAACGCCCGCGAGATTTCCGATCTGTGCAACGTCGAGATCAATCCCACCCTGTCGATGCCGCGCCTGTACCCGTCCGACGCCGAGGACTCGGCGGCCTTCCGCGCCGCGATCGAGGAGGGGTTCCGTCGTTTCGTCGTCGACAAGGGGTTGCCCGAGGACGTCTACCGCCGCCGTCTGGAGTACGAGTCCGAACTCATCGTCGATCAGGGCATGCCGGGATATTTCAACGTGGTCGCCGATTACGTCCGTAGCGCCCGGGACGGCACCTACATTCAGTGGGTCGACCGAACCGCCAAACCCAGTCCCTGCCTGTGCGGCCCGGGCCGTGGTTCGGGCGGCGGCTCGCTGGTCAACTATGTCCTGGGCATCACCAGCCTCGACCCGATCAAATATGACCTGATGTTCGAGCGGTTCATCAACCCTGATAGGGCGAGCGAAAAGAGAAGAATAGAATTAGATTCTGGTGAAGTTCTAGAACTCAATCCAGGTGACTCGGTGCAACTCAGTGATGGTCGCGTTGTTGTGGCGAGGGACCTCAAGGAGGGGGACGATATATCTTGCTAGAAAAAGTGAAGAACGAGAAGTTCCGTCGCGCCAAGTGTTTGTTGGTAATAGATCGAGATTGGCTTTCTGAAAAATATCTTGAAGAAAGACTCTCTAAGAGGGAGATAGCTAAGCAGGCTGGGTGCGATGTTAGTATTATTACGCGCGAGGTTGTTCGTCATGGGTTTTCAAGAAAAAGACCGGAGTGCAAGCCTCGAATCATTCTTCCCGACACGGAGTTCAGGGAAGATTATTTGTCCGGAAAACCAATGACAGACATGGCTGTTCGGTTTGGTTGTTCGGAGGACGTTATCAGACGTGAAGCTCGTAGGTTTGGTCTTCCTCCGAGGAAAAATGTTCCCATTCCTCAGGACCTGGAAGAGCTTTTGGTGGAGCGCAAGTGGTTGTGTTCCAGAGTTGCACGACATTATCAGGTTTGTGAAGATACCGTCTATAAATGGATAAGAGAAACTGGGCTTAGTGATAGGCACCCAGTCCTTGCCAGGAGGGGAAGGCGGGGAATCAGGGGTTATCGGCATGATCTAGGCATGAGTTTTCGTAGCCGTTGGGAAGCCAATTACGCCAGAATACTCAATTATGAAGGAATTGTTTTTGAGTACGAGAAGCATAAAATTGAGGTCGAAAACGGACATAAATACGTTCCCGATTTTCGATTGATGAACGGTACGTTTGTTGAAGTGAAAGGACTTTCGACCAGAAGTAATTTGTGGAAGTTTGAGGATGCTGTTCGGCGCTATCCAGACAAGAATTTTGTTCTTGTGGACAAGCCTGTTTATAAGATTTTGGAGCGCGAATATCGCCATCTTCCTGGATGGGAGACCAATGCCTAAGGTTGTTGCGGTTTCTGTTATTCGTACAGGAGACCTTCCTGACATCGACGTCGACTTCCAGAAGTCGAAGCGCGGCGACGTCAAGATGTATCTCGGTGCCCGATACGGGCACGACAATGTCTGCTCGATCGGCACCCGCTCCCGCTCTGGCCCCAAGCAGATGGTCAAAGACCTCGGCCGCGCCCTGAAGATCGACTGGGTCGACATCCAGAAGATCGCCGACCTCATCGGTGAGGTCGACGATATTGAGGCTTCCGAGGACGATCTTGCCGACGACCTGGCCGCCCCGACCTGGAGCGAGGTGGTGGCCGCCCTCGACTCCGACCTGGCCCCCTGGGCGCGCAAGTACCCCGAACTCTTCGACCGGCTGGAGAACATGGTCGGCCTGGTGCGTCAGGCCGGGGTGCACGCCGCCGGGGTGGTGGTCAACACCGAACCGCTGCTCGGCAATATCCCGACCAGAATCAAAAAAGGCATCCGTTCCACTCAGTTCGACATGCATGAATGCGCTGAACTCGGCGGCGTGAAGGACGACCTGCTGGCCAACAAGGGCCTGGACGTCCTCGACGTCGCTCGCACCCTGATCTGGGAGCGGCATCAGGTCTGGCTCGACTATGACGGCTTCGGTTTTGGCATCCCCGAGGGGTGCCCGAAGCATCGCGTGGTGACCTTCGGCGACGAGCATTACGCCGACCCGGCCATCTGGGAGCAGATCGACCTGGGCATGACCGCCGGTATCTTCCAGATCGGCACCCCGTCGGGCACCAAGCAGGCGATGCGGTTCAAACCCCGGTCGTTGCCCGAACTGGCCGACCTCGCCTCCATCAACCGTCCCGGCGTGATCCGGGCCGGGCAGTTGGATCACTACCTCAAGCGCCGTAACGGTGACGAGGACATCACCTACGACCACCCGCTGATGGAGCCGATCACCGCCCGCACGATGGGCATCCTGGTCTACCAGGAGGACATGATCCGCACCGCCCGCGAACTGGCCGGATTCACCGCCGGTCAGGGCGAGGAACTCCGTAAGGCGATCGGCAAGAAGCTGGCCGACAAGATCGCCGAGATCAAGCCCCGTTTCATCGAGGGTTGTATGGCCAATCCGGACTTCACCGGCCCGGGCGGCACCAGGTCTACCGCCATGAAGATTTGGGCCTCGCTGGAAGCCGCCGGAGCCTACAGCTTCAATAAAGCCCACGCCACCGGGTACGCGATGCAGCCGTGCTGGGAGATATGGACCAAACACCACTACTTCGATGAGTTCATCGTCGCCTGCCTGACGGTAATGCCGGAGAAGACCGTCCAGCTGGTGCGGGAGTGCCGGAAAAAGGGTCGTCCCATCCTGCCCCCCGACATCAACACCTCGGGCGAACACTTCACCTTGACCGACGCCGGTATCCGATACGGGCTGACCGATATTCGGGGGGTCGGCAAGGCCGCCGCCGTTGACATTCTGGCCAATCGCCCTTACCGGGGCATCGGTGACTACTTGCATCGCACCCACCCCAACAAGGGCGGTAAGAAGGGGGTCATCGACTCGCTGGTGAAGGTGGGGGCCTTCGACTCCATCGCTCACGGGATGGACCGTCAGGCCCTTCTGGACGAGGTCTACTACCACCGGGCCGGGCTGGAGGTCTCGCCCAACAAGTGGGGGAAACTCGGCCAGGACGAGAGGGACGCCATCGTCGCCTCCAAGTGGGACAAGAACCCCGACGACTACCCGGTGTTCCCCTTCGGGGACGAGAAGTTCATTGTCGCCCTGGAGACCGAACTGCTGGGCACCCACGTCAGTATCGACCCGATGGCTCCGTATGCGGCCATGATCGAGGCTGAGTGCATCTCACACCCTGCGGAGGTCGATGACTACGACACCTCCTCCCTGATCGCCATCGGTGGCGAACTGGTCAAGGTCAAGCAGCACAAGCAGCGCAACGGCAAGGACATGGCGTTCCTCGGCATCCGGTGGAATGAGGAGGACTTCGACGTCGTCGCCTTCGCCGACTCGTGGGAGGCTAATCGCGCCATGCTGCAGGAGACCGGGGTGCCTGTCGTCTGCGAGGCCATCAAGCTGCCCGGCAAGGGTTGTCTGCTCAGTCAGGTCATCCGTCTGGACTGGATGTGTGAAGAATCGAAAACAGGAGAATGATGAGTAATACCGCCGTGGTCGACAAGCTGCTGGGCGAACTGCAGTCCAAGTTCGGGGCCGGGGCGGTGATGCGGGCCAACGAGGTTCCTATCCGGCCGCCCATCACCTCGGGGAGCCTGTCTCTGGACTTCGCCACCGGTATCGGGGGCCTGCCCTCGGATCGGGTCATCGAGGTCGCCGGGGACGAGGGTAGCGGAAAAACTACGCTTGGTCTGTTATCTATGATGCACTTCCTCGACACCTCCCCCGACCGGGTCGCGGTCATCATCGACACCGAGCACAAGCTCACCATGGACTGGGTCGAGTACCTGATCGGCATCGACCGGATGCAGAGGGTCATCTACCTCTCGCCGGATCATATGGAGCAGGCCACCAACATGTACGTCGACGCCGTCTCGTCGGGTCAGGTCGGTTTCGTCCTGTTCGACTCGATCGGCGGCAGCCCCACCAAGGCCGCCACCGAAAAGGAGGCCGAGAAGGTTCAGGTCGGCGGCAATGCCGGGGCGGTCACCAAGTTCGCCCGCCTGGCCTCCACCCACGCCAGCAAATATCACTGCCTGACCTTCTGTATCAACCAGGTCCGCACCGACATGGAGGGCTTCCGGCGTCACATGACACCGGGTGGGCACGGCTTCAAGCACGCCTGCGTGATGCGGATCAAGCTCCGGCGTGTCACCTCCGACAAGGTCGAGGCGGTGGTCAACGGCGAGAAGATGGTCGTCGGCTTCAAGGTGGCGGCCTCGGTCATCAAGAACCAGGTAGGGGCACCGGGCAGAACCGCATGGTGGTGGTTCTACAACGTCGACACCCCCGAGTACGGGTTCGGGATCGACACCCTGGAGGAGGTCGTCCGGCTCTCGGTCGCCACCAAGATCGTCGCCCAGAACGGTTCCTGGTACAGCCATCCGGCGCTGCCCGAGTACAAGACCTCCGGCGAGCACAAGGTGCAGGGCATCAGCGGACTGCGGTCTCTGATCGCCGCCGACCCGGCCCTGCAGCAGACCATCGTGTCCGAGACGATGGCCGTCCTGAAGGACGACACCGCGCTCGCCTCCGAGATCGCCCCGTTCGACCCCGAGGCCGTCGAGGAAGACTTGTGACGGTTGGTTGGGTTCTTTCACACCGGGCTGATCCCGAGGTTGTCCCTATGGCCGACCGTCACTACAACCGTCAGAAGATTGGTAGTCCGCAATTCGTGCCGCCGGGCCGGTGTCATGTCCTCAAGATCGGCACCGCAGAACAGTTGAGAACTCCCGATTCCGGAGGGGCGTTCTGGGTAACCTCCTATCCTTTCGCTGAATATGTCAAGCATGCCTGGGCGGGTGCCTGGGTATGTTCGGCTTTCAGGAATGAGGGTGCCGGTGTTTCTTCGGAACTGATTAAGGGAGCGGTGTTGTCGACTCGATCGAAGTGGGAGGTTCCTGAGTTGGGGATGGTGTCTTTTATTGACCCGTCAAAAGTTCAGCCGAGACCGATAAGGGGTCGAAAGACGTGGGGGCACTCCTGGTTTGAGGCAGGGTTTTCCCATGTCGGATACACCAAGGCCGGTTTGTGGGTTTTCCAGATTCTTCCCGATCGCATTGGGGCACTGTGAGGGCCGTGGAGCCGGGCTGGGATGCACGGTTCTGGGCCAAGGTTCAGAAGACCGATGGCTGCTGGCTCTGGACTGGCCATGTCACCCCCGAGGGTTATGGTCGGTTTTCTCGCCAGCGCCGCCTGGTCGGCCCGCACAGGCTTTCCTACGAGATGGTTCATGGTCCTATCCCTGACGGCATGCAGGTAGACCATCACCACACCTGCCCCAAGAACTGCGTCAACCCAGACCATCTCCGCCTGGCCACCCAGAAGCAGAACATGGAGAACCTGAATGGCGCGACGGCCCGGAGCAAGAGTGGAGTTAGAGGCGTCTGGTGGAACGAACAGCGCCAGCGGTGGTGTGCCCAGATTTGTCACAACTACAAGATGATTCACGTCGGTCGGTATCTCACCCTGGAGGAAGCCAAGGCTGCTGTGGTCGCCAAACGCAACGAGCTTTTCACTCACAGCGACATGGACACGGGGAGCAGGTAATGCGACACGAGCTTGGGTGGGAGGCGTTTGAGCGCTACGTCAACCGGGTGCTGGGACTGCAGGCCACCGTCGCTTCGGGCAGCAAGGACTATGACCCCGGCGACGGGGTGGATCGCCGCCATCACACCGAGACCGACTACGCCCTGATGGTTGACGCCAAGTTCACCGAGCGCAAATCTTTCTCGTTCTCGGCCAAGGTGATGGGTCAGTACGTCCGTCGTGCCGCGATGGCCGGGAAGAAATTTGTCCTCCCCGTGCGCCTTCTGGACACCGCCAGCGGCGAGAATCATGATTATGTTGTTGTTCCCCTACAGGATTATGTAGCGTTGCTGGAAACCTACCGAAAGAGTGCCGAAATTGACTAAAGCCTATGGTTCAATTCTGGACTCCCTCGCCGACCAGCAGTTGCTGATTCCGTACTTCCGCAATGCTTTGGTGAGCGGGAAGTGGCCCGACAGCTATCAGGTGAAAATCGACTCCAGCCCCTACTACGGCACCGGCGACGGGTATTTTCACCCCTCCACCCACTCCCTGATGGGGGCCAGGGAGTTGTACTACCGCTTCCATCCAGAACACCGGGATCATGTCATTCGGGAGCCGCGCAACCCGCAGTCGGAGATGACCTTCGCGGTCGGGTCTGCTATTCACGGGGTGGTGCAGACCCAGTTCCAGATGGCCGGTCTGATCCGCGACGAGTCCGACGTCGAGGTCGAGTATGTGATCGACGAGCACCACGTCCGGGGCCGCATCGACTTCATTGTCCACCACCCGGACGGCAACACCTACCCGGTGGAACTCAAGACGACGTCCAGCCGAAACTACTCGTTCCTCAAGGGCATCAAAGAATCCTGGGACGCCCAGCTGTCGATGGGCCTGTACGGCACCGGCTACGCCACCGGAATCCTGTTGGTGCAGGAGGTCGGCTACCCCTACCAGATGCAGGAGTTCCGGGTCGACCGCAACGACGAACTGCTGTCGGAGATCTTCGACAAGTTCGCCCGGGTTCGGGAGTGCATCGCCAATAACACCCCGCCCGAGCACTGTTGCCCCTCCGACTCGGTGGCGATGAAGGCCTGCCCGGCCCGCTATTCCTGCTGGCTCAAGGATAGGGTTGTCGTCGAGTGACCAGGAGCCGTTCCTCCGCCCGCGCCGCCGGTTCCCGAACCGAGCGGCTGGTCGCCGACTATCTCGCGGCCTCTCTGGATGACGACCGTATCGACCGCAGGCCCAAGTACGGCTCCAAGGATCGGGGCGACGTCGGCGGCCTCAGGGTTCATGGACAGCGTCTGGTGGTGGAGGTCAAAGACTGCGCCCGCACCGACCTGCCCGGGTGGACGTCCGAGGCCCACGTCGAGGCCTGCAACGATGACGCCCTGGCCGGTGTGGTGGTCGCCAAGCGTCGGGGAACCACCGAGCCGGGGAAGTTCTGGGTCTTCATGACCGTGGACGACCTGCTGGCTTTGATGACCGGCGAGCGGCACGGACACCGGAAGGACATCGTGTGAGTTTCGACCACGAGGGTGATATGGCCGAGGCCGTCTCCCGCCGACTGCACTCCGAGCACCTGGAGGCCATCGCCGCAGCGGGCGACACTTTCGTTGACGAAGAGCCGGTGATGGTAGCCAACGTCAAGGCGCTCTTTGATCGGATAACCTTCCGCTGGCGGGCTGATGAGAGGTCTCAACTCGACCGCATCCGCGCCGCCGCCGACACCATCGTCAAAGACATGTTCGTCGACGCCTACGGCGCGATGGATGACTTCTTCGCCGAGGTGAGGGTTCCCGAGATCAATGAGCACGGGGTCGTCCTGCACGATCAGGACGGGAGGATCGTTTGGCGCTGCGACGACCGGGGCGACCCGATAGAGGACTGGTCATGCATGACCGGCCAGGACATCGAGGCCTGCCTGTTCCGCCTGAGTCGCATCAAACTGTCGGTCGCCTCGCAGGTTCACGAACTGCTCATGGAGGCCGTGTTCGCCAAACACGTTCATGACGACCAGTACCAGGAAGCCTATGCTGAAATGCTGGACGAGACCATTCCCGGCAGGAACGCCTACGCCTCCCGGAAAACCCGTCAGGATAAATACCATGCTTTTTTCAGGTATTACCTGTGGAGTACGTCTAAGGTGTTTCTCGATGAGGTCACTAATTTCTGTCGCCTGCTGGAGCGGGTTCGGTATTGGCGGATCGACGATATGAAGATTCAGGCGAAGCGGGCCTGAATCAATGGGACGCCGATTACCTCCCTATGACCCTGATCGGGATGGCGATTACGCTACCTCGAAACGCAGGATTCAGGTCTTTAAGAGGGTGTATCAGCACTACTACCACTGGCAGTCACTGAGGGAGACCGGGGAGGTCGGTGACACTCTGTCGGTGGACGGCGAGGAGATTTACATCGGTGACCTGATGGTGGGCATCGACACCCTTCCCAACCGCCAGCGTCAGGCCTTCGAGTTGATCTGCTTGCGGGGGTTCACCGAGTCGGCGGCGACCGCCATCCTCCTCCCCCACTCCCGGTGGTCGACCCCCGTCCAGCAGTACAGTGACGACGGCTTGAAGAAGATGGTCGCCGCCTACGACGCCAAGCAGAATGGAACGTGGGATTCCCGGGCGGCGAAGCTGAAGAAACGAAAATCATGTAATGACCCGCCGCAGAGTTATGAAATAACGAATAACAAAGACTTCGGATGTAGCCTGACTGCAGAACTGAACAGTAATGCAATTCAGGATTCGGCTCTGCAGTCAGAGTCCGAAATCGCCCCCGACGACGATGATCAAAAGTAGTTCGGAGCGCAGGGGTGACTGAAAACCAAGTTTTCTCACGCCTTAGTGGGCATCTGGCTATGAAGGGTCACGATGTCTTTGTTGGACGGTCTTTACAGCGGAATAAAGTCCAATCTGGAGGAGCAGGCCAACGCTATCCTGCGCGAGGGACGCAAGGGGGTCACCGCCCTCTCGGAGAAGAAGGACTACCTGACCGAGGAGCAGTTGAGCCTGCGCCAGGCCAGGGAGGTTCTCAACTCGAACGGGTTCCCCGACCCCTCGATTCGGCAGGGCCTTTATCGTCGGGCGCACAGCCCGACGGCCGGGAAGCGACCCGGCCGTCACCATCACGAGGACTGATCGACCTCAGAGGATCACCATGACCCGCTCCCGCAGGAACCATCCCCGGGTTGATGCCCGCGAACTGCAGCGGGAGGTCAACCAGGAGGTGAGGGAGATTCAGGCCTCCACCGGAGGCAGGCTCCCCGAGCACCGGTGTCGGGTCTGTCAGGACCCCGAGTCACGGAAGCGGGTTAATCGCCTCCTGGCTTACGGGATGCGTGTCCCGGAGATCGTTGAGCATGTCGCCGATCTCAACGAGAAGCGCCCGAAGAACGGGCAGATCACCTACTGGTCGATTCTGCGTCACTCCGAACGGCACTTCAATGTGCAGGACCCGGCCAATGCCGCCTATCGACGCATTCTGGAGCGGCGCAAGAAGCAGGCCGAACAGGATCTGGGTGAGGGTGCCGCACACCTCCTCACCGGCATGGCCTTCCTCGACATCGTCGCCCAGAAGGGCTTCGAGCACCTCATCGACGAGACCACCGTCGTCGAGTACCAGGAGGGCCTCAAGGCCCAGTTGAAGCTGGAGGAGATGCAGCGCGAGGGGTCGATCGAGGAACAGGTCGCCGAGATGCGGCGCGACGTCTCCATCCTTCAGCAGGCCGTCAAGGATGTGGTTCCCACCGCCCTGCTGGCCGAGATTTCTTCCCGCATTGACGAACTGAAGGGCACCACCCGCGACGATGCCATTGACGCCGAGCTGGTCGATGACGACTATGATGACGAGGACGATGATCGTGGTTACGATCCGATGATCGGCCCCGACTCCGGGGACCCCTTGGAGGATGCGTAAATGGTCACCGAGGCCACCCGCCAGGTCATTCACTCCTCGGTCGACCTGCCCGGGTTCAGTGTGTCCACCGCGTCCCGGACACCCGAGTCGCCGCGCGCCGGATCGCTCTACGACACCACCACCATCGCCGCCGCCGTCCCGGTCTGGTTTCATCCCGGCCCGGATGGAAACTACATCGTTCTGTTCTCGCGTCGATTGACGGCGGCCAGCCCGTCGGCTCAGGCCCCCACCGGACCCATCTTCTACGGCAGCGCCACCGCCGCCAGCGATCCGTGCTGGATGGTCGTCAACCCCTCCGGTTCGGTGGTCAGCAAGGTCGTCACCATCCCCAGCCAGACCTCCGGAACCAGAGTCCTCACCTCGGCCGCCAGTTCCGGTGAGTACCTGTTCGTCCTCAATCGGTATCAGGCCGAGGAAGACGGTCCGTTCACGGCGCTGCTGCAGCACTTCCGCATCTCCCGGGAGCAGGGGGTCAGCCTCGTCGCCGAGGAGGAGGTGCCCCGCGATCTGTCTCTGGGACTCTTCGTCGATCGCAGCCACATCTGGGTTTTCGGTGATGACGGCACCGGGAAGTTGGCGATGGCCCGCAAGAACTGGGGCCGTATCGGCGGCTCCGACCTCAGCCCCTCGCGCGACTGGCAGTTCCGTTCCTCGCTCGGCTGGAACTCCAGTCCCGAGCAACTCATCGCCCTCCCTGGTGACATTCCCGCCGCCGGGCCGTGTTCGGTGGCCCGGTACCGAGATCACTACTACCTGGTGGCCACCGAGTCGATCCCCGCCGCCTCAGGGGCGAGCGGTGCCTCCGGTGCCTCCGGTGCCTCGGGGGCCAGTGGGCTTCCCGTCAGCCCCATCCAGACCATCCTGAACCAGCTGGTCGCGGTTCTCAACGGCGTCATCAATGGCTTCATCACCGTCGGTGCCGGAGCGATCGCGGTCATCACCGACCTACTCACCCGTGCCGTGGAGGCGATCACCGAAATACCGGGAGCCAACGAGTCCGGCATCCCCGCCCTGGTGTCCGGTTTCCTCAATGCCCTCACCGGGATCGGGACGGTCATCAGCAACCCGGCGAATGCTCTGGCCAACATCATCGCCGCCATCGCTGACCTTCCCGTCATCGGCGGTGTGGTGACGATGGCACAGGATTTTCTGGAGTCGGCGATCGACACTATTATCGGCATCGCCACCCCCATTCTGGCCGGGCCGATCGCGCTCCTGGAGCAGATCATTCGCACCATCACCGGAATCTTCATTCCCGGCGCGAGTGGTGCTTCGGGCGCGAGTGGTGCCTCAGGCGCATCCGGTGCTTCGGGGGCCTCCGGTCCTCCCACCCTGTACTCCCGGGCCTTCACCAGCCGCCGTGTCGATGCCAAGTGGGACCCCTACCCACTTGCTCATGAACTCGGAATCCCCGACGAGCAGTACCTCGGTTCCGGGGTGTACCTGCAGGGGCAGTTGCCCGTAGCTCCCGGATTCACCACCACCGTCACCTCATCGGGTGTCACCATCCTCGAACCGTCCAGCGACCACGTCCAGGTCTTCACCGGCTCGTCTCCGCACACCGTCATCCTTCCCGCCGCCGCCAAACGCACCGGAACGATCACCAACCCGGACGGCACCGTCATCACCCCCGAGGTCGTGCTCCCCGTCATCACCATCGCCGACGCCACCATCTCCGAAGGCCGTTCGGGCACCACCTCCATCGTCAGGATCACCGTCACCCTGTCCGAGCCGTCCGACGTTCCCGCCTCGGTCTCGTACAAGACCGTCGAAGATGAGGACGGCGAAGACCCGGCCACGCCGGGAACCGACTACACCGAGGTGTTGGAGGGAAGCATCGTCTTTGCGCCCGGGGTCATCGAACAGCAGGCGATCGTGTCGGTGCGGGGCGACATTGTCATCGAGGAGGACGAGACCTTCCTGGTCACGCTCTTCGATCCTGTCAATGCCGCACTTGACGAGGATGACACGGCGGTCGTCACCGTCGAAAACGATGACAATGTCGTCTCCATCATCGAGTCGCTGATAGAGGACTTTCAGAACATCGTCAACGGAGTCATCAGCGGTGCCATCAAGATCGGTTCGGCGGTGGTCACCACCGTGGCCACCATCCTGGAGCAGGCGGCCCGCACCTTCACCGGTGTGGTGGGCAGCGTTGGTGGTCTGGCGGTCGGGCTGATCAGCGACTTCCTGTCGCTGATTTCCGGCGGCGCTCTGGAGATTCCCGACGCCCCCGACCCGGCCGACGTCCTGGCGCAGATCATCTCCCAGATCACCGGATTCGGCAGCTCGGTAGAGGGTTCGATCGTCCTGCTGGCGCAAACCTTCTACAACACCGTCACCACCACCGTCACCAACACCATCGTCCGATCGGTCAATCTGTTTCGGGACCTGGTCGCGGCGATTACCGGAATCTTCGGCGGTGGGTCGTCGCTGATGATGACCCTGGGCGACGTCGGTGCCTCGGGGGCCTCGGGGGCCTCTGGTCCTCCCCCGATCTCCTACCTGCCCTACACCATCCATAACCAGTCCACCGCCGACGTTCAGGTCATGCCGTATGCCCGCGACAAGATGATTCGGGTTCCGCACGGGAGCGGCATGACCTTCACCCCTTACGTCGCCGATCCGGTGTCGATCAAGAACTGGTCGTGGGTGTTCGCCTTCGACCGGGCACCCCGCCCCCGCAGCGGCTTCCCCTATGTCCTCACCACCCGGCTGACCCACTCCGATTTCCCGGACAGGTTCACCTACTGGACACGGTGGGACGTCCTGGACCCCGTCGCCCCGAAGACCGTTCTCAGCGGTTTGATCGCCGCCGACCCGGCGCTTCTGCCCGCGCCCCCCGAAGAGGTTGTTGATGCGATGAGCCGCTTCGTCAGCGTGGTCGGGGCGGTGGTCGACGGCGTCATCGCGGTCGGTGCCGGGGTGGTGGGAACGGTCAGCGACATCATCACCGAAGCGGTGCGGGCGATCACCGGAAGCGATCCCACCCCCAGCGCCGACGTCCCCGGTCTGGTGACGGGATTCCTGCAGGAGTTGGCCACCGCCGGGGTCACCCCCGACGCGGCCCTGTCCTTCGAGAACCTCATCCGGCAGATCACCGGCGGCACCAGTACCAATGTTCCCGACCCGCTGGAGTTCGTCACGGCGGCGGTGGACGGCATTGAGGACGTCATCGAGGATATTTTCGAGGCCATCGCCGCACTGTTCCAGTCTCTTGTGCGGGGCATCACCGGGCAGTGATTTCGTGGTGTAGTCTCTACCCAATAACCCACCCCACCATTTTCTGAACAGGAGTTACCTTGCTGGTCGCAGACTTGAAATCTCACCTCTCACAGGTGGATGAGCGTGCTATTGAAACCACCCTCGGTGCCCTGGAGGTCGACCCCGAGGCCCGGTACATCCGCACCGCCTCCGGCGAGGAGTTCGCCCTCGACGAGCAGGCCGAGCGGAGCCTGTCCGCCTACCTCGGGGTCTCCAAAACCTACCTCGCGAAGTGCCCGCCCGACCTCAAGTCGCACAACCTCAACTACTGGCTGCAGCGCCGCGAGAACGCTGCCGCCGTGATCGAGGCCACCGGAGACCACTGGGTGACCATCCACAAGCCGGGGTTGATCGTACTCCCTCTGGCCCGGGTCGCCGACGTCATCACCGCCACGATGGACCCCTCCTACGAGATCGTCCAACTGCTGCGCGACGACACCCGGTTCCATGTCGACATCATTACCCCGCATCATGTTGAGATTCCTCGCGACGAGCGCATCGAGGATCGTACCCGGCCCAATGACGAGCACCAGGTGGGCGACATCACCCACGGCGGGGTTCGCATCCTGTCCAACCCGTCCGAGCAGCAGGCTCCCCAGGTGTTGACCTACCTCCACCGGCTCTGGTGCACCAACGGGTCCACCAGCCCCGAGGCGGAGGGCATCATCAAACTCAAGGGCCACACCCTCGATGACATCTTTGTCGAGATGGAGGCCGCCTGCCGCCGGGTGATGGGTGACCTCGACCAGAAACTGGCCGACTACGCCGCCCTGGCACACACCTACCCGCCCGGTAGCCCGACCCGGTTCGCCTACCAGCTGGGCCGCGAATACGGGCTGGGTCAGCGCCTGATGGATCGGGTGATGGAGCGGGTCAGCATTCTGCCCGAGGACGCCTCCCTCTACGACGTTCAGCAGATTTTCACCGAACTCGCTAACTCCGGTTCGGTCAACTACAAGACGATGGTTCGTCTTCAGCACCTCTCGGGTGATCTGGCTTTCTCCACCGATGCCGTCACCCATCGTTGCGGCCAGTGCGAGAGGTTGTTCCCCGGTGAGTGAGATTATCGACCTCTCCCAGTTGGGAAAGCAGAGGGCACCCCAGCCGCCGCCCGAGGCGGTTGAGGTGTATCCCTCGGAGATGCCCAAGATCAAGGCGGCCCTGAAGTCTTTGGAAGACATGTTCGCGCGCAAGGTGGTCGATGATCCCCTCGCCGCCGCCGAGGCTTTCAATCAGGCCGCCGGTAACGTCTTCCATGATCTCGGGTTCGTCGTCGAGGTCGAGTGGTTCGAGGCCAAGGAAAACCCCTACGGCGAGGCCAAAATGCACATCCCCCGGGTGAGTATCGCCGGACGGGTTCGCAAAGAGTCCGAGGTCGACCACGACCGGATGCGTCACGACGTCGTCACCGGCTTGGCGGACGGCCGCCCCGGCTACATCCGGGAGGACGGCACCGAGCACGAGGACCCGATCCGGAAGGTCATCACCTAACCATGCCCGACCTGCCCGCCAAGGCCACCGCTCAGACTTTCTCTGCCGAGATGGCCACCGAGAGGGGGCTTTCTCCGGTGCAGTGGAGCGATAAGTGTTTCCTGTGCAGCAGGGAGATCGCCGAGTCCGATCCCCGGCAGTTCTATCAGGGCAAGTCGGCGATGATGCTCTGCCACACCGGGTGCCTGAATATCATGACCACCAGCGGCGGTAAGCCCGCCGACTACCATCGGGCCGTGGCCGGTAAGGCCGCCCCGCCACCGGCGGAGCCGGGTTACACCGGCCCGGGCTGGCTTGATTTTCCCACCCTGGCTGCCCTCCAGGACTACGTTAGGGCCAAGGGGGACATACCGTCCCACATCAAGGTGACGGTGGCCAGGGCTGTCATCCAGGCCGGTGAGTGAGTCACCTCAGCCTCGTGTCGAGGTAGACATCAGGGGAACCCTGGTGGGTTTCTTGCGCCGCGACGTCCGGCAACTCAGCAATGACGAGCGGAGTCGGGTCGAGGATCTGGTCGCCGAACAGCAGCGCGAGGCCGGTCCGGGACGGTCGGTGACCCGACTGGTCATCGAGACCGACTATCCCGACCCGGATCGTTTGTCCTACGTCGCCAGCTACCGGGTGACCATGTCGGGAGACTCGGAGGCGTCGTGAACCTGCACTCCTGGCGGTCACTCCCTAGAAGAGTTGAGGGAAGGGTGGCCGATGACGATACCAAGAATCGCGCTCGTCCTGGTGGCGTCGGCCCTGATTGGATTCGGTACCGTGTATCTGGCCGTGTGTGAGTTTGCGAGTTCGGTGGAGTGACCATGATTATGGGTGAGCATCCGGCGCTGTCGGATCAGGAAATTGAGGCCATCGCCCGGCAGCGGTGGGAGTCCGGCCTCAAGACCTCCCTCTTCGAGTTCGTGCCCTTCGTCATCGGTGTCTCCGACGAGTGGGTGCATTACTCATGAGGTGTGAGGTCAAAGAGTTCGCCCGCGCCTGGTGGGCGCACGGCGGTGGTGCCGCCATCCTCTTCCTGACCATTGTCACCGGGGTGTTCCGCTCCCCTCGTGACGTCCTGTTCTGGTTCTCCGCGCTGTTCCTGGTCGCTCACACCGTCATGGCCCTGCACCACTACCTCAAATCCCGTTCGATGCGGGTCACCGCCGTGGTGGAGAGTGTGTATCCCTCCCGCCCCGTGCCGGTCCAGACCTTCCTGCCGCCCCCGATCACCAGCCTGGTCTCCCTGCACATTCCGCCGAATCTTCTGGGGAAGAGTTCCAAGACTTGATGCTTGGGCTATAGATGGGTTACAATTAAGGGGTACGCACCGCCACCACCACCCCGAAGGAGTAGCCGACATGGCCCTCACCTACCCCGCCTCCCCGGCCCGGATCAAGTTCATGCGCGACCTGCTGGTCGAGCGCGACGTCCCGGCCGAGGCCGCCGCCCGCCTGTCCTCCCGTCTGGACGACAACAACGTCACCAGCAACGAGGCCAAGAGCTACATCGAGTGGATGCTGGCCCGCCCCCGCGTCGCCACCGCCGCACCGCGCCGCTCCGGCCCGCAGGTCGGTGAGGGGTTCTACTTCCATCAGGGTCAGGTGGTGAAGGTCGAGCGCTCCGATCGTGGCGGCTACCTCTTCGCCCGCATTGTCACCGGCGCGAAGTTCCTGAAGGCCCCCAAGGGGATGCTGTACCGCATCACCCCCGACGAGGAGATGACCCCCGAGGCGGTCGCCGCCTACGGTGTGCAGCACGAGGTCTGCTGCAACTGCGCGACCAAGCTGTCCGATCCGGTCAGCAAGAAGGTCGGCCTCGGCACCAAGTGCGGCCCCGACCTGCTGGGTAGCGACTCCTACAAGGCGGCCCGCAAGGCTGCGGAGGCCGAACTGGCCACCGCCAACGATGACCTGGTGGCGCACTTCACCGCCTGAAAACTCCAACAAGGCCGGGAGCGGAGAAAATCCGCCCCGGTTTTGTTGTTTCTTAACCTGTAGCCATGCTATAATTAAAGGACACCACCACCCACCACCAAGGAGCCAGACATGACCGCCACCACCGCCACCAAGACCGTCACCTTCAAGTCCGGCCTGCTGGGCACCGTCGTCCTGAACTCCTACGTCGACCCCTTCCCGGGCGCGAAGGGCACCGACACCAAGCCGGGCACTTGCCCCCGCTGCGGCGGCTCCGGCTACTTCGACTGCTTCCGCCACATCTACTCCGGTCGCTGCTTCAAGTGCTTCGGCGTCGGCACCGTTCCGGTCAAGGTATCCACCCACCGGCGGCACGCCAAGATCGCCGCCTTCGCCACCGAGTACGCCGATCAGATCGCCAACGCCAATGCCGTCTTCGAGGCCGCTCAGCAGGCCGCCCGCGCGGCCGAGGACTTCGCGGCCGACTGGGATGCCGCCCACGCCGAGGCCGCCATCCGCAACGCTCGCGTCCAGGGATTCCTCGGCGAGGTCGGCGAGAAGATCGCCGCCACCGGCACGGTCGCGGTCGCCAAGTACATGTCCGGCTCCTACAACCGCTCGGCTACGATGTTCCTGATTGTCAACGTCGACGGCGGCCAGGTCATCAAGATCTCCGGCTCTGCCAACAGCCTCTTCTCCGTCAGCCGGGGCGATCGGGTTCAGGTCACCGGCAAGGTGAAGGCCCACACCGTCTACAACGGTCAGGATCAGACCGTCCTGACCTTCGCCCAGGCGACCGTGCTGGATGCCCCTGAGGAGGTCTGATCGCCTCCCTCTCGACCGCTCAGCCCCCGGGAACCCCCGTCCCCCGGGGGTTGAGCTTTATCCGAAAGGTTTCTGTCCATGAATGAAGATGACCCCCATGACATTCCGGTGCCTCCCCACCTGCGTCACCCGCCTCGGGTGGAACTCACCTTCATCTGCCTGGCCTGGATGCACCGCCTCGCCGAGGCGGTCGGATCCGAGGTCTTCGCCGAGAGGCGCGAGCGTGCCCTGTACTACCTCGCGCACGCCGAGAGTCGGGTAGTCACCCCGGCCGAGAGGATTGTCGTCGAGGGGCTGCACTTCACTCTTGAACTGCTGGTCGAGGAGGATAAGCGGGTGCAATCGCTCATCGCTGCCGCCTGCGCGCAGATGCGGGTGGACGACATGGTGAAGATGAATGAGTTGGATTAGGTTTTCGGGTTCTGGTGTGTGTATAATTGAGGCATGCTCACCACCGCCGCCATCCAGAACATCCCGGAGCGTGTCTCCTGCCCCCAGTGCGATCACAGCGCACGCATCGTCGAACTCCGCGCCTTTGGGGTCGACCGCCACCGTTCCACCCTGTCCTGCGGTCACGTCGTGACCAGGGACTCGATCGGGCTAGACGTCAACTAGCCCCACAAGGCTGCGGGTTGCCATTGCCGGGTTTGGTGGTGGTGCTAAAAACCTGGCGACAGCGCCACCCGCACAAGTCCCCCCGGGAGAGCAATCCCCCGGGGGGACTTTCTTGTTACCATAGTTTTCAACATGAGCCGTTACGCCGATAAGAGAACCAGGCCCGGGTGTCGTGTCGAGGGGTGCCAGCATACCGCCGTCCAGTTGAGAATCCGAATGGGCATCCTGGGTTGGTACTGCGCAGAGCATCTAAATAAGTGAGAGGAATGTTGTTGTGACCAGCCCTGAAGTCGTGGGTGGCGACGATGATCCTGTCGCCGACACCGCAGACCTGGACACCCGCAACAACGCGAACACCCCGGGAATGTGGGAGGACAATTTCTCGTGAAGGGACCAGGTCTCGTGACACCACCACCACCCCAGCGCCCCCTCCCTCCCCCCGAGCCGTTCGAGAAGAAGATTGTTACCGGATACCTCACCGACCGCATCTCGATCGGCAAGAAGGACGGTTCGGTGGCTCTGGTGCTGTCCAGCCCGGTCTCTGACCTCAACCTGATCTTCGAGACCAGCCCGGCCGGTGCCCGCCAGGTGGCGGCCTCGCTGCTCAACCAGGCCGACGCCCTCGACCCCCCGACGACGTGACCATCGACCTCAGCATTCTGGTTTGCAGCACCCACACCAGGTGGGACAATTTCGGCCAGGAGATTCAGCGCCAGCTGTGGGGTCAGTACAACGACCTTCCCGAGGAGTACCAGGCCCGGGTCGAGATTCTGATGCTCACCGACAACAAGTCGATGATGCTCGGCCATAAGCGCAACATTCTGGTCGGGATGGCTCAGGGACGCTACGTCCAATTCGTCGACGACGACGACCGCATCGAGCCGGACATGCTGCGCACCATCCTCGACGCCACCGACAAGAACACCGACGCCATCACTTTCCTGGCGGCCGTCTCGCTCAATGGTGAGCCGCCCAAGACGTGCCGTTACTCGCTGCGGTACCTGAAGGACAAGAACACCGCCACCGGCTACGAGCGGGTGCCCAACCATATCTGCGCCATCAAGCGGGAATTGGCGACCAGGGTATCGTTCCCGCATCTTCCCTTCGGGGAGGACTCCGGCTATGCCAAACTGCTGCGCCCCCTCCTGAAGACTGAGGCCCATATCGACCGGGTGTTGTATCGGTATGATTACAATTCCGAGACCACCGAGACCCAGCAGCATCTGCGCAATCGTCCGGCACCGGCCCGGGAGGGTGTTGCTCCGGTGGCCGACATTGTCATCCTCTCCAATGCCACCACCAAAGACCTGAGGGCCTTGACCCAGGCCGCCGTCGACAGTTGCCGCTCTGGGGCCAACGGCCTCCCGATCGGGATCGCCGTCCTCGAACAGAAGCCGGGGATCGTCTACCGCCGCTGCGCCACCATCCACATGGATCAGCCGTTCCACTACAACCGCTTCGCCAACTTCGGTGCCGGTCGGGGGTCGGCATCCTGGATCGTCATCGCCAACAACGACCTGGTCTTCTACGACGGCTGGCTCCACCAACTGATCGCCGCCGATCACCCGCTGGTGTCTCCGAAGTGTCCCCGTGACCCGCGTCAGGCCGAGTTCACCACCAACACCACCGGCGACCGCACCGGCAGGCACCTGTCGGGCTGGTGTTTTATGATTTCCCGCGACCTGTGGGAGAAGATCGGCGGCTTTGATGAGTCGGTGAGTTTCTGGTGCTCCGACGACGTGGTCATTGAGCAGGCCCGGTCTGAGGACGTGCTGCCGATGCTCGTCCCGGCGTCGGTGGTTGAGCATGTCCAGTCGGCGACCCTCAAGACCCAGCGCAACCGCGACGACCTCACCTGGAAGCAGGTCGACATCTTCATCAACAAGTACGGCAGCCACCGTCTGCGGGATCACCCCGAATATCTTCGGTGGAAGAAGAGTCAGGCTATAATTAGTCAGTGAATTTCAGCATCGGGATCGTCGCCCACCACTCTCGCCATGACCGCGCCACCAACCTCGCCGATGCCGTCGGTGCCGAGGTGGTGATGGTCGATCCTGGCCACATTAAGGCCGGTAAGAATCACGAGAGGTGCTATGAGTGGCTGGCCGAGACCGGGGCGTCGCCGTGGTCTGTGGTCATTGAAGACGATGCCATTCCTGTCACCGACTTCCGACAGCAGTTGGCCGCCGTGCTGAAGGTTACGCCCAGCCCGATCACCAGCCTGTATCTCGGCAGGTTCCGGCCCCCGCACTGGCAGTCCCAGATCGCCCAGAAGATTGGTGGCGATCAGCATTTTCTGATGGCCACCGAACTCCTCCATCATGTCGGTGTGGCCGTCAAGACGTCACTGATTCCCGGCATGCTGGATTTCCTCAACAATGACTCCGACTATCGCACCAAGCGCAGGCTCCCCATCGACGAGGCGATCGGTCGTTGGGTTCGGGCCGAGGGCAGGAGAGTCGCCTACACCACCCCCTCGATTCTCGATCACGAGCATCGGATCCCCACCGTCATCACCAAGCACCTGAGTCAGCACAAGGGTGAGACCGGCAAGCGGCCCGGTAATCAGCCTCGCAAGGCCTGGGTCTTCGGTGCCCGGCCCGACTGGAAGTCTTACGTCGCCGATATTCCCGAACCCTGCCAGCCCCGCATCAAGCCACTCAAATCAGTGACGACGACCAGCGAGGAATCATGACCCTACCCAAACGCACTCTGACCGTGAATTTTCAGCGTTCGGTCACTGCCGGGCAGGCCGACCTCCTTGAGGTCACGGTGACTCCCCTCGCCGAGCCGAGCGCCCCCTCCCAGTCGTCTCTGGTCGGGTTCAGCACCACCCAGGTCGTTGTCCTGGCCGATGAGTCCAATGCCGTGGAGTTCGAGTTGGTGCCCACCGACCATCCCGGCCTAACCGAGCGTGTCCTGTACCGCATCGCCTGGCGTCACCGTTACCTCGGACGACAGTACGTCAAAGACTTCGTGATGCCCGACTTCGATGTCGCCTTCGAGGACTTGGAAGAACTCGGTAACGTCATTGGTGGCGAGACCTACGTCCAGTGGTCGGACCTCGACAGCCTGCCCCGCAAGGTCAACGTCGCGGTCGTCCCCACCACCGGTGCCGACGCCACAGTCACCCACAATCTGGGCACTGATGACCTGATCGCCGTCTTCCGGGACTCCAACACCGACGAGTCGGTGGTGCCTGTCTCATGGGCACCTATCGGCAGCAACACCATCACCGTGACGTTTGAGACGGCACCCACCACCGGTCAATACCGGGCCATCGTCATCGGGTAAAAAAGCCGCCCTGCCGCCAGCGGGTTTTCGGACTTGAATAGGTGGAAGGCGGGTGGTTCGGGTGACGCAACGGTTCTGGCCTCTCGCTGCGGGCCGCATCATCACCAGCCCTTACGGCCCCCGCGACGGCGGCTATCACTACGGCACCGATTTCGGGTTCCCGGGCGGCTCCGCCGGGAAGCCGGTGTTTGCCATCGACTCGGGAATCGTCGTGTACAGCGGTGCCGCCCAAGGCTACGGCGGCCCCGACCCGGCCGGGTGGATCGTCATCAAGTCCGACTCCGGGGTCTGGGAGTACGGACACATCGTGCGGGAGCCTCACATCCGCCCGGGGGTGATGGTCGACGCCGGGACGAAGATCGCCACCATCAACCCCAACAGTGCCACCAACGGCGGTACCGCACCGCACCTGCACCTGTCCTGGATGCCGGGAAGGTATGACCCCAACCAGAAGAAGGACCCGATCCCGGTTCTGCGTGACGCCGCCGAACCCGGGCCGATCAAGGAGAAGAACGTGGGCTGGAGTGGAGACCCCGTCTGGCTGGCTGACGTCCTGAAGAACTGGAAGAAGGGTTCTCGTCTCAAAACCGTCGAGATGCCCGACTGGAACCAGTACGGGCATGGCGACTTCGGGCAGATCTGGGGGGTGATGGTCCACCACACCGGCAACGCCAACGCCGACGCGATGTCGATCCGCAATGGCCGCCCCGACCTCGCCGGTCCGCTCTCCAACCTGCACATCGCCCAGGACGGGACGGTCACTGTGGTCGCGGCCGGGGTCTGCTGGCACGCCGGGTACGGCTCCTATCCGGGCATCCCCACCAACGGCGGCAATCAGGTTCTGATCGGCATCGAGTGTGCCTGGCCCCGCGACACCTCCATCACCCCGGCCACTCAGACCCGGGAACGGTGGCCCGACCCGCAGATCATCGCCATGCGTGACACGGTGGCCGCCATCCTCGACCGTCTCGGATATGGCCCCGACCGGGTGATTGCTCACAAGGAGTACGCCGGTCGCTCCCAGGGAAAATGGGACCCCGGCAACCTGGACATGAACTGGTTCCGCTCCGAGGTCGGCCTGGCCCAGCGTGGTCAGTTCATCCCCAAGCCGACACCCGTCCCCACACCGCCGGACACTTCCAAGGTCTATCCGCGCGACTACACCGACCGCGAGCTTCTCGAAGACATCTGGAAGACCCTGCAACCCCTGAAAGGCAAGTCATGATCTCCCTCCTGAAGCTCGACCCCCAGGTTCGGCAGTGGCTCTATGCGGTCGCCGCCTTCGCCTCGGCCCTCGTCCCGCTGCTGGTGACCTACAACGTCATCAGCGCCGAGTCCTCCAACTCCTGGCTGCAGTTGATCGGGATTCTCGGTGGTGTGGGTGCCGCCGGTGCCACCACCGCTGCGGTGGTCACCTCCAAGCAGCGCAAGGAGGGCACCCTGGACTTCACCGGTTCGGCCGACGAGCAGGCCGTCCAGGCTATCGAGTACACCGCCCACGCCGCCTCGGAGGGGGTGGCCCGGCTGCAGAAGATCATCCAGGCCGCCTCTTCCGCCGTGCCGCCCAACCCGGTGTCCCCCAACAGCGACCCGTCCAGCGCCAACTATCAGCCCTGAGGATCATCTATGTACATCGGCGGTCAGTGGGTAGGTCTCGGCCTGGGTGACAGCAGCCCCGAGGTGCGGGAACTCAAGCGCTTCATGAGGCGCAAGTTCTCCTACGCCAAGAACCTCGACGACACCACGCTCTACGACCAGGCGATGGTGACCGCTGTCGCCGACATGCAGGATGATGACGTTGTGGAAGAGTGGCGTTCTGTTTCGGGATATCCCGACTATGAGGTGTCAGATCAGGGACGAGTGCGGTCGTTTCGGAGAAACCGGCAGGGACAAGTGTTGCGCGTAAATCGCATCACTAACGGATACCTTCAGGTGAATCTGTACATAGGATCGGGAAAGGGGTCTCGCAAGCTGGTGCATCGGTTGGTTCTGGAGGCGTTTGTGGGACCGAAACCGTCTGGCCATGAGGCCTGTCATAACGACGGGGATCAGACAAACAATCGACTCACCAACCTGCGTTGGGATACTCCTAAAAACAATGCTCGTGATGTGAAATTGCACGGTCGTCAATTTCAGGAAAACAAGACTGAGTGCCCCCGGGGTCACAGCTATTCGGGAGACAACATCTACCACCGTCCTGGCGGCGGCCGGGGGTGCAAAGCGTGCCGCGCCGAAGCGACACGAAGGAGCAGGGCTAGAAGGTCATCATGCGTATAGGTGGACAGTACGTTGGCATAGGTCTTGGGGATTCCAGCGAAGAAGTCGGCAAGATTCGTGATTTTGGAAGACGAAAGTTTTCGTACTGGAAGGACCTTCCTGACGCGCGAAACGCACAGGGGCTTCCGTTGTATGACGAGGCGATGGCCGCCGCTGTAGCCGAGACTCAGGCCCGCTACAACACCGGTTTCGGTCAGTTGGCGACCGGCAAGTATGTCCCGGGCATCGTCAACTACGAGACCAAGGTCGTGATGGGCTTCATTCCCCGACCGAAGCGTCCCGACCAGCGCCCGATGCTGTTCAGCGTCTGCGGCACCGGGGTCCCGTGGTGGGTCGGCCCGGACGCCGACACCGCCCGCGCGGTCGAGGACAAGTACCGCTGGCAGCCGATCGGCTACCCGGCCACCGCCGTCCCGATGGGCAAATCCATCCAGGCCGGGAAGGACGAACTGGAGAACCAGTTCCACATCCACCGCGAGCAGATCATCGCCTACGGTGCCGCGCTCCTAGGCTACAGCCAGGGCGCGATCGTCGTCTCCGAGTTGTTCGAGGAGCAGATTCGTCCGATCTCAGGCCGTCTTCGGTGGGCCTACCTTCACCTCACCAAGGCCTGCACCTGGGGCAATCCGAGCCGCGAGAAGGGCAAGGTCTGGCCCGACGCCGGTGGGCCGCCCGCCTCACCGCACACCCGGGGTGTCGTCGACAATCGCATGATCGACACCCCCGACTGGTGGCGTAACTACGCCCATAAGGGCGATCTGTACACCGACTGTCCGGACGATGAGTCGGGCGAGAACCGGACCGCGATCTGGAAGCTGATCCGTAACGGAGACGCCTTCCGAGGCCCCGACAGCCTGCTGCGCCAGGTGCTGGAGTTGACCGGCACCGTCCGCGACGCCCACCAGATCAGCGAGACGACCGGGATGGTGAAGGCGATGATGGATGCCCTGATCTTCTTCGGCAAACAAACTCGCCCTCATGTGAACTATTCGACCTCCGAGGCGATTGCGTACCTGAGGTCATGACCCGCCACGCTATACGCTGGGTGTCATGACCAAAACCGTATTGGTTAACAACTTCGATCCCATCGGTCAGTTCAAGTCTGGAATCTCCTCCGGCACGCCCTGGGATTCGATTGTTGATTTCGCCACCAGCAAATCATTCTGCGGTAAGAGGCTCTATCCCCGGCAGATGACCCTGCTCAAGCTGATCTACCTCGAAACCGAGTCGATGACCGACTACGACATGGAGGTCATCGGTCAGTGGGCCGAGGGGTTCAAGAACGTCAATCACCCGACCGGTGTCCAGCCCGACATCTGGGACCGGATCGACTACCTCAAGGCCAACGGCTTCACCCATTTCCCGCACGTCCAGATGGTGATGGGCCGCCGCGCCTCCAAAGGCATCATCGGCAGTATTCTGGCCACCGAACGGATCGCCTGGCTCTACTCGCTCGGTTCCTGGCAGCAGCATTTCAACCAGGTTCCCGGTCAGGTCGCCGAGATCACCGTCGTCGCCAACAGCCTGACCCAGGCCGTGACCCGGCAGTTTCGGGATATTCGCAACGCCGTGTTCGCCTGCGAGTATCTGAGGCCACACATAGTCGGCGATAAACAAACCGAATTTTATATCCGCACCCCGGGCGATGAGCAGACCATTATCGAGAACAACCTGGCCGGAATCACCTCCGACCGGGAGATCGCCACCATCTACTGCAAGGCCTCCAGTTCGGTCTCCACCAGCGGTCGTGGCGGCACAGGGCTTTTCAACGCCTACGACGAGTTTGCCCACATGCTGGCCGGTACCGGCTCCACCAAGACCGGCGAGGAAATCTACGACGCCTTCCAGCCCTCGCTCGACCAGTTCGGTCATCACGCCATGACCTACTGTGCCTCTTCGCCCTTCTCGAAAATCGGCAAATTTTATGATCTGTACCAGCAGGGCCGGATCACCACGGATTCCTACAACCTGCGCGAGGGGAAGCTGAAGACCACCAGCTTCATTGAGGAGGCCCAGTCCCAGGACATCGACCTCGACCCCGACGAGATCAGCGCCGCCGTCGCCGAGCCGACCTTCCTGGTCGTCCAGTTGCCCAGCTGGGACACCTACCGCGACTGGGAGCGGTCGCGTGAGATTCCGATACTTCCCGGCCGCACCCGAACCTTCCCCCGCTGGAACTCCCCGGTGCAGTACGAGCCGAAAGAGGACGGCACCCCTGACGAGCGGGTGCAGTACCGCCGGATGCGTCGCAACCCCGACAAGTTCAAGGTCGAGCGGGGCGGCCAGTTCGCCACTGTTCAGGACGCCTACCTCAATGAGGTGATGGTCGACCGGATGTTCGAGCCGCCCGACTGGCGTCCTCCGCTGGAAATCCAGCATCAGGGCAAGCTGTCGCTGTCCTATCGTGCCCACGCCGACCCGTCACGCACCAACGCGAATTTCGGATTCTGCATCGCCCACCTCGAACAGGCACCGCCCGACGAGCACGGCATCTCCTGGCCGCACGTCATCATCGACGTCCTGCACGTCTGGAAGCCCGAGGACTTCAAAGACCACACCATCGACTATGTCCAGGTCGGTGAGGAACTCGACGACTACCTGCGCCGCTTCCCCTCGACCACCAAGATGACCTACGACCAGTTCAACTCGGCGGGCCTGATCGCCCACCAGAAGCGGGCCTTCCCCAATATCCGGGTTCTGGAGAAAACTTTCACCCTCAAGGAAAACCAGGATCGCTGCGAGCGCTTCAAGAGCGCCCTCAATCTCGGCTGGTTGCACGCGCCCCGAGACACCCTCGCCGATGAGGGACAGTCGCTGCTCGAACTGGAATTGAAGTTCCTTCAGGAGAAGAACGGCCGGGTAGACAAGCAGGACATCGGCCCGATCCAGACCAAAGACCTCGCCGACGCGGCGATGGTCGTGGTCACCGACCTCCTGCACGACAGCCTGGACAAGTGGTGGACCGCCATCAACCGCACCTCGGTCGGCTCGACCGACTCGGTAGGCCTGCGCTCCGGCCGCGAACTCGACAGGATCAGCGCCTACAGCGCCCCCGGTACGGGCGACCCGATGCAGCGCTACTTGGCCGAGGAGGCCAACCGCTATGAGCGCAAGACGATCCGCGCCGAGCGGAACAGGACCGTGATCGGGGCCAACAAGCTGGAGCGCGCCCGCCGCAAGTCGGGTCATGTTCCGACCTATAGTAACTCTAGAACCAGAGGGTTCCGGTAGCTATTCGGGTGCATAAACGCATCTCCGCATGTGTTACAATTCTTGTCATGAACCCGAACTCTCCACCCACCTGGATCACCACCATGACCCTCTCCCTGTGCTCGGCCTCGATCGTCTTGGGACTCGGCTCGATCTTCATCTGGGCGCTGAACCGGTGAGCAACAACAACGACCCCGGCCGCGAGGCCCGTAAGGATCGCCAGTTCCACAGCGCCCGAGACTTCGAGATGGCCTCCTCCCAGATCGGTGACGTCGATCCGCTCGACGACGAGGTGAAGGCGAAAATCCAGAAACTCATCGCCGCCAACGCCGCCGGTGACACCCATGAGGATAAGGTCGCCGACGTCACCATGCTGATGCGCATGCTCGGTGTCCATCCCGATGACGTCTACGACTCGTCGGTGATGACCACCTCGCTGTCCCACCCGGCGATGGGGTCGCTGCGATGAACCCCTCCCTCCAGGTCCTCGCCCACGACTCGGTCTCCCATGTCGTCGAATCCGATGCGGGACTCTTCCTGATCGCGATCCTGATCCTCCTGATGGGCATCTTCGTCGGCCACCGGTGGGCCACCGAGTCGCGCAGGCTTGACGACTACATCGCCCACATCGAGGACGAGGCCCCTGACCCGGACCTGATCCCCTGGCAGCGCCACAACACCACCCACAGCCCCCACAGCGAGACGAACGGCAGGGAGGGCTGGTGACCTACCACTACGACACCGACGACGAACTCCTGGCCTTGTACCAGGAGGATGCGGCGAAGCTGGCGATCCACCGCAGCCTATTGGCGTCGGGTTTCACCAACCCCAACCCCCACCTCTGGGTCGCGGTCAACACCCTGGTATCCCAGTTGTCCCGCCACGGCTACACGATCGGCCTCAAGGAGAAGAAATGACCGACACCACCAACGCCACCACCACCGACCTCTCGCTACGCGCCCGGGTCGCCGAACTGGAGTCCCGCATCGAGTTCCTCACCACCATCTCCTCGGAACTGGTGGACATCCTGTCTGTCATCGTCGCCGGGAGCGCACCATCCCCGCTCCATGACAGTCTGCTCTTACTGCTGCCCCAGGAGGCCAGTGAAGTGCAGCACTGCCACCCGCAGAGTGATGGTGAAAATATCTCCCAGTCGCCACTGAAGGTCACGGTCTCGGTCACCCCTCCCGACGTCACAATCCACTCCGAGCCGGGTGCCGGACACGAACCTCAGCAACAGGTCTACATTCCGTCTACCACCGTAGACACCGACCCCCACCCGCACCTGAGCCTGGTGAGGAACCCGCAGTAGCCTCTCGTTTATCACCTTACAGTCTCCTGTGCAGGCACTACAGGCTCTGACTACAGCATTACTACAGATCGACTATCGTTTTTTGCAATAGAACTATAGGCATCTGTGCTACAATTACAGGACACCACCCACCACCCACCACCACCTCAAGGAGCCACCACCATGACGAACACCACCATTGCCGCCCGCGAGGAAATCCGGGCCGTGGCCAAGTCCCACGGCTGGGAGTCCAGCAAGTCCGGCCTGTGGCACGACACCTTCCTGCGCCCCGCCGAGTTGGGGGCCGACAGCGTCCTGGCTGGATTTTTCGTCGCCTCCGGGCACTCCCCGCTGGATAAGGTATTTGTCGGCTACGACTACCTGGGCCGGGTCATCGACGCCAGCTGGGCCACCCCGGGCCAGCAATCGGCCCTCCTCGGCTACCACGTCGGCTCCACCGACATCACCGGCACCGGCAAGCGCGCCCAGGTGCTCCAACTGCTCACCGAAGGGCTGCCCTCATGACGAACACCGACGAACTCGACGTCACCTCCTGGGAGGCCGAGGATGCGGCCCGCAGGGTTGAGCGCTACCAGACCGACATGCTGATCGCCAAACTGCGCCACGCGGCCGCCCTGCTCTCCGAAATCAACGACGAGTACGAGGGCCTGAGGTTCAACTGGAACCCCTACGGCCTGTCTTCCGAGGCCGACTACCTGGAGAGTAGAAACAAGTGACCGAACTGAACCTCAACCTTCTCAAGAAGGTGCTCGACAAGATCGTCAGTGACCCGGACGACCACAACCAGAGCCAATGGATGGTCGTCACCGGCCCGATAGAACCCACCAGAGAGGTTCGATCCACCGATGGGGTTCTGGCCGGTGTGGAGCTGTCGTGTCCCACGACGGCCTGTGTGGCCGGTTGGGCCTGCGCGCTCGCGGGTGATGTCCCGTTTATCGCCTGGTGGGAGCTGAACCGAATTGGGTGTGAGGAAGAGCTTCCCTGGGGGATATGTGGGTGTGAGGAAGGACTCCCCTACATCGAGCAGGTCGTCACCCCCGAGGGTGAGGTTCACTACATCAAGAACCGGGCGGCGGCCCTTCTCGGTCTGGACTGCGATGTTGCGTACGACCTGTTCGACGCCTGCAACACCCGGGGCTACGTCACCAACCGGCTGAGCGAACTGATCAAAGAGGCCGAAAGAAAACTTCTCTAAGTGTATTCAGGTCACCTAAAGCCATGCTACAATTAAGGCATGACGAACACCACAGCCACCGCCACCTTCACCCGCGAGCAGGCGAAGGCCGCCGACAAGGAACTCTACGACGCCATGCTGGTCGTCGCCGACAAGGCGGCCCGCATCGAACGCGCCCTCAACAACATCCACTACGCCGCCGGTGACTCCTACCGTCGCCGGTACGACAGCCGGTCGGGCTGGAAGATGACCGACGCCGAGGCCATCGCCCAGGTTGCTAAGATCGCCGCCGGGATCACCTACTCGGCCGACGAGGCCCAGAATGACCTCGACCGCCTGACCGCCGCCGGGGCCGAGCTGGATCAGGCCCGCGACGCCAAGGAGATGGCCGACAAGTGGGCCGACAACGGCCGCTGGAACCGCTACGCGGTCGTCCCCGGTGGACACATCCACACCAACGATGGCTGCTTCACCTTGAGGTGGAACACCGACGTGCGGTGGGCCTACCAGATCTCCGGTGATTCGGTCGCCGACGCCATCGACGCCTACGGCGAGGCGCTGTGCAGCCACTGCTACCCCGAGGCCTCGGTCGCGCAGACCCTGGGCAAGGTCGCCACCGACCCCAACGGTCACCCGATCACCCGCGCCGAGGCCCAGGCCGCGCTGGCCGCCAAGGAGGCCGAAAAGGCCGCCAAGGAGGCCGCGAAGAACGCGGCTGCGGTGATCGACCCCGAGACCGGCAAGGTGCTCTTCAAGACCGAGCGGGGCGCGACCAACGCCATCGCCAGCGAGTTGTCCGACGCCCTGCACTACGGGCCGACCCACCCGGACTTCAGCCGGTGGATCGCCTACATCGACCGGATCGTGGCCGCCCTGGCCGCCAAGTGGAACCGCCCGGCCGCCGAGGTCAAGGCCGAACTGCAGGCCAAGGCTGAGAAGAAGGCCAAGAAGACCCTGGCCTCCTGAGGCCGGTGGGCCACCCCGGTCAAAAAAAACGGCCGGGGTGGTTCTCTTCACCCCTACAGTCATGCTACAATTAATGGACACCGCCACCCACCACCCCAAAGGAGTCACCACCATGACAAACACCACCACCACCACCAAAGACATCGCCATCCAGAGCATCATCGACTCCATCGAGCGCGACATGACCCGCAGCCGCACCAAGATCGCCCGCTTCCTGGAAGGGGTGGCCGAGGCCACCGTAGGCCGGGCCTCGACGGCCGCCGAGAACCTGATCCGGGCTGAGTACGCCCTCGCTGAGGCGCGTTATGTCCGGGACTGCATCGAGGACTTCGGAAAAGACGGTGACGGGATGGCCGAGACCCTCCTGCGTGCGATGCACTACATCGCCCTGCGGCAGGGTGATGCGGCCATGAACATGGGCAACGAGTCCAAGCCCGCCATCGAGGGCAGGATCGCCGCGCTGCGTCAGGCCGCCCTGGCGGTAAGCCAGGCATTCGAGGACAGTAAGAAGAAGTGAAATCGGCCAGATTCACTCTGTAGCCATGCTACAATTAAAGGACACCACCACCTAGCCCCCAGGAGGCCAGCATGACCACCACCACCACCCTCGTCACCGACCTGGCCTGGAACTCCCGCGCCTGCAAGAATGGCAATACTCGTCGCCGGGGTGCCCTGGAAGGCACCCTGCTCGGGGTGCCGGTCAATGGCCGCACCATCGGCAAGGGGGTGGCCTTCCAGTTCGGTCTGATCACTGGCGAGGTTCGCACCGCCTGGTGGGACGGCACGTTGTACTACGGCTCGCCGTGCCTGTTCGACATCGACACTCACGAGCCGCTGTCGTTCAGCCCCGAGGCGTTCGTGTGGTTCGACCTGCTGTCCAACGTCAGCTAGTACCAGGGCTTGCGTTTCACCCCTGTAGCTATGCTACAATTAAAGAACACCACCACCCACCACCGAAAGGACACCACCACCATGAGCGTCACCTTCGATGCCGGAACCTCTTCCTGGAACGAGACCTTCCAGGCCAACGTGCTCTCCTCGACCTCGCCCGAGGAGATCGGGGTCAACATGAGCAACACCAACGCCCACCGGGTCGCCCAGACCCTCGGGATCGACCTCGACCCCGACTGGTGCGGTCACATGGCGGCCGAGGACTTCCTGGGCCGTGTTCTGGTGGCGCTGGCCATCAGCCCCGCCGATGAGGGGATGCCCTCGCACACCCTGCAACCCGGCGACGACGCCGGTGTTTTCGGCACCGTCCGCGAGGGCGGGCCGACCATCGTCGCGGGCGCTCGCCGCCCCGGCTACCTGCAGGAGCGGCTTACCGAACTGCACGAGCTGGCGCTGTGGGCGGTCGCCAACGACGCGGTGGTGATGTGGGGGTAAAACCCCGCTCTGCCGCTATAGCCGTGCTACAATTGGGCCTCGACTAGCCTTCCCACCACCCACTACCAAGGAGCCACCACCATGAGTTACGTCTACGGGCCTCGCGTTTACTACGGCCCAATCACCGACCCGGCCGACGAGCCGGAGGTCTACTGCGAGTGCGGTAGGTCGGTCTGGGGCTGCCCGGGCAACTGCTACCAGATGAGCCTTCTGCAGTTGGTCGACCCGGTCACCGGGGAGCGCCCGCTCCCGATGAGTGACCACCAGTGACTCTGGCGATACCCTATCGTCGCCAGCAGGAAAGCGAAGAACCAACCAACCAGGAAGTGAGTATCACACAGTGAAGATCGCAGAGATGGAAACCGTAGACGAGGTGGACCCCACCTTCGTCACCCAGTTCTTGACCGGTGGCATGACTTTCACGACCAAGAAGATCATGCGCGGCTGGCTCACCCCTGAACTGGCCGAGCAGCTGCTCAAGCGCAACCCCCACAATCGGACGATGCAGCCCAACTGGGTCACCCTGCTGGCCCGCCAGATGTCCGCAGGCCGCTGGCAGGAGAACGGGGAGACCATCATCGTCGGCAAGTCCGGCAATCTCCTCGACGGCCAGCACAGGCTCCAGGCTGTGATCCAGTCGGGTGTCTCGATCATGGCCATCATCGTCTTCGGGGTCGACGATGATGAGGCGATGGTGATGGCCTCGATCAACCAGTGCAAGGTCCGCACCGTCACCGACATCCTCAAGCTGTCCGGACACCAGGTCTCGCTCACCGCCAAGGCCGCCTCGAACCTGCTGGCCAGCCTCACCGAGGGCGACCACCTGCGCAAGACCCGGCCCGAGCAGGCCGAGTTCCTCCTCAACCACGTCGAGGAACTCGAACCCTGGGTCGACTGGGCCGACGGCATCAACAAGGCGTCGCCCCTGATCGAGCGCAAGATGCGCAGAAGCCGGTCGATCAGCGCCTCGACCCTGACCGTCCTCAGCGTCCACATGGAGCGCCGGAAGACCGACATCGACGGCTGGTCGGAGTTCATCGAGGGTTGCGTCGGCGAACTGCCGGTGTCCCGGCTGCGTCAGCTCTCCGACAACCGGGCCGACCTCCTGCACCGCATGCACAAGCGCCTGCACGGCGGGATCGGCCTGGAGTCGGCCAGCGGTGGGGTGCACATGCCCAAGATGTTGGCCGAGATGGCGTTCTACGTCCGGGTCTACAACCTGTACGCCATCGACAAGAAGCCCAACGGTCGGCTGCGGATCTACAACTCCGACCTGGGCTACCGTTTCCTGACCGAGCTTCCTGCGGTCGAGGAGCGGTTCCTGTGACCGGCATCCGGGTGCGGCTGCTGGCCCTGGGGGCCTCGGTACTGGTGGCTGGCGGCCTCGCTGCGGGAGTTTTCTCGCCCGAGGCTGCCGCTCTACCCGGCCAGTGCATGAACACCCCGTGGGGAGGTTTCTGCGACTCCTACGGGTGGGCTGACGGCAGCTTCTCGCACTGCGAGGGCGCGTTCGGATTCTCGAATTGCTTCAGGGCCTGCCATGACCCGGTTATCAACCGGGCCGTCCCTACGGACTTAGACCCCAGGACTCCCTGCTGATGATCGCCACCAACATCAAGACATTGACCCTGTCCGACTTCGCGTCCCTGCCCCCAGCCTGGCCGGAGCAACTGGACGACGGTGGGGTACTCATCGCTCGTATCCACCCGGATGGCAATCGGGCCGAAGGGGATGAGCATGTGCTGGCCCGGGCTTTGGTGTTCGACCCTGAGGCGCTCGGCGAGCACTCCTGTCTTCGCAGGCTGACCATCCGGACAACCAATCTGGTCCCGGTGGTGCCGGACGGGATGGACGCCCCGGCCAGTCTCTCCGAGGCCGAGCGTGAGCACTGGAACGAGCATCGCGAGTTCAACTGGAAGATGGCCCTGGAGTACCCGAAGGCCTATGTCCGCACCCTGCACGCGGTCATGAATCTGCCGGTGATCCGGCTCAAGTAAAAAGCCACGGGGGTGGGGCGTCAAAGTGAGTGCTTTATCCGGCTTCCTCTCGCCAAGCCTGGTTCATGATCCCTCTTACCTCTGTTCAGGGAGAGACCAGTGCTGCGCCCCACCCCCTCCGCACCATCCCAACGAGAGACGAGAGATGAGAAACCAGCGCCCCCTGACCGTCGACGAGAAGGCCGAACTAGAAGCCCTCAACGAGGCGGTGACCAACGCCATCGAGACCCGCCGCAGGTGGCTCGATGAGAAGATGGTCGAGACCTCCGTCCTGCAGGTGGGGGACGGAATCTACGACCTCGACACCGGCTCCCGGGTCGGGACCGTCACCCGGCTGTACCGGGTGAACGCCAAGAATCACAACGGCATCTACGACACCTCGGTCTCGTGCTACTACGAGTACGAGAAGGCCCCGCGCAGCTTCGACAACACCTCGCGCCAGACCGGCCGCCGCCTCGGCCCCAAGCCTGCCCTGGTGGAGCGGCTGCTCAACACCTTTATCACCAGCCTGGTCGACGACCGCTGAGGAATCTTGCGTTTCGAGTTGTAACCCACCTATAGCTAGGCTACAATTAAGGGACACCGCCCACCCACCACCGAAAGGCCACCACCACCATGACCAACCGGATGCTCGGAACCTGCGGCCAGCCGCCCTGCGGCAAGTGTTGCGGTTGGAAGACCAAGACCGACAACCAGGCCAACAAGCGCCGCTTCCGGCGCATCGAGCGCCGCGAGGCCGCCCGCATCGTTTTCGAGGAGGTCTGGGGGAAATGAAATACGCCGCCGCCGAACCGGGCTTCCCGGCCCGCCTGGAACTGAGTCGCCGGAACCTGCTTGCCCTTCTGGCGAAACTTGACGACCCGCTATCGCAGCGCACCCTGGGTAAGGAGAGCGACAGTGGCGACTTGATTTGTGTCGTCGCCGTAGAGGATGACGAGCACTACAGCGACCGGAGTCCGGGGATTGTCTACATGCCGACCAGCAAGGAGACTTACTGATGACGAACACCATTACCGACACCCGTCCCACCCTGACCAAGATGTTCTCCCGCAAGGGGATGGCCGGGCAGTTCTCGGTGCAGGTCACCGTCACCTACCCGGGCGAGGAGCCGCGCGTCGTGGAGTTCGTGGGCAGCGTCTACGGCGGCCCGGTTCTCATGGTGACCGACGCCGGACAGACCTGGGTCACCGACCCGGCTCGGTTCGGAAAGTTCGGCAAGGGCTGGGTTTCGAGGTTCTTCGCATGACCATCACCCCCAAGGCCCGTCGGGCCATGCACACCGACTTCCTGCTGACCGCCGCCCACACCCTGCGCCACTACGGTCGCCCCGAACTTGGGGACGAACTGGCCGACCTGGCGGCCAAGATCAGGGACGGCTCGGTCGGGCCGGTGTCTGTCGTGTCAGACAATGAACTGTCGACTTGATGTGTTATAATTTCTGTTCGATCAGGCTGAATTTTCCACTCCTCAAGAAAGCAGAAATGGTTTGAAGATCGGCTCATTATTCACTGGTGCGGGAGGGCTGGATATGGCCGTCTCTGCCGCCTTCGGCGGAAATGTCGTCTGGCACTGTGAGGTGGAAAAAAGCGTCAATAAGTTGCTGGAGCACCGCTTCCCTGAAGTCCCTAATCTGGGAGACGTCAGTCAGGTCGACTGGAACTCAGTCGAGAGGGTGGATGTCCTTTGTGGGGGATTCCCCTGCCAAGATGTTTCCAGCGCGGGGAAAAGAGCGGGAATAGTTCCGGGAACCCGTTCTGGTCTGTGGACAATGTTCGCCAGCGCTATTGAGGTCATCCGGCCCCGTCATGTCATCATCGAAAATGTGAGAGGAATCTTGAGTGCTAAAGCCCATCGCAGTGTGGAATCCGGAGAAGGAGATTTGGGAGAAGGAGAATCCCTCATCCTCAAAGCAATGGGTGCTGTTCTCGGCGACCTTTCCGACCTCGGGTATGATGCGCGGTGGAAAACTGTTTCCGCTGCCTCAGTCGGTGCCCCCCACCGCAGAGACCGAGTCTTCATCCACGCCTATCCCCGAAGAGTGTTTTCACACACCTGACACCGCTCCTGACGCACCGAACAAAGGATCGAATACCAGGAGCAAGCCTGCCGGACTGGGCAACCGGGTCAAGGAACTGGGTGAATCGTTGATGCTCACCCCGAACGCCAGTGACTACCAAGGTCAGCCTGGTCGGCCTTCCCGAGACAGACATCAGTCGTCAGTCGGCGATCAGGTCGTGGCACCGCTGCGCACACCTCAGGCGGCGGTGACCGAACCGAAGCGCGGCATTAAGTTGGAAGGCCGCACCCCCTCCGATCCCCAGGTCGGTTTGGCTGATCAGGTGGCGGTTCTTGGCGAGCAAGCAAGAGAGCCATTGTGCAGTTGCTCTTGTGCTCGTCACGGGGTGGAGAATTGAAGGTGAAGTTGCTCCCCACGCCTCGTGTCAGTGACAGTAAGGGTGTGGACAACGAAACCGAATGGGCACGCCATTCGCCCGGCCTGGCCGCCATGTCGTTCCACCTCCGCAGCGATGACGATCAGGCCGGACGCGACGACGAGAAGCTGTTCTCCACCCCGCAGGCACGCGACTGGAAGGGTGTGCCCGGCGACACCTACAACTCGCACAACCTGGCCCGCGATATCAGCAGGCTGGTGGCTGAGGAGCCGGATGTCCTGCTGCTGCCCGCGCCTCGTGCCATACGCGGCGGGTCAGCCACCGAGACTCTCAATCTTCTCCAGCCAATCCCGGAGCAGACCGAGAAGCTGCCGATGCTCCCCACGCCTCGTGCCATACGCGGCGGGTCAGCCACCGAGACTCTCAATCTTCTCCAGCCAATCCCGGAGCAGACCGAGAAGCTGCCGATGCTCCCCACCCCGACCGCCGAGGAGGCCCTGACCCTCTTCCCTACCCCAGGCGCGTCTGACGGCAACGGCGGCAAGTCACCGAAGGACCTGAGTGCGACGACCAGGGCATCCGGCGCGAAGCGCCAGGTCTGCCTGCCCGAGGCGGTCAAGCTGCTGCCCACCCCACAGTCGCGTGACGCTACCGGCGGGAAACCTGCCGCTGTGGAGCGTGGCCGGGGCTACGGTGCGAACATGAATGATGTGGCGGCAGCCGGTCTGTTCGACCAGGGCGGCGACGATCCACTGCTCCCCACCCCGATGGCCAAAGAGATCGGACTCTCGCCTGAGCAGTTTGACTCGTGGGCTGACAGGCTCAAGGGCAAGGGTTACAACGGCAACGGTCGGGGTAAGTCACTGGCCGTAGAGGTGCAACGCTTTAAACTGACAGACGCTGTACTGGACAAAGACTTGGGAGAGAACGTGGACGATATCTTGCCGACCCCGAAGACGCATCAGCTCGGCGACTGCCCGTCCGAGCGGGAGCGCAACAGCCCTGACTTGGCGGCGGTGACCCACCACTTCCCCGTCGAGGAGCAGCCGCAGGCCATTCCGGTTTTGTGGGGGAAGTACGATCCTGCGGTTCGTCGCTGGGAAAAACTCACCCGTCCGGCTCCGATTCCGACTGAACCTAACAAGAACGGTAACCCGAGGTTGGCGGCACCCTTTTCTGAATGGATGATGGGGTGGCCGGAAGGATGGGTGACAGACCCGGAGATCGGGTTGCCCAGGACCGCTCAGCTTAAAATCATCGGTAATGGCGTCTGCCCTCAGCAGGCGTATTCGGCAATCACCGAACTCCTGTCGATTCATGCCTCAGAGGAAAAGATGATCCAATGACTCAAGCCCGCGCCCGACGCACCGACCCCGTCACCTCACACCAGGCGGCGGCCAGCATCGACGGGGAGCGGATCAGGCTCAGCCAGCATGCGGTGCTGCGTCATTTTCGTCGCCACGGCCCGATGACCGACACCGAGCTGATCGAGGGCTACGACGGCAAGATTCCGCAGACCGACAGCGGTCTGCGCACCCGCCGTAGTGAGCTGGTGAAGAAGGGCCTGCTGGTCGACACCGGCCGCCGTGAACTGCTCGACACCGGCCGCTCCTCCAAGGTGTGGGGATTGCCACCCAAGAAGTGACCTGCCCGACACCCCTGTTCCGCTTCAAATAGGGGTGAGGCCCGGACTCTGGACTGCCGTTCTTGCGGTGACGATCGTGACCGCTCTGGTCATGTATGTCATGTTCGGTGGAACCCTCATGCTGCCGCCCTGCATCGGCCCCTGCGGTTTGTGACCAAACCCCTCACTGTAAACCTTCGCCTCTTGATTCTGAAGAGTTGAAGGCCACCAATGTGAGGGGTTAATCCATGCCGGTATCGGCTACAGCGGCCCGCGTCAGCGCCGCAGTTCCCAACGCTTTGTCTCTCGACCAGAATGGGATCAATCAGGTCATCGCCGGTGCCAAGGCGGTGAACATCAACCACCTGACGATCACCGTGCCCTGGAACGCGGTACAGACCTCGTCGACGTTCTGGAACTTCACCGCCACCGACCGGGCGGTCAACTCGGCCACCAACGCCGGTATGGGGGTCACGATCATCCTCGACGGACCCCGGCCCTCCTGGTCGAAGAATCCGCTCGATCCGGTCCAGTTCGCCAATTTCGCCACCAACATCGCCTCCCGGTACCGCAAGGTCACCGAGTTTCAGGTCTGGAACTATCCGAACATCTCCGACTACTGGCCACCGGCCCCCGACGGCCCGGAGTACACCGCCCTGCTCAAGGCCGTATATCCGGCCCTGAAGAAGGTCAATCCGTCCATCAAGGTGATCTTCGGCCTACTGCAGGCCGCCGTGCCCAGCAAGGCCCGCGCGGTGGTGAGTAAGGTCGGCCGAGGGTCGACCGTCCGGACTTCGGCCCCCACCGAACTCTCGCCGGTCCAGTTCCTCACCGCCTGCTACACCGCCGGTGCGAAGTCGTACTTCGACATCATGGCCTACGCGCCGCTCTCGCTGAGTGTGGTGCAGTTGTCCACCCGGGCACCGGCCCCGTCGGGGAACTCGATCAAGCAGGCCGATGACCTCCGGGCTTTGATGTCCCAGCGCGGCGACTCGGCCAAGAAGGTCTACTGGACCTTCGGCTACGACACCGACACCAATAAGTTCACCCAACTTCAGCAGTCCCTCTACCTCGACACCATGCGCTGGCTGGCCGAGACCCGCAAGGACCACGTCACCGGCCTGAACATCTACACCTACCGCGACGAGAACTGAGGATAACCGGATGCCCAAGCACGGACTCACCACCAGCAGCAACTCCAACAAGACCGCCCGGGCGACCGTCGCCCGGTGGAACGACAAGGTCAAGCGCCACACCCTTTACACGGTGTGCGGCACCAGCCAGGACGGCTGGGGGCTGATGACCCGGCCCACCGACTCGAATGGCCTCAACGCGCTGCTGGCCCTGGCCCGGACCCTGACCGGCAACAACTCGCTGCAGTTGAGCGACCTCCCGTCCACCGGCGAGTACACCCCGGTGTGGGCCTCCTCGTTCGACACCGCCACCGCGCGCCAGGTGAACTCCAGCCTGTACAACTGGGTGCCGATCAGCTACCCGGCCGGTGGCCCGGGGGTCAACGGCGGACTGGAGAACAACTGGCAGCCGACCGGGTTGTCGATGGCGGCCTCGGTCAAGATGGGTGTCGATGAGTTGACCCGTCAGATCAAGGCGACCCCGGGTACCTTCGCCCTGATCGGCATGAGCCAGGGTTCGGTGGTGATCAGCCAGGTCCTTAAATCGCTGCTCCCCGGCGGCGCGCTGGCCAGCCGCTACAAAGACTGCATCGCAGGGGTCGCGTTCGGCAACCCGTGCCGGGCAATCGGGGCCTCCTTCCCGGGCGGCACCCCCGCCTTCGGTGGTGGCGTGTTGACCTTCCCCAACCCGGCCGAGCCGATCACTGGCGGCCTGAACGGGGTCAAGACCCCGAACTGGTGGTGGGAGATGTCGCTGACCGGAGACTTCTTCTCCTCGGCCCCGATGCACACCGCCGCCGGGCCGATCCTCACCCCGGCCGTCCAGGCCCTGTTCCGTTTCCCGGGCGGGATGGCGCTGGACGCCAACAGTCTGGTCGTGATCCTCGGCCTGCTCACCGGTGCCGGGGCCTCGCTGCCGTTGCTGCTGGCCTCCCTGGTGCGGACCGGTTTCTTCAACGCCTCCACGATCTCCAGCTTCATGGGCGGCGGCGAGGCGAAGGGTCTGCTCTCGATGCTGGCCCAGAAGCAGAAGCAGTCAGCCTCCTCCATCCTCTCGCAGTGGATTTACGACCAGATCGGGGCGCTGAACCTCGGTGCCAGCCTGGCCACCGGTGCCCCGGTGATCACCCCGAGCAACACCTACCCGAACGCGAACCCGCACATCCGGTACGGGCTGGATAAGCCGCCGACCCTGCCGGTCTGGTCGGGCCTGACCGGCCTCAACGGAAACTCGACCTTCGTCGACGTCGCGGTCGCCTACCTCAATCGTCGGGCGGTCGAGGTCGCGCCCCGGTAACTGAACAGCGTCACATCGACAAAGACCCTGCCGACACACCGGTGGGGTCTTTGTTTTTCTCTATAGTCGATCTATAATCAGAGGTACCAAATCTTCCGACCGCCCCGGGTGCATCGTCCTCGGGGCGGACGGTTGTGAGGAGTATCACCTGCCAATTCGTGTCCGAATGGTATCAATGACTAACAGGAGGAAAATCTCGATGACTATGACCGAACGGCTGCGGCTGATGGCTTTCGGACTCTTCGGCTGGTCGGCGACCCTGTTCACCGCCTACGGTTCCTCCGATCCCCTCATCGTCCCGGCCTCGGCCGCGCAGGCCGGTCTGATGGCCGCCTGCTTCGGTGCCGCGCTCCTCCCGGGAAGGATGGCCCGGTTCTCGTGACGGAATTTCTGGTGTGGATGATGGCAACCGGGGCCTTCCTGGTCGGCGCATTCTGGATCGTGAGCGGCAGATGGTGAGGGCCATCGGTTCGGCGGCGACGGTGATCACCGTCCTGGCCGGGTGGTTTCTCATGCTGCTCTGGATGGTGCTCTCGGTGTCCCAGATGGCCGTAGAGAGGACGGCGATCCCCGCCGTGTCCTGTCTCTCTGATTCCCAGGAGCCTGGCTGTGAGCCGCCGCTCTGACGTCTTCGGCAATCTGCACACCGCCACCGATCATCGGGGCTGGACGGTGCTG